GCGCCTCTTGCACAGCTTTTTGTGCTTGGTCAACCATATCAGCGGGAACTTCAATCTCAAAAGTGGCGACATCATCACTATCTTCTACTTCGTCTTCGTCATCCATATCTTCATCAGACATGTCATCGTCATCTACATCTTCTGAATCTTCATCACTCGTAAAGTGATGAAATTCCATATCATCTTCTTCATCATCAGATTCATCGTTTGCGAAGTCAACAGTCTCTTTGCCATGATCAAGGTCTAAATTTGAAACGTTAAGACCAGCTTGTCTTGCAATATTAGGAAGATATTTTGCTCTGATTGCTTTTGCGACAACGACAGCTTCATTGGTATTCAAAGATGCTGTCTTTTCCATGTCGGAAGCGCAGTTCATAAGATCTTCCTTATCAGTTGCATTAATTTCAGCTAATCTCATTGCTGCAAATTTTCCCTGATTGGCTTTATTCGAATTTTTATTCATTTTTATGCTGCTTCCCTTAATAAAAATAAAATCTTTTATCAAAGAATTTATAAATTAGTTATTCATAAACTTTTTTTTATCTTCTAGATAACTTGTTTTTACACCTTTTTTCAAGCAAAATAGTGGGGGAATTATTCCCCCACTATTTTGTGTACTAATCTATCCAAGTAATGGATACATCAAGCTTTGATGGATCTTTCTTTGATGCTTGTACAGTTGTTCTTGAATAATTTCCACACTTGTAACAGAATGTATTATTCTTGACTTTATGTGCTTCTCTATCACCACAAGATGGGCAAACCATACCGACAGGAAGCATTGATTCTGCAGTTCTATCAAACGATGGTAATGCAGTCTTCAAATAGACATCAGAATCAACTGTAGCGGACAATCTAACCATTGTTCTGATATCAGAAGCAACTGGCCCCATTCCTGGAGCAGCTGGTGCAGGAGCTGGTAATTCAGCAGGAGCAGTTGCAGCACCCAAACCTGTATCAGGACCAAGACCCATTGGATCTTCTTCAGGTGAGGTTTTACCCTTATCACCCATTGAAATTAATTCAATTTGTTGAAGAATTTTGTATGTAGTTCCACAGCTTTGGCAGTCTGCATTTGATTCTGAAATATTTACATCATCAGCACCACAAACTGGACAAACAGAACCCCAAGGCTTCTTTTCACCAGGCTCTGTTACTGCATCCATATCTGCAGACTCATTCATGTCAGCGCCACCAGTAAGTGAAGAAATACCTAAATCGCCACCAGCAGGAGCACCACCACCCAAACCTGGATCAACTGGACCAGCTGCAGGACCTTGAGGAGCTGGAGCTCCCATTCCTGGCATGGCTTGTGCGTATTTCGCTAAAATATCATCTCTTCTAGACTTTCTAGCTAATCTTGCACCCTCTGTCATTATAACTGGCATTTCTGCGTTATCTTCAACATTCATTTCAACAGATTCTTCGTCAGTTTTGAAAGTTTTTGAGGAAGATGTAGAAACTGTTGCTGTTACATCACCATTTTCAGAAACAATCAAGTCTGTGAATGAGAATGTGCCTGGATCAACTTGGAATCCATGTCCTTGAAGAACTTCAATAGCTTTTTGCTTGAAAGACTCATCAAAATTACTATCGCTTGGTTGTGTGCCATTTAGATCTTCAGCTCTACACATAAATCTAATACAATCAGACTTGCTTTGAGTTACAGTCATACCAGCTGTTCTTTCAGAAGCAACTACAGCCTTGGCAACAAGTTTCTGTGCAACTTCAAATTCTTCACAAAGTCTCTTTGCAGCCTTTGCAATTCTTCTTGTGCTAATTCCAAAATTTGTTGAATAATCTGCTAACCAACCAACAACATTTTCAGAAACACTTTTAGTTGATGCAGTTTTGACACCCCAGAATTCTCTTCTAGCTCTTGATCTTAATCTTCCGTCAGTTGCTGTAGCTGTCTTTGCTCTATCGATAGCAGCCATTAATTGTTTTTCTGGCATTGCTTCAACAGAATCAACTACTTCATCAGGAGTTGTGCCAGTTTCTTTAGAGGACATTGCCATAGCAGAAATAGCAGACTTGAGATCATCTTTGGAGATAAGATCTACATCAGCATCTACAGCAGACATAAGTGCAGACTTGAGTTCTTCATTTTTTGAAGGTGCAGTTTCAACATCCAAACCTTCTCCAGGAACAGATGCTTGACCCATAAGAAGTTCAGCGATTCTTGAAACGCCTTCTTTAGTCATTTCACCTTCTTCAACTGCAACTGAAAGTGCATCAGCAAGATCTCTAGCTGTGATTTCAGAAGTTACAGCAGCACCTAATTGCTTAATAACAGCGGAAACTGAATTTTCTGGTGAAGCATCTCCACCAAAGAAATCTACCTTTTCTGCTTTATCTGCTTCCATTTCTGTTCCAGCAGCAGCAGTTCCAATCATTTCTGGAAGCATTGGCTCTTCAGATAATGTTTGCGCAACACGAAGAATTGTTTTAGGAGTTTCTAGTGAAGAAATAACAGCCTTACCTAATGCAGTAATGGTTGCTGTCATAATTTCATTTGCACTAGCAGATCCTTCTGTGCGATGATTTGACAATTGCTTTTCTAAAATTTCAGTTGGAACACCGTGAGTAACTTCGTCAATTAATTGAGTTAAGGACTTACGAACTTCTTCATCCTTTACTCTTCTACCATAAAGTCCAGCATCTCCAAGAAGAATTTCTCTTACACAATCTTGGCTTGCACCTGTTTGTTTAGGCTCTAATTGCTTCTCACGAACTTCATTTACAGTGCCAGTGTTCTTTGATTTAACACCTTCATATAAATTATCATATGACTCACCGCCTCTGACTTCATTGAGTTGGCTCTCTCTGTCATCAAGTCTTTCTTTGACATCAAGCAAAGCAGTCTTGATAAAATGTGAGTAGTCCTTGAGCAATTCTGCAGCAACTCTTGTTCCTTGTCCATTTTCCATTAAACCAAGTTGGTTTTCATTTAGGATAGGTTCCCAAGTAGTTCTTTTTCCATTTGTGTAACCCGTGATTGACCCGTCAGTAGAAAGAACAACTCTATTACCTGCATTATCCTCGACTTTAAAATCGATTGTAACTGCAGCAGCAAGTTTTTTTCTTTGCTCTGATGCAATCTTTGCAAAGTGATCCATTTGATTTCTGCTCCCCGCCACAAAAGGCGTATTTGTTTTTATATTTTTGCTTCTCTCATTAGCAACTCTAATGACATTATCAATACTTTTTTGAATTTGAGCATCGTTGTTTAAATTTTCTTTTAAATTTAATATGCTTTGTGAAAAATTCAAAATTCTATTGGAAGATGAACTTTTTTGAGTACTAGCAAAAACTTCTCTTTTGCCGTCTCTTGAAGCCCAGACCAAATTGTGATTGCTAGAGGCTAAAGCAACACCGCCTCCAACTTGACTGCCTTGATCTCCAGAATAGGTAAGGTCCATTACCTTACCTACAGATTCAGTTGGTGCATAATTAGCCAGACCAACATTTGCATTCATAGGAGAAGCTTGTGGAGCTTGCCCCTGTTGCATATTTTGAGGTTGATTGATTTGCTGTGGTCTTTGTCCACTCCCAACATCAACTCCGTCGTCAATCATGTCCTGCATGGTAGATTGAAGTTCGGCCATTGATTTGGTGATTTTGCCAACATGCCCTAAATCAACGTTATCTTTTCTTGCAAACATATTCATCACTGCAACTTCCAAGAAATTTAGTGATAAATTGATTAAGTCAAGAATGTTCAATCCAGAAGCAGGATCTATACCAAGCGCTGTCAATACTGCTTGAACAGTAGAATTTTGATTTGCTCCAGCTCCTGCTAATAAAGGACCACCAACAAGAGTGCCAGCTTGTTGTGCTAACCTTACTGCTGTTTTAGCTGTAGAATTTGCTACTCTTAAACAATTTTCGTATTCTGGTCTTATAGAAGATTCTAGTGGAGATCCTTGCAACGCTAAAACAATATTTGCAGAAAGTTCATTTGCTTTCTTTTCCAAATTCATTGCAGCGTCTAAAACATCATCGACATCATAAATTTCTTGAATTTCACAAGATTCAAAAGCACCATCGCCTACACAGCTTAATTCAATAAACTTAACACCATAGTTCTTTTCATATGCTTTTTTGCCAGATTCAGGATAAATCTTGCCTTTATACTTCTTAAGATGTTCACAATAATCTCTTTCAGTGTATGCTTTATTACCACAAATTGAACAGACACCCCATTCAACACTTGCACCCATTGAAACATCGTGAATTACGCCAGTACGAATATTTCTTGCAATATCAGGATAAGCTTCTTCATCTACGAAGAATGTGCAGTATACGCAATTTTCTTTTTCGTCCCATTCTGCGTAAACAACCATACCTTTAGCCTGTTCGATGTCGTCATTCTTATGATTGGTGTAAATTGGAACACCTTCAAAAGTCTTATAAGCTGGAATTTTTTGGCCTTTAATTTCAGCTTCTTTTAGGAGTTCTTCTTTAGAAAATAAGTCTCCATTAGCATTTACAACATCTGCATCGATTGCTCTAGCTCTAACCCATAAAAGTTTTGCACCTTTACGAGCTTGCATTTCTTTAACGATGTCAAAATCTTTGTATTTTTCTAGGACTTCTTTTGGATCAGCATATAGAGATTGAAGACCAATTTTAGCAGCTTCTCTCATATTAGATGAAGCAGTCTTAATAATATAATCTCTAGCTATATTTCGGTCATTTTCGTTGAGAAAACTATTAATAGTAATAGCTCCTCCTTTTGCAACCTTGTACATATATTCAATCCTCAAAAAATAAAGTTATCAATAGGATTTGTTCTATTTTTAACATATTAAAACCTGTAAAATTTAAACCCGTCGAAATCGACGGGTTTATTGTACAGTGACAAACTATTCTTCAATTATAGATATTCCGAATTCCCTTCACCCATACCTGTTCGTTTCTTTATTGCTTTTATAAGAACATTCAAACAATCTTGTGGATGATCGTTTATTTCTTTATCAGTAAATCTTACAATAATCCATCCATTTGCAGCTAGTTCAGAATCTCTACGTTTATCTTTTGCAATTTTATCTGGATTGTTATGCCAAATTTCTCCATCTGCTTCTATACCAATTTTTAAGTTAGGAATTGCAGCGTCTAATTGATAATCCATAGTTGGACCAGCAGAATATTGAGCATATAGAGGAAATGGCATATTTAAAGACATTGTCAAACCATATAATTTCTTTTCTAGGCCAGTAAACATTTTTGGCTGTTGTGCAACGTCTACTTTCTTTTTTGCATATTTTTTGATAGCTTCATTATCATTATTGGCAAATTGATATATTTCTTCCAGAGCATAATTATTTAATGGATGAGAATTATCTCCACCACAAAGTGGAATCTGTATTGAACCAAATAATCCATCATATTCACTTGGTAGAGGACCAAGAGAACCTCTACCAGTCACTGGAGTCAAAGACATCAAGAAATATTCATGGGCAGCAGACTTAATTCTTTTACTAGCAGTTCTTACACTTGAATTTTTTGCATTAATTCTTTCATCATAAATTTCATTTATCGTTGCACTGGCTAGCTTGTAATTTTTAGTCATAGTTGATGCTGTTGGAGCAGGAGCAGCACCTGGAGCTGGAGGAGCGGCTGCTGGTGGTGGAGCAGCTCCGCCAACAGCTAAATCAGCAGGTGGAGGCGCTCCCATCCCACCTAACATATCTGTAGGTGCTGCCCCAAAGCCTTGTCCAGTAACGCCACCACTTTGAAAGCTTAATGAAACATTAGGAGTACCAAAATTTTGATCATTCATAAAGTTTGCACCTTGTTCAAACCTTAATCTTTCAATTTCTTGATCAGAATCTAAACCAAAAGCTTCTATAAGAGAAACATTTGATATAACACCATTTTGGTTTGCAGTGACAAGCATTTGAAGCTTGCCAGTATCATCTCGTAATTGAAGATCGTCAAATTTAATTTTAGGATAAACTAATTCGTCTTGACCTCTTTCACCCTCAATTACAAAGCCATTCCATTTAGCAACTGGCATAAAAACATTTTGCTCAATCCAGTGTGCAACTTCTCTTCTAAAAGTCTCTAATCTTTGAGCCATTGCAAGAAGACCAACTTGAGCATTGCCATAAGTTGGACCCTCACCATTCAAGAGAGCTTTGTTGAGCATAACACCATCTAAAATTTCTTGCTCAATTAATTCAAATTCACCAGTGAGAGGATGAATTTTTCCTGTAGCTCCATACCATTCAAGATCAAAATTGTGGTGAGTTACAAGAGTTAAGTTTGGATCATTTGCAATAGATGCCAATTCATCTTGAACATTGTCAATATCTTCTTGTGATGCTGGTCTTGTATCACTACCAATTTTTACAACCTTGATTGGTAAAATAAGACGCTCAGCAATCATATATTGAGCTTGACGTAGTTTATCTTTGTAAGTTAAAATTGGAAACAATGGTCTGATCATAGAAATTCCATAATCTTCCCAAGGGTTTGATCCGTATTTAAAATGATGAATAGAGATCGGATTAAGTTTGATAGGATTTCCCTGGATAATCATCTTTTTGATATCATCAGGAATCTTGTCATAGACTTCTTTAGGATGTCTTTCATTTACAATTCTAGTTTCTTCTGCAGATGGTCTGTAAGCATAACTTCCAGGCTGATCAATCATGCCTGGGCTTTTAATTACAGAATCTGGATTAAGAATTGATATTGATTTCCAAGTTGCACCATCGTGTTCACATTCTTGATTTTTATCATCGTCCCAGTTTGACCCTTGACAATGTGGACAATCAAGAGAAAGCAAAACAAATGAATCACCAAGTAAGTGATATGTTTTGGAAATTTCAGGAAGCCATTTTTGAAAGTTTAGTGATTCTACTAACTTTTCAAAATAGTCTTTTACGTAAGAAGAAGAACATTCTAATTTCCAACCAGAGAATGGATAGTTGGTGTAAAAATTGACAGCTGCAGCAATTTTTGGTTCGTTATTTCTCCACCAGTTAGCCCAAAGATAAACTTCACGACGAGCATTTGGAATTTGGAATGATGATGGAGTTAAAAATGGCGAATAGAAATTAGGAGCTGTCGTAACTGTATTTAAACTAGCAGTTCTTGTTACGCCTGGTCCTAAACCTAAACCAATTCGACTGCTTGCATAATTTCTATCTACAGTTGATGAAGTTGTTGATGCTCCTGATACTTGTGTTGCTGCTGTTCTGATAGCAGAAGCCAAAGATGTTCTATTTGCCATAACATATATTATACCGTTCTAAAAATATATAACTTAATACCAAGTTTGATTAGAAGGTTTGTTTCCAAAAAGGATAGGATCTTGCTTGCCTTTTAGTGCTTGATAATATCCTTCTCCATTCTTGAAATGTTGAAAACTATTACCTTTTTCTGTAGAAGCCATACTTTGTGGATCTCTATTATTATTTTCTTGTTGAGATCCTCTAAGTTGTTCTTCTAAGGTTGTTTCTTCTGGATTCTCGTGAAACGGAGAATGTCTACGTGCTTCATTCGATGCGGATTGTGGAGACTTGATAAAATTTCCAGTGTTATCCATGGTCATTCTGTGAGGACGATCAACAAGTAAATCCCAAATTTCTTTTTGTTGAATTTGATTCATACTGTAATATTCATCAAGTGTTTTGCCCATTTTTTCAAGAATGCCTGACAATTCATCATATAATCCAGCAGGTTCGTTGTCTACATCTCTAATGTTGTAAATTTCAGAATTGTTTTGAGAATCAACTTTTTCTTCTTCTGAAAAATTAACACCACCACCAAATTGGGCCAAAACTTGCTTATACCACATCGTCGTATTCTTCTCTTTTAGATTCCATAATGTAGTCTAAACCAAGTTCATCAGCAAATCTTTTGAGATCTTCTTCTGAAAAATGATGACCTATACTGTCTTCATCTTCAGCATCTAAAAGCGCTTCAATATTTTTGGTAATTTTTGTATTTTGTCTTCTGTCTTCTAATTGCTTGTCTCTAGATACATCAACAACATTTTTCTTTCTGGTTTCATTGAGAATTTGTTCTTGATTCATTTCTTTTTTAGAAGCAGTAATATTTTTATCTAATTGATGAATAATAGAATCTTTTGGCTCATTTTTATTCTTATTCAATTCATCTCTGTAATTGATTGGATCTTTACCCTTCACATTTAATTGATCAGCATAAGATTCTTCCATCTCACCACGATGATTGTAAAGACCATCAGAATCAAGTTGATTTTCTCTAACTTCATCTGTTACAGATTCTTTATCATTCAATTTCCTCAAAAGCATTTCAAGGTAATCTGTGCCTTTTTGATCTTTTCTTGGTAATTGTGAATCGATTGTCTTATTAGTGTCAGATTGAGCTTGTTTTGGGCGCATAACTGGCTTATCGCCTTGTTGATGACCATAGCTTGATTGTTTGGCATCTGATAATTGTTTTTCTCTAGAATCATCGACATTTTGCTTGCCTCTGATTTTATTAGCGCCTCTATCTGAATTTTCAAATCTAGCTTCGAATCCAATTTCACCTTCAGTAAGTTTCTTGGATCTTTCGCCTTCTTTAAGCTCAAGGGCATTAGCTTCATTATCTGGATGTTTATGAACATCTAATCTTGCCATAACTTCATCATGTGATTGGAAAGCTACTTTGAGCCAATCTTGATATGCACAAGTAACGTGTCCTTCTTTATCAACTCTGGAGTCAATACAGTTCTCACGGCATTTTGAAATTTCCATAGGGATTGGAGATTTATATCCTTGAAATTTACCTTTAGGGCAAAGTAAATAAGGCTCATTTGCTTGTGTTGATAATGTTGTGTAAGCTACTCTTCTATTTTCTTTTGGTGTGATTTCTGAATACCAATTATGTAAATAGTTTGATACTTTAGTAGTTTGTAATTTGTTTCCTGATAAAACAACATTTCTAGCACTTTCAAGTTTAGAAATTCTCAAGGAAGTGGATGCAAATTTCTTGAGTTTATCCAAAGAATTGATGGCTTCGATTTGCCAATATCCAGCAGATTTATCTGTTGATTTGTATGCTACTCTTTCTAATCTGGCTGCTTCATTATTCTTGTTTAAAAAGTTTTGCAAAGCCATATATGCATAACGAAGAGTATTTCTTTCTTCTGCTAATTTTATATTATTCAATTTATTAAAAGCGTGATGCAAATGATGATGTGCTTCTTTTCCAGGAAGGGCGACAATCTTTACGATATTTTCTGGTCCACCCATATTTTTAAAAGCTGAAATTACTGGATCATCACCAAAATCATTCATATCTAAAACGTGAAAAGGAGAAGACATTGGCGTAGAATCACCATCTCCAAGTCCAGCAATTGTGTCTTGAAGCATACTAAGTAATCCAGTTCCGCCGACTAATGGTTTTTTATCCATAATGTCTTGAATTTTTTTAGGATCGTGAGTCTCGTATGTAGCTTTGATTTTATATCCCTTGTCCATAATTATTTACCCAATCCTAAATTCGATAATTCTTCTTTATCAAAACCTCTATCTTTGAGAGCTGCTTTGAGTTGCTTTAATTCTTCACTTACGCCTTTCTTATCAGCAGCATCTTTGAAATCGCCTTGTTTTGTTGTTTTAGAATAATCTTGTAAATCCATAAGAAAACAAGCTCTCATAATTAACTCAGGTGTAGATCTCTTTTCAAAATTAGGTTTTGCATCATAATTTAAAGAAGCAATTTTAACTGAAGCATTTTTATTGCCTTTTTCTTCAGTGTCATTAATCAACTCTATTGTTTCTTCGACATCTTTAGTTTTTTTCTCAACGTCTTCTTTTTCTCTAACTAATTTATCAAGATCAACAGTATCTGCAGTTTTTTCTGACTTTTCTGATTTTTTTGGCTTATCGTCTTTATCTTTGCCTTTCTCAAGTTTTTTGTTGTATTCCTTGACAATATCGACAGCACGTTCAATTGTTTCTTTATTCCAATACTTAAGTTTTGATATGTATCTAACTATGTCGCTTTTTTCAACACCGTGATCAAGCAATTTACCCACTTTACCCATTAAAACACGGAATGGATTGCCTCTAGTTTTCTTTTTCTTTTTGACCTGTGCTGTTTTGGAATTGTTGTACACGTTCTTAGCCTCGAATAAATAAGTTTGTTCAATCTTATTTGCTATATCAGAATAGCTTGGATCCAATTCTTGAGTAATTGGATCTTTTGTTCTTGTTCTATTACTATTTGACATAAGTAGTGCTTTTGATAACTTATCTAATTGATGTTTTAAATTTTTATCTTGCACTTTGTCTGCTATGACAGTAACTTCATTTGAAAGTTCACTGAAATTATCATTAGCAGATTTGACCTTATTCATTAACTGTCTCATTTCATCTTTTGTCACACCTTCGACACTTTCACCATTTAACGGAATATTATTAATTCCATTTGCCGGATTTGATGCTAAAGGTGGAGCGGTTTGAGACAGTTTATTCATTAGTCAATATCATCAAAATTAACGTCAATGCTATTATAAATTTCATTAACAGTTTTTGCTCTTGATTGAGCTTTGTTACTCATATCACTTTGAATGTTTTTCTTGATTGCCATTCTTTCAGTTCTGTTCTTCTCTTGATTAGCAATTCTCATTGATTCACGATTGTCCAGAGCAGATGGATCAATCATTCCAAATGTTGAATTGAATTCATTATCTGAAGATGTTCTCAAGATAGAATGTGCTCTTGAAGAAACTACAGAAGATTGTCTTAAATTATTAATTTGGCTTTCTTCCCAAGCCTTATGACGAGTTGCCTTAGCTTCTCTCAATCTTTGATTTTCAACAATAGATTGTTCACTGGTCGAAGATTGTGAATTCAAGAATTCTTCTGAAATTGAAATCATATCTGGGTTGAAAATAGATGCTGATCTTGAAAGCATAGCATTCATATATTCATCAGCCGAAAATGCTTTTAGTCCACTAGTTGTAGTTCTTGCAGTTTCTCCATCGTCGAACTGTGATCCAGCTCTTCTAATAGCACCAAAATCTTGTGAAAGAATTCTATCTTCAAGTGTGGTGTCTCTTAAATCTTGATAAGTTGATGCACCTTGAATCTTTTCCCAAGACTTGTTAATATTGTTTGCTTCTTTTGTGAAACCAATATTTTGTTTAGAAATTGATTGTCTGTTTGCAGTTGAATTTCTCTTTAACTCAGCGTATGGATCTTCTTCAACTTCAACTTGAGCGCCAATAAATCTCTTTTCCAAAAATGTTGGAATATTATCGATTTCTGATACTTTTCTAAATCTGCTCATGTTTATTATATCCTGATATTACTTTTCAAGAATGTCCCAGGACTTTCGCCCTGGGACTATTTTTCTTGAGGATGGTAATTGTTACTTGTCGTATTTTTTGGTAAAGAGTGCATCAATCCACTCTTGATCGCCATAACCAAGTTCATTTTTCCAGTAATCGACAATTCTGGAATAGTCTGCGTCTGAAAGAGTTGCAACTTTAATCATTGAAGAAGCTGCAGCAACCTTTACATTTGTGTTTAGGTCAGAAGCAAGAACGTTCTTGATGTCGGATAATTTATCAACTGTAGGCGCTGATGTTTCACCTAATCTTGCGTTGATATATTCTATTGGAAAACCTTCAGCAAGAGCTTTAGCAGCAAATGCTTTTCTAGCAGCTGATGAGAATGCTTTAGCTTCTTTCATACTTGATTTGTCAGCACATTCACATTTCTTGCCTGCATAAACTCCGCCACATTTTTCGCAAGATTTTTCCATAGCTGCTTCTTTCTCATCATCCATCTTAGCAGCAACTTTTTGAACCAATGATTCTCTGTAAGCTCTTCTTTGTGCAAGCTTCAAATTGGTTTCTTGTTGTGCTTGAACTTGGCGCTCAATTTTGCCAGCTAATCTAACTCTTCTGTCGTGACGAGCAGCAAGAATAGCTTCTTTAAGGTCTTCATCACCAGCAGCCACTGCAGCTTCTACTGCTTCAGCTGACAATTGTGATGCATGATTGAAATGATAAGCTTTCTTTTCAGACTTGGACTTAGGTCCTTTTCTAGTCATAGGACCTTTGTCAGCTTTTTCTTCTTCATCTTCATGATCTTCATGATCTTTATCATCATGATCTTCATCTTCAGAATCTTCAGACTTCTTCTTGCCCTTGCCATTCTCTTCCATCCACTTCTTCAAGCCTTCTGGAAGGCCTTTTTTAGCTTCTTTCATATAACCAGACTTATGGTCCATTGAAGCTTCATCATGATCATCATGATCTTCGCCTTGCAATCTATCGATTTCTTCGTCACCAATAGCGTCAATAAGAGCTTTGAGACCCTTGTTCTCTTTTGGCTCTTTTGCTTCAGCTAATCTTTGGTTAAAGTTATCCCAATCGATTCCTTGAAATACCAAGTCAGAATCAAGAGGATCTTCTTGAAATCTGTTTGGGAAAATTCTATCTGCCATAATTAATTTTTCTCCTCAAGAAAAAATACATTAAGAAAATTTCTAAATTTAATGCTCAAATTCCTTTAATGCATCCATTTATGTTTTTTTACTGAAAATTACTTTCTTGCCCTTCAAAAACAATTTATCTCCAACACCGATGCCTAATTTTTTGAACAATCCTTTCTTTGCTTCTACAACAAATACAACATTGTTCGAATCTGGAGATACAGATTTAGGGTCATCTGCTTCCATATCCTTAATATCCACAATCTTATAATTTTTATCTAAAAATGCTAAAGAAAGTGCAAATGATACGTTTTTATTCCAAAATGAATAGCAATCTGGATAATCAAAAGTAAAAAATACTACTTCATAATCATCTAAAGGCTCTGCATTCATCAAGCCTTTAGTTCTTAATTTATCTGTGTCTGCTACAAACCTAACATCGAATTCATCACGGAATTCTTTGCTAGTGAGTCAAGAACCAACTTTCTTAAATTTACTTGAAGATGCTTTTACACTTCTTGCTTGATCAAGGTCAAATCTATCTTTTGTTCTTTGCTTTCTAAACTCATTAACATTATCTATGCTTAAATAATGATCACGTAATGCTAATCTTGCTCTTTCAGTAAGTTCTACAGATCTTCCATAACCAGTAAGTAATCCAGCTGTTTTCATAGCTAAAAGATCGTTGTCAGAAATTTCTGTTGGAACACCACAAATTGTACTGTCCTTGTGCAAAGCAACATAGCTAGCTGCAGTAACTAGTTCATCAGTATTTGCATCAATTGACTTGAGCATATTCAAGTATCTTTCACTCAATTTAGCAGCTTCAATTTTCTTTGGAGCTTGTGAAACACCAAGAAGTTGAATTTGAATATCTGAAAGTCCAAGGCCTTCCATTGATGGGCCGTCAAATAATTCTGCATGTAAGTCTAAAGAATGAACTGGTTTAATTGGTATAGGCATAATTTAATTCCTTATCTGTATGGTATTCTGTTTTTCCAAGCATTCCCTTCATCAACATTTTTCTCATATGTTTCTTCCCAGGAAAATTTATCGCACAAATCTTCTCCACTGTGAACTGCCATTGAGGGGCTTGATGCTGGATTACCTGGATCAATATATGCTGGCCCTGGAACATTGTCAGGACCATGTAGTTGACCTTCGATACTTTGTCCATCAGCTTCTCCACCCAAGTCAAAATATTCTTTTGGAATTTTTCTTGGATTAATTTTTTGTCGCCAGAAATCATTTTGCTTGGTTTCTTCTTCAATGTCTTCATAGGGAACTAAAGATACATTTGGCGATTGAGTTACTGATTGTTGGGGATAGTATTGAGCAATTTTTTCAAACAAAAGATCAGCTTTAGAATAGTGGCCTGTTTTGTCTAATCTTGAACAAAGCTTGATTATTGTTTGGATTGAATTTGCTTTCATAATTTGTTGTTGTTAACTCTCTCTTTATTTACCTTTACAAACTATGACCGCTAATTCCATAAAATGCGGAACCATCATAAACTTCCTCTACACCTTTGTCTTCTTTTAAGGATTGATCGTTGTAATCAAGGTAAGTGGTGAATTTCTTGTTTGGATGCATTTGACCTTCTAAAGACATAAAAACATTAACATCTTTCATTTCTTCTGGTTCTGGTGCAATATCTTTTGGAGCGTGTACATTTGCTTTACCATCTGGCTCAGGATAGGTTAAAACAGTATCCTTAAGCTCATATTCCTGAAATCCATCGTGATCAGGAGTATTAACAGACATCAAGTCTTGCATATAAATATCAATATCTTCACCTTGAATTAAGATTGGTGTTTTGCCAATAGGAGCATATGAAAATTGTTTTTCATCAAACTCATTCCTATCTTCTGGATATTCATCAGTAAGTCTGTTTCTTCTTCTAACTGCATAATCTTCAGCTACACGGTTCATAGCTTGATCCGAAATAGCAAAATGTAATCTTTCTGGTTTATCAGGATCTTTGTATTCTTCTCTTGGATATTTGAAGTCTTTATTATATTTATGACGATCTTCTAAAGATTGCTCCATAGTCATCATATGTTCAGCTTTAGGATGATAATGTTCTTTTATGTAAGCTGGACTATTTTTCATCAAACTGTTTGCAGCATTTTCAAGTGAGTTTTTATAATTATGAAGTTGAGCTCTAAATTTAGCTCTCATTCTTTCTTCAGGAGTTAATTCATATGGAATCATCTCTTCATAATGTTTGTGCTGAGGAGTAAGTCTCGACTCAATATTTACATCTCTATTATCAGGCTCAATATGGGTTCTTCTTAATAATTTATCAAAACTAGCATCTTCATCAACATAAATGTTAATCTCGTGACCACCCCTATTAGATCCACCACGACCTAAAGGGCTACCACCAGGCTGAAAAGCAGAGCCATTTCCCCCGCCGCCTACACCACCAAATTGAGCTGTTCTGATATTGTTAGACATAATGATTTGTTCTTATTATTTAAAAAAATAACCTTTATCGCCTATTTAGATTGACCATTTTTGATCTTGGTAATCTAATCATAATTTTTGAAGTAAGACATTCGTAAGCAACAGCAGCTACAGCATCACAAATATCGTCTTTGTAACCTGATAGAGCTTCAATGTAATATCTTTTACCTTTCCACTTCTTTTGTAAAAACAAAAACTGAATTTTAGCTTCTTGAATCTCATTCAAAGATATCAATCTGTGATCTAAATCTCGATATTCACCACCAGATAAATCATAAATATCAATTCGGTCATCTCGAACTAGTTGAGAAAGTTCGGTATAAATTTTCTCTTTATATTCTTTATTGAATTGACGTTCTACGATAGGAATTCTTCGTGATTGTAAAGTTATAAGAGAGGATTGAGAATTCCATTGATCAATGCTTACTTGTTTAAATTTAAACTTTCTATGCAATTCAATTACATAATCTTCAACATCTTTTTCTTTAACGGGTTGATTTTTTGTTCTTGGATTCCAAAAATGAATGTGATCAATAACAACTCTTTTTAATGGCTGAAAATCAGGACCAATTTGACCATACATATTTTCTGTATGAGCAATAACAAGGGCGTAATAATCTGAAGTTCTTGCAGGATCTAAATGACAAAAATATTCAAAATGTCCTTCTGCTTGTTCTTTTCTTTTCACCATAGACATTGAAGAGAACATTCTGTCAACATCTTCAACATTGAACATTGGGTCAGATGATGATGCACCAAACTCTGCACCATATTGCATTTGAAATTCTTGAGGATCTTTTTTCTTTTGACCGTCTAACCATTCTTTATCAATGTTTGGATTAGTAAGCCAAGTTGGTAGTCTCATAACAAGTGTAGTAGGATCTTCTTGTCTATTCTCGTGCAAATCATAAAGTAACCCAAGAGGACCTTTGGGGTTGGAAAGAAGCATCATCTTTCCGTCTTTACCAAATGTAGCAAGAGATGGCTTCAAATCATCATAAAGAGCATAGTCAACACCAGATTCAGGATTGTCTCCTGCCATTGCTGCAACTTCGTCCATAATAATTGTCCAACAAGTTAAACCAACGAGACCTGAAGCATTACTAGAACCACATCGTAATACTAAAGAACCCGCAAAAAGATTGATATTTTGCTCTTTTCTTCTTACATTCTCTTCCCGGTCGTGTTCAGTGTAGAATCTCATTTCAAGCTCTGTATCTTTGCCAATATAAGGTGCAAAAAATGGAGAAGCTAAAACTGTTTGCTTGATTTTTGAGAAGATTGCTTTTTTAGCCTGTTCTTCATTACGAGCAACGTTGAGAATAACAACTTCATCAAATTCCATCAAACCATATCTTGCTTGAGGATGTCCCATAGAAATCAATCTATATAATTCATAAAGAGCCATAGCAGACACTAGGAATGATTTTCCTGAACGTCTGCCAAGTACTAAAACTAATTCTTCAAATTTATATCTTTTAGTGCATTTCTCTTGAACTTGCATTCTCAATTTTGGATCAAATTCTTCAGAATAAAGTAAATCAAACTCACTTTGAAAACCATCAATAATTGGTCTTGCTTCTAATACTTCTACTTGTCTTTCTGCATCAGGGTTTGTAGCTTCGTCTTTGGCATATTTATATCTTTCTTCTCTAACATTATTATCAAGACGCTTACATTGCAAACAAGGAGAATTAACAACATTAAAAATTGTTTTAAATTGCTTACTTTCTGAACGAGATTTTAAAAATTCATTCTCATTCTTTTGAACATAATCCCAAACACACCCCTTGCAATCTTCTTGATTATCAGATTCATTGATTACAAGATTAGTATTGCCTTCTTGTCCCATATAAAAACACTTTAATATAAGTTTTTGCCAAGGATAAGGTCTTAGATTACAAAAATAGGGATGTTCGATAAATGTAATAATATCTACAATTTGATCAGGATTAAATCTGTCTTTAGGTGGCTTTAATGGAGGAGCGACTTCTGATCTTGTGGCAGGAGCAATTTCGTCAACAAAATCATCTGCATATTCAGTACCCTTAAATAATTCTGTTACTGTATTGGCTTGTTGAAGTAATTGGTTTCTTAATTCTGTTGGAGATTTAGGAACTTGTGTTTGTTTTCTCATTAATTATCTTGTTGGATCTTTTCTCTTAAAGCAACAATTTCTTCTCTAATAATTCTTTTATCATTTTCAGAATCCATCTTTTCGTGCAATTTAGCAAGAATTTCGAAAATGTTGATATTATAAATACCTTGATTATCTCTTACTTCTTTAAGATGTAAGATTTTAGAAATTAACTTTTCTACCATTGCTGCTCTTTTAAGCTTCATATCATTGTTTTTAGAGCAGTCAATTCCTCTTACATCATCAAGTTCTACAAGTAATGCAGTCAAGGCAAGATGATGTTCACGAAAAATCCAAGGAGCAATAAGTTCTTCCCTTTGCTCATAATTTTTAAGACCTGAAGTTGAGATTTTTTTGAAATCACAGTGTTGTTCCATGTGAGTATTAATCTGCATCCAGTTCATCTGTGCATCAAAATACTGTAGGAAGAATCTAATTACTGATTGATTTTTACGTCCAGAATCAAGATATACGTGTTCTACCAAATCTCTGAAAGGTGAAGTACAAATTGCGCATCTTGGTTCCATAAATTGAGGATAAGATATATCACTCATATTATCAGGGGGAAGAGGCGCTAATGGTTTGTCCCCTTCTTTCAAATCCCTGAACATTTTAGATGCTTTCTTTGGTCCTTCATCAGGAACAATGAGTGCATCTACAGTTTCTTTTTTTGATTCCATTTCTTTAGTTATACAAAACAAACAAGCCGCTTAAAAGCGGCTTGTTCAATAGTTTAGAGTGTGAGTTAGTCTTTGAGAGCTCTTTTCAATCTCTGATATGGCGAAACTGTATCAGCGGCCTTCACCATAAATTCATCAGCAAGCCCAAAATCAACATAATTTCCAGCAATAAATTTGTCGCTTGATGAAGTTGCATTTGATAAATCAACTTCAGCAGTTCCCTTCTTCATAGATACAACAAATTTGGTTTTTGAAGCAGTCTTGATTTGTGCTTCTTGGGATTGTGCTAAAAGAACATTGTTGAGAAGTGTTTCTTCGATGTAAGGTCTTAATGATGCGTGTAAATGATTCTTCCCAGAAGTACTATCTTTAGCAGCTTGAGTAATTCTTAACCAGAATCCTAATCCCTTTTCATCAGTTTTTACAATTGAATGAGGACCACCACAAAGTCTCTTGACGAATTCCTTTGCAGACAATTTAGTTAATGATCTTTCAATAACAGGAGCACAGTCAGAATATCTAGTTGGAACTACAGCAACTTCAACAGCAGTGTTTTGTTCTACTTTTTCAGCAGAATCAAATAACTTTGAAGCGATTCTATTAGCAACGTCTAAATCAAAATTATCAGCTGCGAGCAATTCTACAACTTCGGACTTATCGAAACCTTGATTTTTGTATTTTTGAGCTTGACTATTTGCAACAATAAGAACACCATCATTATGTGAACGTAATTCATTGCGCCAGTTGTAAATCATGTCATTTGAGTTGTTTTCAGACACTTCTCTTATCTCCCTTTGATTTTTTATCCCCACCAATAAAGGAACTTATTTAAATAATAAAACCTCTAGACGCAATTATAATGTCTTAGAGGTTTTTGTGGAACATATCTATATAATACGAGAAATCAAAAAATATATTCCATTAATCAAAAAGGAAATCTTTTCCCAATATATTTTTCATTTGTTCAAGCGCTTTAGATAGTCTTTTAGAAAAGGCACCTTGAGTAATTCCTAACTTTTCAGAAGCTTCTTTTTGATCTAATTGCTCAAAGAAATAAACTTGTATCACTTCTTTGCTTTTCTCATTTAATTTTTCATAAGCTTGATGAATGCAAATTACATTGTCAATTTTATTAAATGGATCATCATATTGCTCTTGAAATTCTACTTCTTCTACTGACTCTTCTTTTGGAAAATATTTGTCAGAAATATAACGAAATAAATTTATATCAATTCTAGTAGATAAGAAGTATGAGAAATAAGATAATTTAGGATCATATTGGTCTATCAACTTAATAAAAACAAATAATGTATCGCCTAAAATATCTTCTCTGTAAGGAGAAAGTCTAGGTTCTTTATAGATAATTCTTTTTACGGATGAAATAAATAAGGGTTTATAAAATTCATACAATTCATATAAAGCCGAATCATTACCAGCTTTGTACTTATATAGTAATTTATTAATTTCGTCGTAGTTATGATCAGCCATAAAAAAATTATACAGATGCCAGTTTTGAAATCAATATTGGAACTGAATGATTGACAGAGCCATTAGTACGTAAATCCACAATGCTATCTACCACTAATGTAATCATTTTAGAAAACTGAGCTGGACTATATAAATTTTCTTTGCTTGATTGTATGCGAATCCTAATTGGATTTTGAGCTTTAACAGTGAATGTAGGCTCTTTGTATTCATCATCTAAATACTTGCCTAAAATATCCCGTAATTCAACAATTTCTTGAACTTCTGTAAGTGGATGAAATTTCTTATCAGTTTCTGATATTACAAGCATAAAGTTCAATTGGCTTAAAAGAACCAATAAAAACCCTTGCTCACCCATAGAATCAATTAGTAGATCTATCTTTAACAAGCAATAGTCTAGATCTTTATTCATCAGTTTATCGATAAATTCGAATATGTCGCATTCTTCATTGAAAGAAGCATTTGAAAGATCACGCAAAAATATTTTATCTGTGTAAGAAATGATCTTTTCTAGTTCTTTAAATAAAATATCAATATCGTAGCACAAGATTTCTTTCTTACTGCCAGACTGTTTTGATTTGATACGTAAAATAGGACAAATTTGAACTAAATGGTTTAAAGTCTCACCATTTATATTCGCATTGTTTTTCATAACAAAATTATTGATATGGCGTTTTAATGAATTAGAATCTCCAGCAAGCGGATAACTACAATCAAAAATCAAGCTATTCTTCTTGGCTTTTGCAATGAGAGATAATCTACCATCAAAGCTATCATCCTCATATAAAATGATGTGTTTGATTCCTAGTTTTTCACTCTTATCTTGAATGAGTTTAATATCTTCATTGGAAATATTTGTGTGGATATAAATATTATTCATATCAAAGAATTTAGAATAACCATTGACAATCTTTTCAACATTGTTATCGATACAAAGAATAAGACCAGGGAATTCTTCCTTGATCTTATTCAATGCTAAAGTGGTTGATCCATAGTAAATTCTTGGGAACATTTTAATCCATTGGAAACAATATGTGCTTGAAGTTTTCTGCTTCTAACATTAATAAAATAAAGTCATTATGCTTGATAAAATTTAGTTTAATTTTCTTATTGTCAAGTAAATCTAAAGCTCTGATTAGATGAGAAGACACATACGAGACTGAAAATAATTCATTATTCTCTATTTCAATTGTATCTACCACTGCATTTTTTTCATTGCTGTTTCCAGATATGACAAGCTTATCAGCATCTAAATTCAAGCTTATCATATGAGAATTTGCGATGCTTGAAACAAACTTCACACTCTTAACTAATGCATCTTTTTCAAGTGCAAGAGACAAGAAGAAGCTATCACTAAAGAATTGATTGAAATTTGAAAATATCTTTTCAAAAGTATTCTTCTCAAGATTACAAAACAATTCTCCGCCATCCCAAGAAAGGTAAAGCTTGCTATTGTGTAATGAAAAGACAACAGCTGATACTTTTTCTACATAATACAAAACGATATCAGAGATAGTTTTTGAAATTAAGTAAGATGGCTGTAATTCATACTTCTTGCCAAACACACTAATTCTATGTTTGTCTGAAGATTGAGTATTGATTTTCCCATCTTCAATAAACCAAAGAATAGAAGTATAAGGGTGCTCATCAAAATCAGGGGCACAAGAAAATGAAGTCATCTTGATACTGTGAACAAAATCGTCAACAGTAATATCCAAAGGCTCTAAATTACTAGAAAAATCTACTGTAAAGTTATCAACAGGTGCAGAAGCCAAAGACACTCTTGTTTTCTTATTACCAAAGATAAGCATATTTTCTTCAGCATTATAGATAAATTGAATTTCTTCTGTTGGAAAATTATTTACAGCATTATAGAAAGAGGATATATCTAAGCCAAAAGTGCCATCTTCAGTAGGTTCAACATTTTTTAGTAGAAATTTAGAACAACAAAAATTGTTTTCTGACTGCACATATAATTTTCCATCAGAAGAATGAAATATAAGACTACTAGATGATGCTTTGTTTTCTCGCATCGATAGCTTAGATTTCTCAATTTTATTAAGTAAGGCAAAGCATACAAGATGCTCTGCCTTATTCAACTTAAATTTCAATGTAGTTGCCCTTGGAATTGGATAAATATACCAGGAAGTACCATTCCAACTTCTTTCGAAATATTAGAAACAAATGTATCTTCATTTGCACAAGAAATCAACATATTGTTTTCGTAATAATTCCAAGCACTGTCAACTTGTCGAAGAACATCCATTTTATTAATGATGAGTTTAGTAACACCATTCATTTGACAAGCAGTTATAACTTCTTGGATGTTGAGCCAGTCAATTTGTCTTGGTCGTCCTGTCGTGGCTCCATACTCTTGACCAATTTCTCTGAGCTGCTCAAATCGCTCGTCATCTTTTTGGTATCCTTTAGCTCCAACATAGGTAGAATAACACTTGATAACCCCGATAACATTCCGTACTTGCTTATAATTGAAACCATTATTTAATACTGCTCCTACACCTGTATTTGATGATGTGACATAAGGGTAATCGCCAAAGTCAACATCAAGCCAATAACCTTGAGCTCCTTCGGCTAAAAAGCTCTTAGGGGAAGAATGAATAAGACTATGCATATCAACAAGATATGGAGCTAATTCTGGAACATCTTTGGCACGAAGACCTATACGGGCAAACTTGTCTCGATAACAAGGTCCATTTCCAGTGCGAGTTGTTCCAATTTTTGTATCTTTGGAATCTTCGTCAATGTGATCTTGGGTTATTATATGTGCGTTTTCTGCTATTTTAAGGATTGATGTGTCAAACCCAAATCCTTCAAGATATTTAAGTTCGTCAAATAATTTTTGCGTATTGATAACACAACCATTACCGATGATACTAGGAATACCATGCAGAATGCCGCAAGGAACAAGGTGTGTAACAATTTTCTCTCCATTGAGGTAAATTGTATGACCAGCATTGCCTCCACCATTAAAGCGGACGACATAATCATAATTACCAGTACTTACCAGTTGATTAGCAATTTTACCTTTGCCCTCATCACCATACTGCATACCAATAACTACATCAACAGTTGAAGTTTCCATAAAAGAATATTACCAAGCCTATCTTTTAAAATCAAGGGTTTCTGGGGATAAATGTAAAATAAACTAAATATGTGGTACTCAAAAATTATCGAATCAGCAACTGCCTGGGATGTCCTTTCAACTAAAGAAGTTGTTTGGAGTGGCTCTTTTTCTAGAACATTCAAAGATTTTTCATTTTACAGCCCAAATAATATGCCTACTATGACTGCTATGCTTAAGTTGTTATTTGACATAGAAAAAGGCAAAAATAATGATTCTATTATTGATAAATATTTTGAAAAAGCTACAACAGATGTTAATGCTATGGCAGATATAATCAATTTTACTAGCGGATTATCAAAATTTATTGATAATGAAATGAAAAAACAAGGTAGTTCTGCCAATACAGATATGATGAAAGTTCTAGATTTTTTGGGAAAATTAAATAGTTTTTCAAAATCTCAAGGACATAAAGGAAATAAATTAGGAGACGAAATTCCTGATGCTGAAAAAGCAAAAGCATATGTCAATTCTACTTTAGGTATTGGATTTACGACACTTAATTTATTAGTTAGAAAAGGCACTGAAATAAGTGATTCTCTCTCTTTATTTATGATGCGTGGTGATGACAAAGCATTACTGGGAATACCCGATTCTGAACAAAGAAATTTATTGATAGAACAATTAAAACAACAGAAACCTGAATTGGAAAAGTTTGAGAGTTACGATGCTGCAATTACTACAATTTGGAGTGGAGAAATAAAGAATTATCTGCCCCTATTAAAGAGTTTTCTTTTTTCAGGAATTGATCCACCTCAAATTTTAAATATGATTATTCAGATATTAAATCAATCTGATATAGAACAAAAAGATGTTGTTAGCATGGTTATGGGCTTACCTACAGAGTCTTTAGTTGACACACTTACTAATTTAGAACAATATACCCAGTATGATGAATTCGTAACACCTTTAGTCAAAAGATTATATAACGTAATTAATTCATATGAACTAGACAACAATCCTTTGCTAATTGGAAAACTTAAAAGAAGTAAAAAATTTATTGCTTATATTGATTCGCTAGGTGATGATTGCACACCTATGTATATAATAAAGGGAATTGCAAAGCCTGAAGTCATCATAAGGTATTTGGAAAAAAACCCAGAAGATTTTGATAAATTTAATATAAATCTTTTGAGCAGTTTGGGTGATGAGATTAAAAATAAAATCATTGCTCGTGGAACTGCAGCCAAAGCAAAAATTCAATCTGACGGTTTAGCTTTATTGGAAAAAGCTGCAAAACAGGGTGTAATTAAAATTACTAAAGCATCAGATAGTTCTTTCAACTATGCATATGGAAAAGGACCTAAAAATGAAGTAGTTCCAGAAGGTATGTCAGAAAGCGGAATTAGACAAAAAAATAAATCTGACGAAATTTTTGGAAAAATATATCAATCCTATGAAGATCGTATGATGCAAGAAGCACCCTTTGCTGGAACAAGCATAAAAGACATCAAAACATATGCTGATCAGATGGTAATCATAGAATTTAGCACTTGGAGCTTACAAAACTTTATGCAAGAAAATAATGCTCCAAAAATGAAAATTGGTCCTGTAGATTTGATTGATGAAAAATGGGGTGGATTATTTGTCCCAAGATTTCCAACTAAAGATAGAGGCCCAGTACCAGCTATCTTAATTAAAACTGACATATGGAATCAACTTTCTTATCATAAAGCTTTAGCAGAAAACATTGGTATGGATGCTGAAAATTATGTTGAAGCTACCAGAAGACACGAAGTTGCTCACGCATTGCAATATTTACAGTCTGGTGATTTGACGATGCAAGATTCTATTGCATTAAATCCAGAATTGACACCAGAAGAAGCATATATCTCTAATCCATCAGAGCTTTATGCAAGAATCCACGGAGACATTCCTTATCTTTCAAAAATATTTGATGCTCATATTGGTAACTTGATGTCTGATAGAAAAATCTATAATGCTGCAAAAGAACAATGGATTTTAGATATTCAGGATGAGATGGTTCACTTAATGTCAGGTGGAACCAATGCTACAAGATTACTTGCAGACATGGAAGCTGGAAGATTTGGTACTTTCACATCTGATTCTGGTCAAACCATAAAATTAACAGACCCACTTGAAGCAATTAATAAAAAATTACAACGTCAAAGAAATAGACTTGAGATGATTTTTCACGAAACATTTCAAATACAAGGCAGAAGAGATTACAGAAGAGGCTTGATTGGTAGGAAAAATCAATTATTACAACAAATACAGTCTACTCCTATTTATTCTCGTGAAAGAACAGATCTTGAAAAAGAATTAAAAGAAGTAGAAACCCAATTAATAGAATCTGGAAAAATGTTAATCTTTGATGTTAAAGATGTATCTGAAGCTGTAGTTGAAGGATATATGTCTGATTATTATTCAAAGATTGCAGAAGCTGTGGCTAACGGATTGCTTACTACAGACATTGTAAATCCAGAAGGCGAAGATAGAAGAAAAGAAAATGAGCAATTAAGAGAACAAGCTAAAAAGACACAAGATCCTCCAACAGCTCAAGATATCAAGGGACACTCAAGATTCCAAATACAGCAGACAGAACCAATTCCTAGTGGTAGAAAAATTGATGTCATTATTCCTAGATTTAAAGGACCAGGAAGACCACCGGGCAATTTTCCAGGATTTGATGATGCTGAACAAGATGAAACACAAGTTGATCTTTCTATAGAGAGAGATGAAGATAAAACTGCTAAAGTTTATAATTTTAGAAAAAGTTTAGGATAGGTATTAAGTTTTATAAATAAGTAAACAATGATATGAAAACATTTGATCTAGTACTTTTTCATGATATTATCACAACTTTTGAAAATAATAATTTCAAAGAAGCTTCAATATTACATTCGCATTTTATAAAAGTTGCTCAACCTACACAAAATCCAAGTGATAAAGAAGCTTTAGATATTATTGCTGAAAAAGGTTTAGAAGAAGAATATAAAAATTTTGCAATTGAATATTTTAGATCTCAACCACAATTTGAAGAATCTGATGATTTTGAAGAAATTTTTAATGTATATGGAGCAAACAACAGTTTACTTGCAGAACAATTTTTACAATCTACAGGAAATGATCAATTCATAGATGTTCAAGAAAGATCTGAAAAAGGTGAAGAAATTGTCGAAATGCTTGAAACTTTATCAGTATCAGACAAAAGAATTAATAAGTTAAATGAAACATTAAAAGTAGCTATAAGAAAAGGCTTGCCAGTTGCTTTTGTTTTAGCAGGATCTGCAAAATTATATTATTTACTTAAATATCTCATTGAAAACAGAGAAGAGATTGCAAAATACATCACTGTAATTTTTGGAGTAATATCTTCAATTTTATCTTCTTTACCTCCAGTCAATTTTACATTATTTAATATCCAGCAAATACCTTCCGTTTCTGAAATTGTTGAAGATAGAAGAATTATCAATGTCACTAGAGTCAATGATGTGTATAGATATTTTATTCAATATCAAACTCCGAGTGATGATAAATTCCATCAAATTATTATTGAGACAGTAGACGAAAATAATGATAGAAACACTACCAAACTTAAAGCAAAATCTGGTGAAAAAATTTCAGAACCATTTACTAGTCCAAAAAAATTCAAATCAATAAAAGTTTTTGATAATGGAAAGCTTGTTGATTCACAATCAAAAGCTCAAGCCTCCAAACAGATAGAAGATAAAAAAGAAAGAGTAAATCAACATTCTGATACGCCTCCATCAAAACAATCGCCTACAAAAATTAAATCTGAAGAAAATATTAAAGTACCATTACCTCAGGCAGTAAGTAAACCAAAGAGTAAAATTGGTCCTGCTGAAGAAAAAATAGATCAAAAAAATACAGAAAATAATGTATCTGATCAGGCTATGTCCTTAACTACACCTACATTTAATAATAGGCAATTTAATACTCCACAAATCAATGTTGAAACAGAGCCAGTGGAAGTTCAACCAAGTTCTTCTCGTATCAAGCCAAATATTCCTGAAAAAAGAGAAGACAATAAATATTATTTAGAAAATAAACCAGATACTGCTTTGGATAAGCCAGAAGAATTCAATTCTAAAAGAAGCAGAATACCTGGAATACACCCTGAATTAGATGATATGGTTGTTGACACTATGCGAAAACATTTGGGTGAAAATGTGTCATTGAGAATACACGAACCTACTTCAAATGAATATGACGATGTAAATCAGTTTGTTGAATTTATTTTCCCAGATAAAAAGAAAAATTATATTGTTGAATTTAATTTAAATGGAAACACTGGAAGAAAATCTAAAGAAAATCATTCTGCAGACTTCTTTAAGAAAAAATCAAGATTTAGTTTGCCTAAAGTTAATTTAGATGATGAGCAAGTTCAAGGCATTTTATCAGGATTATTAAGAAGAAGATAAATCTATATCTTTTTCTTCATCAAAAAATTCCCTGTCATCCACACCATTCATTTGATAATCAATGTGGGCATCAGGGAATTTTTGTCTTATTCTACTTATAGCTTCGTCTTTGCTGTAATCTTCTAATGGTAAATTAGTGGTGAAAACAACCTCATGATGAATTTCTTCTGCATCTTCTTCATCACTATATAATTCTTCTAAACCAGGAATAGACAATTGATCTGTAATTAGTTTACCTTCTTTATCAGACCCTCTTGATAATGCCTTAAATGACAAAGGATCCATAAAGAAAAATTTCCAAACACCACTTTCAGGAAATAATAAAATTTGAGGATAAAGCTCAAAATGTTTTCTTGTGCCTTTATGTTTGTCAGAAATTTGTTCTAAAGGATCTTTTGAACGATCAAAAGTGAAGTTATCATCACCTAAAACTTCAATAGGATCTTTGCCTTCTTTTCTAGCTCTGGTTAAGGCAAAATCAGAAAATGTCTGAGGATTTTTATATACCTGATCAAAATCCAAATCAGAAGAATCAATTGCTACTTTGGTAAATTTATCTGCAAGTTTGAAGCATCCTAAGATATCCAAAACAGATGCTGTGCGAAGAAAGTTTATCATGATCTACCTTTTGGCTTCTTATGAGTAGCATCATTGTTCTCATCATCTTTGAATTGAACATAAACCTCAGATGCTTTTTTTCTAATTCTAGTGAGTGCATTGTCAACACATTTAGCTGGAACATTCAAGGTGTGAGAAATTTCTTTGTATGATGAATTGTGACCATATTCAACAAAAATGTCTGCTTCTAATGAAGTGAGTTTATCCATCAACATTTCTGAATTTAATTCTAATTCTTGTCTAACAATAATATCTTCAACTAAATTTACTTCTGGAGATTCATCATAAGGATTTTTCTTATCAGGAATATAGTCTCCTAATGAATGGAAATTACCATCATCATTTAAAATAAAAGGAGCGTCTAGCGAAATAGAATCATTCAAAGCTGAATTCTTCATTCTTTTCGCTGACGCTATAGCTGTTGCAAGATGTCTTTTACAAACTAAATTTACGCAAAAGTTCTTAAATGTTGTGTCTTTAGTGCAATCGTAGGAATTTACCGCTTTAAATACACCTAATCTCAATTCTTGCATTACATCTTCTCTGTCTCCGCCGACTATGAAAAAGTGTGGTGCAATCTTCTTGAGATCTGGTTCTACCATCTTAAGCAACTTTTTAAATGCTGCTTGGTTTCCTGCTTTAGCTCTATTTACTATTCTGACTATTCTGAAATCTTCGGTTGCCATCAAAACTCCCGAAGGCACAATTCATTAAAAAAACTTCTTTTTACGCCTTTTCCCTATTTGCGTACTTTTCTATAATTTTGAGGACACCAGTAGTTGCAACGATATCCTCTGAGACAGTTTGCCTTATATCTTTTGAAATATTATACAATTGTTCTGCGATATCTATAAGCAACAAAGTATCAACAGACTTGGCTATATTTTCTATATCCTCATCTCTTTCCACCTTTTTTGTTTTAATAACAATATACTTAAAAGCAGTAATGAAGATTTGTGATGTTTCTGATAATAAATTACCTAAATTTCTTCCTTCTGCGTTAGCTGATTGAATTATTCTAAACGCATTAGCAAAATCTTCATTAATTATTGTGTAAGAAAGGTCTATTGCAAGCTGTTTTGGAGATCTATCAAGCAATTCTCTGATGTTTTCTTCAGATATATCTTTGTAAGAAGCTTGCTCAAGAATAGATAAAGCTGTTCTAGCACTACCTTCAGCATCAGTAGCAATAAGATTTAATGCCTCTTCTTCAAAAACAAGATTTTCTTTCTCACAAACTTCTGTAAGTAATTCAACTAAATTTTGTTTAGTCAACTTCTTCATCATAAATGTCTGGCAACGAGTATGGATAGCACGAAGAATTTTATGTGGATCTGTAGTGCAAAAGAAAAATTTTACATATGCTGGCGGTTCTTCAGTAAGCTTGATAAGAGATGTTTGAGCTTGAGTGGTTAGCATTTGAGCTTCATCAAGGATAAAAATCTTATATTTACCTAGTGTTGGAGCAAGACGAGATAATTGAACAACATTTTCTCGGATATGATCAACACCATTATTTACAGCACAATTAATTTCATAAACATCTGGATGCTCATCAGTTAAGACCATATCTTTCAAATCATCTTGGCCTTCATTGCAAAGAAGATGAGCTGAAGCAACACGAGCAAGAGTTGTCTTACCAGTACCAGGAGGGCCAGCAAAAATATAGGCGTGAGTAGTTCTGTTATTCTTAATTTGAATTTCAAGAATATCTGCTGACTTACTGCCCTTTATATCTTTGAATGTTTTAGGGCGATATTTATTGTAATAGCTTTGACTAATCATCATCTTCCATCGGTAATATAAGAGATAAGGCGTGAGTACCTTCTAAAAGAGACGGTAAACCTTCCTTGGACATCCAATAAGGGCCAAATCCAGATCTAACAAAATATTCTGTAATAAAGCCATAATCTTGAACATCGAATGTACGAATTTTACCATCCAATGAGGGACTTATCGAATATAAGCAACGGAAAATAATCCATTCCTTTTTAGATTGTTCTAATTCTTCCCATAAGTCAGACCACACACCAAGGCAGTAAACTTTTCCATTACCAAGAGATTGTAAAATTCCCCTAGCCCAAGATTGAGTTAGCCCCGACATAATATATGGCGGGGCATTCTTTCCTTTATATCCATCCATCTCTACAAAATGAACTAAATCTAAATTTACATATCCTAAAAAGGGATAATATTTAGAAACGAGCTTTTCTGCAATTTCTTTGCATTCAATGGACTCAATAAATTCTGGATCACTCATAATGATAGCTGTGTAACCGCTACTACTTGTCCACTTTGATCACGAATTGCTGTTGGACCAGTATCAACACTAAATACATCTTCACGATCAAATGGAACAAAGTCCATTACAATTCTGCTTACAATGTAATAAACACCATCTTCAGAATCAGGAAGATTTACAATTTTTTCAAAGTGAGTTTCAGCAATAGGAATTCCAGACAAATAAGCAACAATTCTTTGCTTGGTTTCTATTCGGCAAGGATTCTCACATCTAGGCAATGTAGCGTGTCCTGAAATTGTAATATCGTGACCAATTAAGTTCACAAACTTTTTAAATTCTGGATGTATCATAAATTAATACCTGCAATTCCTTCATTACGTGCTGGCTGATAAACAAAAGCAGATTGGTCTCCATTAGCTCTTAAATCGTTAATAAGAACCCTAGACCCACCACCAATGCCCATAACTAGTTGATCATAAACAACACCAGCGTAAGAAAGCTGCTTGACCGTAACATCACGCAAACTTTCTTTTCTGCCAGTAGTGAGAATAATTTTGAAACCCTTGCTATCCCATTCACGAATCTTCTCTACAGTTCCGTGAATAATTTTTGGTTGATATCCAGGTTTAGCAATTTCTGTAGGATCGCCTTGCTCCCAAAGTGTTCCGTCTAAATCACAAAAAATAGTGTAATTTTTTGTGGCTTGATCAATATTATGTTCCATTACTTGCCTGTACTACCCAATCCACCCTTACGAGATGTCTTATCAGTCTTACCAAATTCTTCAACTTCAACAAGTTCGTGATCAGCCAACTTTGCTACAACCATTTGAGCAATTCGATCTCCGTGCTTGATAGAAAATGGAATCTTGTTATGATTGATAAGAATTACCTTAAGTTCAAAATCTTCGCCATCACCACAATAATCACTGTCAATAGTACCTGGAGTATTAAGAACAGTAACACCAAATTTAGCAGCCAAACCAGAACGAGGTCGAATTTGAATTTCGTAACCATTTGGAATATTTACATTGAGACCAGTGGGAACAATCAAAGTTGAATGAGGAGTAACAAGAGTTTGCTCATCATAAGAATCTTTCAGCCAAGCACAAAGATCATATCCTGCTGCACTTTCTGTAGCCTTCTTAGGGATAATTGCATCCTCACGAAAAGCCTTAATTTCAACTGTTGCTTTGTAACCACTAGGACCTGATACTGATACCTGTCCACTTCCTGATGCTGCCATGTTAAATACCTTCCTCATTCTTAATCATATCTACAGTAATCTCTTGGTCTTCTGGATTAAATATAAGAGACAATGGATGCTCACGATTCTTAAGAGCAATGCTGAAATTTATCAGTTCACGACCTTCTAAATAACGATCCATCTTTGTCAAATCTTTAATATCTTCCAGTGATAACACAGCAGTATATACTCTTTCAGACTTTACATCTTGAAGTTGAAGCCAAATAAATTGAACAATTGTAGGCTCATCTTCAGTGCCTTCATCTTCTTTCAATACTGCATCTAAAATTTTTACTTCTCTAACTACTGATTTTGCCATACAAGGATTTTACCCGTTTTTGAAGTAAAAAGAAAGGTATGTGGTACAAAACAGCTCAGAATAAATTTAACTATAATATTACCCAAGAAGGAAATTTTTTAAAAATTTCTTTGAAAAGTACTTTGACTTCTAATGGATTGCCTGAGTATCCAACTGTTAATATATATCAAAGTTTACCTGGTGGTGATTCAAAACTACAAACAGAATCAAAATCTAAGTTAACTTTGGAAACATTTAAAAATTTAGTTCAATCTCAAATCAATGAAATTTTTTCTACTGTAATGAATGTTTTTGCATTATACCCTAAAGGAGCCTTAAACACTATTGCTTCAAAGGGTCTTGATATAAATGTGGGCAAAGAAGGCGGAGGCACAGTTTTAACTAACATAGGTATTAATAAAAACTTGCCTTGGACAGGTTTGTATGAACCCACAAGTGATAAAATATTTATTAATTTCGATTATATTATGTCTTCATTAAATCATGAGATTGGACACGCTATTGATAAATCAACACGACTAGATCGTAGTAATCAAGACATGAAGAAATATCAAAGAATGGCTCCAACTGGCTACGCAAAAACGAATAAGTTCGAGGCATTTGCTGAAGGTTACGAAATATTATCATTGATGGGGTTTGAGTATAGATTCCCAGAAACTTCTGAGCAAAATATCAGACAAAATCAGTTGTTAGATATTGTAAGACAAGAAGTCAAAAAAAATCCTAGCAGCTTTAAAGATTTTGGTTCTGATATAAAATTTGATTCTTTGAAGCAAAAAGGTCAATTATCTAAATCTGATACAACTACGAACCTTAAATCAAGAAGATTGAGTACTTTAGTTGGGGCATTTCAAAATGCAATAGATAAATTTTCTGGTGACAAACACGAATATGCAAAAAATTTAATCAATGATCAACAAAAAATAAATGATATTGTAGGATTCTTGAATAAAAATGAATATTTTTTTAGTATAGAACCTGTTTCTCAAGATGAATTAGAGTTAGCACTTTACAGGTTATCTTTATCATTGGATAAAACCAAAGATCCATCTTCTTTCAATTATAAAAATTTTACTTTCAAAGATAGAGAAAAAATAAGTCCAATTAATCAACTTATAAACAATTTTTACTTACCAAAAAATATTAAAGATTTTATTGACCAACATTTGGATATTTACGAATCATCAATTGGTCAAAAAGTTATGGAATGGATGAAATATGATGGTATGCCATTTCATTTCACTCCTGACAATAAAGAATTTAGATATTTTAAAAATAAATTAATGCCCGAAGCTGTAAGATATTTCATGTCTGCAGGTTTTCCAAATAAATCTGATTTGCAAAAAATACCACAAGTTTCTTTATTGGATGAAATGGTACTAGCCAATCAATATGAATATGAAATTGGGCAAAAAATTATTAATGCCATATCAACAAAAAATTCTAAGTATATTGATGATCAGGCAAATATTGACAGAATATATCAGCAATTAATTAAGACAATTTTTCCTCCGTTGACTTTTAATAATCCTGAAGATTTTTTCTTATATGACTTCCAAATTTCACAAACAAGCAAACCAACATATCAAGGTATGCATTCGCCTTATCAAATCGCCTCAACTGCTTATACGCTAGATCCAAATATTGTCAAGCAAAAAATAAATCAAACTTTAGAGCAAGATAATTTCACTAAGAACTCATTAGAAAATGTCAAACAGAAAATTGCAAATGATTTATATATTAAAATAATGAGCTTGAAAGAAAAATATGAAAAGTTAATTCAAAATAATACAAAATTAAAAATTACTTTTCAATCAGCTATAAAGGCAATAGATAAATTGATGGCCAGCAATATAAAAATTAAAGGACCTATTTTTATGAGAATTTATAATCTCAATGAATGGTCGGAAGCCCAAAAACAAGAATTACTAAATTATTACAAATCCAAACAAGCGCAAGTTGTTAGGAAATAATATGTGGTATCGACTTGCTCAAAATCAAAATGATATTCAAGAATTAATCAATTTTTTTATGAATAAATATCCAGAAATTGTTTTAAGAATCAATGAATTTGAAAACAAAATCAAATTAGATAAAATATTCATACCAAAAGAGATGAGAGGTATGGGTATAGGAACAGAAATAATTACTGCTCTTAAAGATTATAGCCAAAGAGTAAGCAAGCCAATTGTTTTAAACCCTGAACCTGAGAAAGGCAAAAAGGGTGCACTTCAAAGATTTTATGAGCGAAATGAATTTGTAGATAATGCTGGAAAAAGAAAAGATTATGATTTGACAGATACATTTTCCAGAACTATGTACTATAAACCAAAATAAAAAAAAGAGGGGATTTCTCCCCTCTTTTTTTATGCTCCGCAGCTTTCACAATCCGGATCAGATAAAGAACATACTTTAGCAGCAAATTCTTCAGCATTAAAATCCTTCATTTGTTCTACTTCTTTAGGTTTTTCTACCTCTTGGATAGATGCACTAGAAAGATCAATTCCAAGTCCCTTTAATGCTTGTGCTTTAGGTTTGACACGTAGGTAGTACATACCTGTCTTCAATCCTAATTTCCAACCATACATGTGAGCAGAAGATAATTTACTTGGAGTAGGTTCAGCCATAAACATATTCAATGATTGTGATTGATCAATAAAATATGAACGATCACGAGCCATTTCAAGAATAGACTTGCCCTTCATCTCCCAAACTGTCTTATAAACTTCTTTGATATCAGTAGGAATTTCAGGAATGTTTTGAACTGAACCATTCTCATTGAATAGCTTCAATCTAACATTGTCACTCCAGATGCCAAGATTTACAAGATCTTCTACTAAATGCTTATTGATAACAGCATATTCACCACTCAACGTATTACGCTTATAGAGATTGGTAGTAAAAGGCTCGAAACACTCATTATTTCCAAGAATCTGTGCTGTTGAAGCGGTAGGCATTGGAGCAACAAGAAGTGAATTTCTCAAACCAAATTGCTTGATTTCTTCTTTGAGCGCTGAAAAATTCCACATACCGGAAAGATCATTTTCAGTAAGTCCCCATAGGTCATATTGTAATAAACCTTGAGATGCTGGAGATCCTTCAAAAGACGCATAAGAGCCATGTTTCTTTGCCAAATCCTTAGACGCAGTAAGAGCAGCAAAATAAATTGTTTCAAAGATATCTTTGTTCAATTTCTTTGCTTCATCTGATTCGAAAGGTAAACCCATCATAACAAAGGTGTCAGCCAAACCTTGAACACCCAAGCCAATTGGACGATGCTTGTTATTTGAATTCTTTGTTTCAGGAGTTGGGTAGAAATTTACATCAATAACTTGATTCAAATTAACTGTTGCTTGGTAAACAACTTCATATAAGAATTTAAAGTCATATTTACGTAATTTCTTATCCTTCTCACGAACTTTGCCAGATGGAATAAGTACATATTTAGGCAATGCAACAGAAGCAAGATTACATACGGCAATCTCATTCTTATCCGTATATTCTAAAATTTCTGTGCACAAATTTGAAGATTTGATTGTTCCAAGATTCTTCTGATTGCTCTTATAATTACACGCATCTTTGTAAAGCATATAAGGAGTACCAGTTTCAACTTGTGAATCTAAAATCTTTTCCCACAACTCACGAGCCTTAATAGTCTTGAGTGCTTTACCTTCAGCTTCATACTTCTCAAAAAGCTCAGTAAAAGATTTCTTGTCTGGAGAATCGTATGCATCAATCAATCCTGGAACTTGATCAGGAGAGAATAATGACCAATCACCATCAGCTTCAACACGCTTCATAAATAAGTCAGGAATCCACATAGCTAAGAACAAGTCTCTAGCACGTAATTCTTCCTTACCTTGATTCTTTCTCAAGTCAAGAAAATCAAAGATATCACCATGCCAAGGCTCAAGATAAACAGCTATTGAACCCTTACGCTTTCCACCACCTTGATCAACGTATCTAGCAGTCTCATTGAATACCTTGAGCATAGGGATGATTCCATTAGAATATCCATTAGTACCCTTAATATAACTACCTTTAGCACGAATCTTGTGAATGTTGATGCCAATTCCACCAGCAGATTGAGAAATTAACGCACAGTCTGAAATTGTCTTATAAATTCCAGGAATGCTATCATCATCAATATCAAGCAAGAAACAAGATGAAAGTTGAGGGCGATTAGTTGAAGCATTAAAAAGAGTTGGAGTAGCGTGAGTAAAAAGACCTTGAGAGAGCATATCGTAAGTCTTTTGAACCATCTCCAAATTTTCACGCCAAATACCAACAGCAACACGCATATAAAGATGCTGTGGAGTTTCTGCAGCTTGTGAATCAATCTTCAAGAGATAAGATTTACGCAATGTCATAAAACCGAAATAATCAAAATTGAAATCTCGATCGTGAACAATCATTGCATCTAATTCTTGAGAATACTTCTGAATGACAGCATAAACCTCATCAGAAATCATCCCAGCCTTATCACCAGTCTTGGGATTGATGTAGTCATAAAGCTTCTTTGCTATAACTGAGAAGTCTTTTTCAACATCCTTGTATAGTGCTGTAATTGCAATACGAGCAGCAAGTTTACCAAAGTCAGGATGAACTGTGACCATAGATGCAGCTGTTTCAGAACTTAGCTGATCAAGTTCGGTACTAGAAACACCATCATAAAGACCAGAAACAACTTTGGTACTTACAATGTCTGGGTCTACACGTTCATTCAAGCCATATGTAAGCTTCTTGATACGTGAGGAGATCTTTTCTAATTTCAATGGCTCTCTTGAACCATTACGCTTGATAATATCCATAACTAAAAGTCCTCGTCGAATGAAATTTGCTCTTGAACTTCACCAACACCACTTTTTACATAGTCAGCAACTCTCTTCTCAAAGAAATTGGTCTTATTCTGTAAAGCAATATTAGCCATAAAGTCAAAAGGGTTCTCTGTATTATAGACTTTTCCAACGCCCAAATCCATCAAAAGACGATCACAAACATACTCTAAATACTGCTTCATCAATTCAGAATTCATACCAATCAATGAGACAGGTAAAGCTTCAGTGATAAATTCTTTTTCAATAATAAGAGCAGAATTAATAATCTCAAGAATACGCTCACGAGAAAGTTTATTCTCAATGTGATTCTTGTAAAGATGAACTGCGAAGTCCGTGTGAAGACCTTCATCACGAGAAATTAATTCGTTTGAGAATGAAAGACCTGGCATCAAACCACGCTTTTTAAGCCAGAAAATTGAACAGAAAGATCCAGAAAAGAAAATTCCCTCAACAGCGGCAAAAGCAACAAGACGTTCAACAAATGATTCAGAACCAATCCACTTGAGAGCCCATTCAGCTTTCTTTTGAACAGCTGGAACTGTATCAATTGCATTGAAAAGATGGTTCTGTTCTTCTTTATCTTTAATATATGTGTCAATAAGAAGGGAGTATGTCTCGGAGTGAACATTCTCCATCATAATTTGAAAACCGTAGAAAAATTTTGCTTCTGTGTATTGAACTTCTGAAACAAAGTTTTCTGCTAAATTTTCATTTACGATTCCATCAGATGCAGCAAAGAAAGCTAGAACGTGCTTTACAAAATGCTGTTCTCCTTCATTTAGCTTTTCCCAATCAGTATAATCTTGTGCTAAATCAATTTCTTCAGCAGTCCAGAAAACTTGCTGTGCCTTCTTGTAATAATCCCAAATGTCATGATGTTCAATTGGGAATAAAACGAAACGATTTTTATTCTCTTGAAGTATTTTTTCCATAGTTTTGACAATAAAAAATATCTGAAAGAAAACTATCAGATATTTTTTATCCCTTCCTTTAATTAGTATGAGGTATTAATTGTAATTCTGCAACTCAAACGGGTCTAAATTTTTAAGCTTTTTGATTAGTTCTTCCAGCCTCTTCTTATATAATCTGTTTGCAATAATATAATCTAATAATTTTTCCTGAACTGTAGATTTTTCTAAATCTTTTTCATCTAATGTTTCTAAAATTTCATCCACTTTTTTATTAAAACCAGAGTCCAAAATAGATTGAGCTTTAGAATCATCTGTCCTAAAACCAGATGGATGAATGTCTAAAGATGACAACACAAACGATGAATTTAAGTCCTTAGACTCGTCAATAAGTTTTGTCCAAGAATGATATTTACTGACTATACTATTCTCTTTGGGATTAGAATATTCCTCAACAAAAACGTTAATAATTCCGTTGTTTTTCTTAGCAAAATAATCTGATAGAAATTGTCTTTTTTGATCAAGCCAACTAGTTTTTCTCATCTCTTACAATGCAAACTTAATATCAATAGCAAAAATACGAGTGGAAATTCCCTTTGTTTTCTTGCCAGCAACTTCAGCACTATATTCTGATTGACGACAAACTAAAACTGATCCATTAGTCAAACTTTCAACTTCTCTGGACGCTAGTCTGAATGCTGTCATAATTGAATTTAATGCAGTAGGTCCAACAGATAAAATTCTAACATACTCGTGCTCTTTAAGTACATGCAAAATACTACGACTTAAGCCAATAGGATCAGTAGGTCTCTTCAAAGGATCCTCAGCATTTGGATCTCCTCCTCGTGCTTTTAATATCCTTGGGTCATTTGTATTATTCTTTGGTTTTTCATTTGTGGCAATAGTGCTCACAGGTTCTTCAATCTTATCCATTTTTAGTTTTCCTCAATTCCAATAAGAGACATTTTCGTCTTTATATTTTCTACAGCTTTATTGAACTCTGAAGCACTGCAGCCATATAGCTTTGAATCATATTTTAGCTTTGATGATCCATTTAGAATGGTTGAAATAATTTTATTTTCAACTTCATCTAAACTTAAATTCATTAAATTATTAATTTTATTTTCATCTTTGATGCTGTCGTAATAACAGATATTTTCATTGTCATCTTCTTCAGACATATAAACACTTAAAGCTCTAGGAGAAACAGTTTGATAATCTGGATAAAGTTCATTAAATTTTTGAAAAAGCATAGATGAATGCTTGGATAAAATATGCTTTCTAATAATTGCTGTTCTTTGAATTATCATACATTTCTCACACGATCCATCTTTTTTATTTTCACAATTTTCAAGACATTCATAGCTTCTTGGCATTTTATGAGATTTACAAAATGAACATCTTTCAAGGTCTTCTAGAATAATTCCAGTGTTTTTTAAATGATCCCAAAGAATATGATGATGATGAACTAATATATGGGTTGAAAGAGGATTTACCCATTTTTCACAAATTGGGCATTTTTGAGAGGGATTTCTTTTACCAGCATTATCAGCTTTGACTAAGTTGATATAGTTGTGTTGTAATGCGCCGATAAAATAGTTTTTGAATTCCCCACTTCCTCCATAACGAGATACTTTTCTGGTATTGCGGGGTTTCCAATTTGACAAGACATTGCAGAAAATTTTTATATAATCTGATGCAAAATCTTCTTGTGAGTCATACAAGTAATGATATTGATTCCACCATTCTTGCATATGTAGATAAGGCGGATAAAGCTTACATACTTCTTTGTATTGCCTGTCTATCCGCCATTTATTGCCTGATAGTAAAGCCTCTTGATATTTTAGAATGGCTATTTCTAAATTTTCTTGAGTCCTTATCTTTGCTTGTTTTGTAATATCCTCGTTCACTTAAGATTCCCTCGTTGATATTACAATTATAGTTACTGTTTTTAAAATTAGAAATCAACCAGAGAGTTTTATATCCTCAAGAATCATAACTAAATTATTTCCACCTGACCAATTATCTATCTCGACAGTGTAAACAACATCAACTTTGTCGCCAGGTTTAAATTCATTACAAATATATCCCCGCCTCCAAGCATTAGCAGGAACCCAAGTTTTCTCACCATTTGATAATTTTAATTTTGCGTGTTTACCTTGAGTAAGTGGTTTAGCTTCAACAAGAGTCATATTCTTTGTGATGAAGATTGGATTATGATTACCACTACCAAAAGGTGAGATTTTTGAAAGATGAACATATGTCTTAATGTTCAAATCACCAAATGGCATACGAGCATCAATATCAATAATCTTTTCAGAAGATGGTTCTCCCAATCTATCTTGAGCATAATTATTCAATGCTGCTCTCATTGCTGGAATATTATCTATAGCAAGTTCAAAACCAGCAGCAAAAGCATGACCCCCACAAACAGTAGAACCATCTGCTCTTTTCTTGAATAATTTCCAAGCCTCTTCTGACTTGAGAGCATCCAAGATATTAAAATCACGAGTGGAACGACAAGAACCTTTAGCATATCCATCCTTCTTAAATGAACAAACCAAAGTAGGCTTGTTGTACATTTCTGCAATTTTGCCAGCAATTAAACCAATCAATCCTGGATGCCAATCTTCTTCACCCAAAATCAATATATGCTCTTTCTCTAAATCAAAATTTCTCTCAACAAAATCTATAGCTTGTTGAGTTGCTTTCTCTTGCTGTTCTTGTCTTTTAGTATTGGCATTGTTCATCTGCTTGGCAAGATTAGCTGCTGTTATGTCATCTTTGGACAGCATCAATGATAAAGCAGTACCAGCATCAGCAAGTCTACCTATAGCATTGATTCTTGGGCCAATTTGAAAACCAATAGTAGTTGGAGTTACATCTTTGACACCAGCAATACGAAGAAGTTCTTTTATTCCTGGCTTATTACTGTTAGAAAGAATTGAACATCCATAATTAACTATAACTCTGTTTTCATCAATCATCGGAGCAACGTCAGCTACAGTGCCCAAAGCTGCAAATTCAATTAGATTATCTACAAAATCAAAAACATTTAGCTTACGATACCTAGCTAATCCAAGCATCAATTTAAAAGCAATTCCACAACCAGCCAGATAATCAAATGGATAGCGTTCAAAACTATCTTTCTTATAAGACTGAAAATGTTCTCCTGGATAGAAAGGATCATCTCTGTTTGGATTTACCACTGCCATAGCTTCAGGCAACGATCCATCTTCACTAGGATGATGGTGGTCAGTGATAATCAAATCAAGATTTTTCTCTTTTGCATATGCACCAGTTTCAAATGCAACAATTCCACAGTCCACGCTCATAAGAAGAGTTGCACCAGAAGCCAAAGCCTGATCAACAGAATGCATCTTGATATCGTATCCATCTTCCATTCTGTGAGGAACTTTGTATTCTATATTTGCTCCCATTTTCTCAAGAGCAGTGACAACAATTGCAGTGGAAGTAATGCCATCCACATCATAGTCGCCCCATACAAAGATCTTCTCACCTGTATCGATGGCTTTGCTAATTCTTTTGATAGCAATTTCAGCATCAGGAAGAGTCATTGGATTATGAAGTTTATTAATTTTAAGATCTAAAAATTGTTCAGCTTTGTCTACTGAATCAATTCCACGAGTAAGCATAACTTGGGCTACAGGAATAGGTATCTCAAGTTCATATGCAAGTTCTTTAACTTCTTGCATACTACATTCTCTCATTTTCCAAACTGTTTCAATTCTATCCATTTTCAGCCCTTATACTTAAAGTTTTCTTACCAGAGTCAATCATCTTCAAAATAGTTTCATCAAGAAGAGATACATCAAATTTTTGTGCAAAGTCATCAGGATCCATACCAGAAGGAAGAAATATTCTAATAGCTTTCAATCCCAATTCTTCTATTTTGCTGATTACTTTTTCTGATGCAATTTTGCCAGCATCATCAGCATCCATAAGAACAACTAGATTATCACAATATCTGGAGGCAAGAGCAATTTGATGATCAGAAATAGCAGTTCCACAAAGGGCAACTACATTTTCTAAACCATTGTCATAAAATGAATAAACATCAAAGTATCCTTCTGTCAATATAAGATAGTTCTTTTGACGTGCCATTGTTTTTGCTACATCAAGAAAGAATAGATTTTTATTCTTTTGATATGGCTCGTTTATCCATTTGCCTTTATTCCATTTGTTGATTTTGTCAGCACATTTAGCAGGTTCGTGCCCATAAAGATCCCAAAATGCTTGCACTGTTTGTTCTCTTAAATCTGGAATTTGTCTGCCAGCAAGAGCAATAAAATTACCGTGAACATCTCTAATTGGAACGATCAATCTGCCTTTTAATAATGGAAATTCATACCTTGAATAAGAAGGGCAGAATGCAATAAGATTATTTTGGATAATTTTGTTAGATAAATTTCTAGTTTGGAAATAATCTTGAACAGTTTTATTCTCACCAAAGTTGCGGAGAAATTGATTATAGTTCAATTCAATGCTGTTCATCAGTTAAATTGTATCATTAAAGGTAGAAAAATCAACTCTTGGGAAAACTATAATATCATTTTAGTCTAGGTTGTAAAAATGAACAAATTTCAAAAATTAGCTCAATTAAATAGAGATATCGAATTATTAGAGAATGCTGGCAAAATCAAAGCAGCAGAAATATTACATCAGAAGTTTATTAAAGAGGCACAGTATGCAATGCCTCAAATGATGACCACAATGATGCCTCAAATGATGATGCCACAAATGATGCCAATGATGATGCCTCAAATGATGGCAAGACCAATGATCGCTCCAACAACTCTAGCCAAACCAGTTGTTGCACCTGCACAAATGCCTGTAGCTCAACCAAGAACAACTCCTGTTCAAACAATAGGCCCACCAAATCCAGGAGTAAGCCCAGCTCCAAGCCCTGCTCCAGCTCCTAAACCGAGCCCTGGAAATATGCAGATAGCACCATTACCTTCACCTGCGCCTGCACCTGGTGGACAAGTACAGCCTCCTTACGAAGGAAGTAATACAAATCCAGGTGGACAAAATGTACCTCCTCCTACTCCACCTCCAACTCAGTATGGTGATAAAAATAAAAAAGATCAAGAACTGCAATATTTAGAAAACGAATTGCAAAGATTACAGCGAGAATATGGTATGGATTGTGGACCATTTGCAGCACAGTGCAATACATTGAGAGGAATGATTGATAAAAATAAAGGTGGATCAGTAGCAAAGAGTTAATTATGAATAAATTTATAAAGTTATCAAAAATCAACAAAGATATTGAATTATTAGAAACTTATGGAGATTTCAAAGCTGCAGAAGTGCTTCATAAACAATTTTTAAAAGTATCCCAAATTGTATCCAATGAAGTAAAAACTCCTGAAAAATTTATGGATGAGTTGTTTCTTTTGGCTCAAAATCCAAATGAAGATTTTGAAAATTTAGTCAAGTGGTATCAAAATGATCCAGGCCGATATTCTGAAGAAGAAAGAGAGTATATTGATAAAGCTATAGAAAAAGCCACTGATCAAAGAAATAGATTGGGTAAATTTACAACTGTAATAGATCCAGATAATCCTACTTTAAGACCTGAAAAAAATGAAAATGTGGAAGATACACCTTCTGGTAATTCTAACACTGATATTACTATTAATAAACCCTCTGGTCCAAAAATGCCTATTCTTGATGAAAGAGAGCAAGGTTATGTATACAGAAGAATTATTGGTCAAATCAAAGAATTGCTCAAAAATAAGAAGAAGTTTAAAGCTGACAAATTAGCTTTAGATTATCAAGATTTTTTTGAAAATTCTGCAAGAAACGAAGCTTTTGTAAAACAAGTTAACAGAATATACAAAGATTTCAGAAAAGCAAGTCCATTACCAATGATGTAAAAAAACCCCTCTTTCGAGGGGTTTTTTAATTATTCAAGCATTTGTTTTGCAGCAACATCAAAATCAATGCCACCATCGTCACCATCATCATCGTCTTCATCAATATCGTCAGAAGATGGACCTTTACTGATCGCTTCAACAAGATCAGCAAGTGGTTTTCCAACTACTTTCAAACGTCCACAAATAAATTCAAATGCCGTAGTAGAATTATCATTACGAGTACGCTTTTCAGGAGCTGGTTGAGTCATTAAAAGTTTGCAGAATTCATATGCATCTTTAGATTCTATAACTTCTCCAGTATCAATGTTCGTGTAAATAAACTTCTTACGAACTTCCTTGACGTATTCAAACCCCTTGGCCTTAGCCTTATAGAGAAATTCATCAACAGGATTTGTAGTTTCATCATCAGTGAACATAATTTTGAATTCACCAGTGACACCAGGTTGACCATAACGAGTCTTCATAACAAGAACTTTGCTCTTGCCACCAATTACGACATCTTTACCTTCAGCATCTTTCTTGGTAACTTGTCCAGCAGCACCATTGATCTTATTGATCCATAGGCGCATGTGAGTGAAGTAGTTCATAGCATTACCACCAGAAGCAGTTTTTGCCATTGTCCCAGGCATCACTCCAGCACCCATATAGAGCTGATTGATAAGTACAACAATAGTTCCAGATGCAGCAGTTTTAGCAGTTAAATCTTTGGTTAATCTTTTTACAAATCGTGCATGAAGTCCAATTGTTTGAACTTGCTCCATAGACTTAACTAATTCATCATTTGGTATCATTGCTGATATAGAGTCAACAATAATTACAGAATAGTCTCCAGTTTCAACCATAAACTTGAGCAATTCACCGTACTTTTCTGCGGAGCCAACGTTTTCAACAAGCAAAAGTTGAGCAGTGTTGACACCACAAGATAAGGCACGTAAAGGATAATATGAATTCTCAACATTGAAGAAAGCACACTTCTTACCCAATTTTTGAGCTTCAGCAATCAGCTTGTAACCAAGCCAAGTTTTGCCAGATTGTGATTCACCACAAAATTCAATCAATGTGCCAGCAGGAATTCCCATACCTGCGCCAAGGATTGAATCAACTTCAAAAACACCTGTGGGAATAAATTCAATATTCTCTACATCACCAGACTTAACACACTTTTCATCAATTCCAAGTGCTTTAAGTTTTTGTTTCAATAAACGCTCTTGATCTTTATCAATTGCTTCGTTTAGTTCTTTTCTAGCCATAATTTATCCTCAAAAAAGGGATGGAATAAATCCATCCCTTTTATCAATTACTTCTTGCCCATCCATCCAAGAGAAGGAGCATCATCATCACCTTCTTCGTCATCCTCATCTAAGATAACAGCCTTCTTAGCAGGACGAGCTGGTTTTGGTGCTGGAATAAATTCTTCCTCATCATCATCTTCATCTTCAACAACAGGCGCTGGTTTAGCAACAACCTTTGGAGCCTCTACTGGAGCAGAGACCTTGTAAGAATTTGAAGATACTTCAGAATCAGCATTCTTTGGAACAGTGAATTTGAAAATCTTGAGCAGAGGAAAACCATAGGTAAAGAAATCTTCCCATTCTGGCATATTAGGATCATCTTCACGATCGTTGTTGTAATTTACACGCTCTGCCACAAGATCTTCTGTTGATGGCTCACCAGCTTTACGAAGAAGCTCAATCATTTCATCAGTAATGTAAGTTGGCTTGCCTTCAAAATATAGTGTGTAATCAACTGAAAGAGGAGCTGGTTGACCTGTAGCGGTAGCAGTAATCTTTACGCAAGGAGAATTGCGAGTACCATAGTGACGACCATCGCCATCTTCATTCTCAGCATCTTCATAATTCTGAATGGTTTGTTCAGCAATACGATTGAAAATGCTCTTACCCTTCTTTAGGATCTTTGCTTCCCAGGAACCATCTTCTTGCTTCTCAAGAACATTCTGGGCATACTGTGTGGTACCAACATAACCCATTTTCTTCCAAGGACATTGCTTTGGATCATCATGTCCAATTCGAACAAAGGACTTGTTCAAATCAGCATCTGGAAATGGTACACGTTGAGTCTTACCACGAAGGGAAGGATCATTGTTAGGGTTTGGAATATAAACCTTGTCAGTGAATTCAATAAATGAAATTGGGTCACCGATAAGCTTCAGACGACGGACAACCTTTGGTGAGTCCTTGACTGAAAGATTTACGAGAATATCCTGCAAGCGAGGAAATGAATTACGAGGAGTTGATGGATTTGGCTGTGAAGCAACCATCTTTGTAGCAGAAACACGTCGAGTCATTTTATATTTTCTCCAATTGGGCTCTTCCGTCCCACATTTATTAGTTTACTGTATGTTTTTAGCTGAAGCAATAGTAATTCAAAAATATTTTCACATTCTTGAATTTCTAGTTCTTACTGTAGCATTTCCCTTATTCATAGGAGTCTTATCTTTCGCAAAAAGATTTGACATTCCCTCGTTATTAAAGGATTGGTTGATTCTGGATAAAGCTTGATGCTCACGCAAAATTCTATCCATTTGAGATGCTGCAAATTCAATATTTTTTAAATATTGCTCCAAATATGTTAGCAGCCTTTTGGAATTTGTCATTGGAATGACAAATGGGTGTACAGTGAAAGCAGCATTAGCCTCTTTATCCTTTGCTGTTCCTGTAGATAATTTGATAGCCATTTCTCGAAGGTTTTTGTGCGCTTGAGAAATCATTTCATAGTGTGCAAAAACAACAGACATAATTTCAGTCAATCTGTTTCTGTATTGAACTTGCAAAGCATAGGCAGCTGAAAATGATTCAAATTCATAATCATCTTTGCTTGGAATAGAAATATCCCATTGCCTTACTTCAGTGCGAATTTCAATTTCATCATAGTGTGGAAGAAGACTAATTGCATCTTGCCAAATCTGAACTTCTTTTGCAAATGAATCTTCAGTGACACCTTTAAGACGACTTACTAAATCTTTTGAAAAATTAGGATCCTGCCAAGAAACTGTTTCTGGCATAGGCGACCATTCTAAAGTTGCAAGTAAAACTGATTTTTCTTCATCAAAATCTTCATCTTCCTCAGAGCTGATTTTGAATTCTGGATCGTCGTATTCTTCGTATTCGTCAAAAATTCCCATAATAATTCCTAATCAAACAATCCATCACTCAGTAATGTTTTAACAGATGATGAAGTGGATTTTGTTTTTCTTTCTTTGTTGTTAATTATATCATCATATGACACAGAATTTTTCTCTGCAAGTTTCTGCATCCTTAAAGAATTCTTTTCTTCTTTGTTTCTTTCTGCAACAATATTGTCCCAGTATTCCAAGAAATCTTCTACAACTTCAAATTGCATAGTATCTGGCAAGCAACTTAGTGCATCATGTTCAGCCAGGAAAGCCACCATTCCACGATTAGGTCTAGCTCTGTATGCCAAGTCTTTGCAATCTTCATAAGGTTGATGTTGAACTATATCAATTGCTCTTGCTCCGACACCCTTAATTGCAGAAAGAGGAAGCAAAATCTCACCCTTCTTATTTACAGTAGTTTCAACACCAGACTCATTTACATTTGCTGGCTTTACTGTAATTCTATCCATACTGCATTCTTTAAGTAATACAGCAAGTTTATCTTCATCAAGCCTATCTATTTGAATACAAGCAGCCAACCACTCAGAAGGATAATAATTACGCAAATAAGCAGTGTAATAAGAAAGCAAAGCATAAGAACAAGCGTGAGATCTATTGAAGGCATATCCTCCAAATTTAGCCATTAATGCAAGTACTTCATCAATAACTGGTTCAGGAATTCCACGCTCTTTACTCTTTGTAGCAAAAAGATTACAAACATCATCAAAATCTTTACCAGACTTCTTTGAAATTGCTTTACGTAGTTTGTCCACTTGTTGCCAGGTAAATCCAGCCATATCACGAGCCAAGAACATAGCTTGCTCCTGATACACCATAATTCCATATGTCACTGAAAGATGCTTCTCAATAATAGGGTGAGCATACTTGATTAATTCTGGATGTCTTTTACCTTCAGCATATTGAGGAATATAATCCATAGGACCAGGACGATAAAGAGCAGCCACAGCAATCAAATCTTCAACATTAGAGGCGTTTACATCCCGAAGAGATTGTTGCATTCCTTTTGAAGCAAATTGGAAAACACTAGCAGTTTTTCCCCTAGCATAAATGTTCTTAAAAATTTTAGCATCGTCAAGATTGATCTTTTTGAAATCAATTTCTTTATTATGAAGTCTCTTTATATGTTCAAGACAAAGAGCAACTTGATGAAAAGCAGCTAGTCCAAGAAAATCGTACTTTACCAAACCAACACGTTCTACATTTTTCATATCGTATGCAGAACACAAGTTTCCCTTACTGTTTTCTATAGGGGCATTTAAATAAATTGGTTCAGAAGATACAAGAACTCCAGAAGCGTGAACACCAAAGTTAGAATATGTACCAACCAATTGAATAGCGCTATCTAATTCTTCTTGCCACTGGTTATAGTAATGTTTGAACTCCTCATTTTCTTGAATAGTTTCTTCAATTGTTGTTCCTGGCTTTTTAGAAATACAAGCAGAAATCTTTAAAGCCTGATTGTGAAAATCATTAGGATATGTATCTTGAAACCTTGTAGAGGATTTCAAACATCCTACTACAGAGTTTTTTGCAGCATATTTACCCCAAGTTCCAATTTGAGCAACATGATCATCTCCAAATCTTTCTTTAGTCCAATCAATAACTTCAGAGCGACGTGAATCATCAATATCTGTATCAACGTCAGGAAGGGCAGCAACTTTTGAAATTACTAGACCATCTGAAGGCATTTCTTTCGTAATTTCAAGAATATGAGCAGTCCAAAGTTGAGAATCATTCTTCTTTGCTTTGATTCCCATTTTAGCAAGGTTATAAATATAAGATGATAAACCTTGATTTTCTAATACCCATAATTCTTTCTCAATTTCAGGCTCATATTTGCGATTTTCTGGAAAAAATTCTAGCCATTGTTGAGTAATCTTCCTTAACTTCTTACTGTAAGGAATTTGATCCATATCACCATACTCATTAATAAATTGAGATGCTGGAAATTCAGATATATCTACTTTGTATTGAGTTCCACGACCAGGATTCAAGAAGCGTTCAAACATCAAGTTCCAACGTACTGGATCCACATTACAAACTTCAAGACAGAAGTTTACTAATGATCCAACACCAGAACCACGAATACCAAAATGGATATCCTTATGCTTCATAAATTCAACTAATTCTCTTTGAATCAAGAAGTAGTCAGTAACACCCATGTACCAAATTTGGCGCAATTCACTATCAAGACGGGCTAAATAATTGTTTGAGAATAAGTTAGCCTGACGTAAACCAGAAATACAAAGAAAGGCTAAATACGCTTCATTTGCTTTGTGATGAGGTAATTTGGATTTCCAGAAATTATTAAACTCTTGATTGTCTTTAGGAATACGAGCAGCTGGAAGTAAGTGGGGAACATCAAGTTTGAAGAAATCTTCTACCATCTCTGAAATAAGAACAGAATTTTTTAAAGCTTCAGGCACACTTGATCCAAAAACCTTGTGCATTTCATCATAAGGTTTTAGATAAAACTGATGACTGCCATAAGCTTCTTTCTTACCATTCTTTTTATCTGTTCTGCTGTCTCTTTGGTCACGCATCTGAATTAAGACATCGTGAATTTTCCAGTCTAACTTGTCAAGATAATGTACATCATTAGATGCAACAACAGGAATGTCATATTTATTAGCAAGATCTAAAAGAAATGGCATATTATGAGCTTGTTCATCAATTCCGTGATGCTGCAATTCAACAAAATAGCGATCTTGAAATACATTCTTAAATCGATTTATAACACGATTTGCAAGATCAACATCTTCTCTCATTAGGGATTGATTTAGTTCAGAAGCGAGACAGCCAGAAAGAGCAATTACACCTTCACTATGTTTTTCAATACACCCCCAATCAACACGAGGGGAATAATGAAAAGCATCTGGGTCATTGCCAAGAGCTGAAAGAGAAAGAAGATTCTTATATCCTGTTTCGTTTTGAGCAAGAAGAGTAAGGTGATTTAATTTCTTACGTCTGCCATCTTCTGTTTTACTCTTATCAAAACGATCTTCACAGGTATACACTTCAATACCAATGATAGGTTTAATAGGTTCAAAACTGCCTTGCATACGACAAGCTTCAACAAATTCAACAGCACCACCCATTTTTCCGTGGTCTGTAATTGCTGTGGCTCTGAAACCCATCTCACGAGCTTTTAATGCGTATTTAGCTGGTGTGGGTAATGCATCTTGAATAGAAAAATGCGTATGGGCGTGTAAATGAACGAAATCTTTATTAGAACTACACATATAATGCCTCTTTTGCAAGCGCCATCAAAGATAGTCATTCACTTGCTGATTTAGAGAATTGCTTTATTGCGACTCGAATAAAGTTTACCATTTTTTTCGTGGTAATGCCTTGGTTCTAAATTAAGAATTAGATTTTTATCAATCATCTTTAATGCTTTTGGACGAGTGCGCAAAGGCAATCTGTCAAACTCCAATAGTCTATAAGAATTAGAAATTTGTTTACAGATAATGTAAGAATAATTTTTCTGGATGAGTTTGAGTTTCTTGTACTCTTGCACTTGTTCATTTGTAAGGGATAATTTTGTCTTCTTAAGGGTTTTATCTATTACTTCGTGATTTTGCCTTGAAGATATATATTTGCAGCTTTTTATGGCATTTCTCACTGTAGATTCACTTTGCCCAGTGTAGATAGAAATAGTTTCTATAGCTACTGGTCTTTCATCTTCATATCTAGCAGCAAAAATACAAATCAAAAGTTCTTTGACATATTTAGAGCTTTGACTTTGAAGAGCCGATAATGGGACAGCTACAGGTTTTGATCTTGTGATTTCGGGCTTTAAGCGATTAATAATTTTGTTGATAGAAAATAAACAGACACTCTTTTTGCCAAATTTACCGTGAGGAGCTGTCCAATAAAGATCTGTTCCTTTTTTGATTTTGTCATAAACAAAAGTAGAGGAATACTGAAATACAATTTTAGCTATGTTAATGATTTCTTCGATAGGAACAATACCTGAATTATTCTCATCAACCAATTTAGAGATAGCCCAAAGAATATAAACATCCACTTCGTTGTGTTTTAAAACTTGAGCTATAACTTCAGGATTCAGGATAATCGTTTTGGACATTATTAGCTAGATCTTCTAAAATTTTATTTGAACCAGACCAGAAAATATACTTGTAAACATCTTCTTCAGTATATCCTGGATTTTCAGCCAACATTAGCTGATGAATAAAATAGATTTTATTAGCTAAATGCCCATTAACAAGAATGTTCACTGGAATTTCATCAGGAGCATCATTAAAAGTTTGTTTTAGTTTTTCAATAATTTCAATGCTGTTCATTTAGTTCTCCCATCTTTATTTTTGCACTCTTGATAAAATTTTTCCATAAGATATTTAAATTCTTAAAGTTTTCTTTGTGTAAGTCTTCATCTATCTGCTTATAAACACTATCAGTCCAAGTGATGAATTCAGGATTATAATTATTAAGCCGTTCGTATTTTTTAATCTTTTCAGAAAAAGAAATTAAGAAATCTACCTCTGATAAACCGCCAGGATAATTACTAGCATTATTTTCTTTCTCTAGATATTTCTTGATTGTATTGCTTACTTCTCTCATAAGATATTTGACATCAAAATCAACAGTTTCGACATCAATTTTAGCAAATACAGAGAGTTTATGTATTGCTTCTACAAAATTCAATCCTTCAACATCCTGAACAAGTTGAATTAAGTCTCCAGTAGCACCACAGCCAAAACAATTGTAGGTGTTAGTTTTGGTATTGACACCAAAAGAAGGGTTACCATCATCGTGATTTGGCATGGGACATCTTGTATTAGCCCAATCAGTATGTTTTGATATTATGAAGTCAGAATCATACTCAGACTCCATAAACTCCATGATATCAATCGATTTTACTAAATTATCAATAAAATTACGTGTGATTGTAGCTTTATTCATAAATCATCCAGTCTGGCACTGAAAGTTCTCTATTATCATCAAGATTCAAAGGTACAAATTCTTCTTCATCTAGTTCAAGCACATTATCAACAACAGTGCCATCATTTGAAATAATAGTAGGTCGTCTTATAGGAGTTTTGCCATCTGGGCGATCTGTTTTGGGAACTTCCTTGACAACTGTATTACCAGTTGCAACACCGTGCAATGCTAATATCTGTTGTTGCTCTTCTTCATCTAATTCAGTGACTTTGTTATATTCTCTGTTCATACGAATAGGAAATGGATTAAACCAAGCATCACGCATTTTTACAGGATGAAGAATGCAATATCCGTGCTCACGATTAGGTTCCATGGCAATAGCATAGGTACAAAGGTGCATAAGGTTTTGACCTCCAGATGCTGCAGCCTGATCATAAGACATGAATTTCTTCTCATCTTTAGACTTACGAGAATCTCTAATTGTATCCCGATTAATCTGTTGAGCAGTAAGCACTGGAATGTTATATCTTTTAGCTAGTAAGAATAATCCCTTAACTGCTTGAGATTGATTTTCCCAATCTTTTGCTCCATTAACTGCCTTACGTACAGTCATATTTCCGATATAGTCAACAACAAGAAGATCTGGCTTGCCTTTAGTGTTAATCAACTCTCTAATTTTCTGATCAATATACTCTGGCGTAGGATCTTCCATATTGACATCATATTCAAAATATGGACCATTCTCTTGTGTTTTTAATCCATCATAAATTGTCTTCATTTCATCAGGAGAAAGATCTGTGCCTTTGATTTGATCATAAGGAATTTCGAAATTTAATGAAACATGGCGAAGCAAACAAAGCCAAGAGTTCATTTCAAAAGAGAGATACAAAACTTTCTTCTTGCCAACTTTATTAGCATGAAGAGCAGAGTTTAAGAGCATTACACTCTTACCACCAGAAGAAGGAGCTAGAAAAACAATAATTTGTCCAGGCATCCATCCAAAAGTTTTAGAGTCAATGTTGCTTATCCCACACTCAATACCTTTAAATAATTCAGGCTGTGTAAGACGCTTTTCATATTCTTTCTTGAAAAAATCAGCGCTATTAGAAACATCAAAGTTCTGAATCTCTGAAAATTTTTCAGAAAGTTCATCTTGTATATCATCAAGATCTTTTTGAATAGCTTCTACAGTTTTAGAAAGATCGCCATTAGCAAGAAAAGAATTGGAAGATTCAAAAGTTTTAGTAAGTGTACGCAGACCCTTATTTTTCTTTAATAAACTAGTAACCTCATGAAAATCATTCTCATCAAAATCAAAATTCTCAATCTCATCCCATAAAGAAATATATTTTCTACGAGTGTAATCTTTAATATTGCTTTCATTTAAAGAAGATTCAAGAACAAAGCCAGTGAGCAAACTTCCACCACTTCTTTCCCAGTACTTCATTATAAAATCGTACATTTTCTGGGTGTAAGAAGAAGTGTCGCTAGGCTCTATGTGAACGAAATGATCTTTTGTAATTTGACGTGCAAGAGCCTTATCCATACACTTTGTACTTTTAGTGATGGATGATAAAAACATAATTTCTAATGAACGTTGATCTAATTTCATCTTGCGTAAGGCAACCTTATCGTAATACAACTGCGAAGTAAAGAATTCCATCCTGATCCTGTTGAGATGTTTGAAGTTCCATACGTCAATAAAATAAAAGGTTTACCAGAATTTACTCTCGATTTTGATAGTCTATCCAAATTTTGTGGGAATTGAGGGTGGGTTTGCTTGTATTGTTCAATACCATCAATAACGATAAAATCAAGATTTTTGAATTCTTCGTTCATCTTGTCAAATTCATCTTTTTTATCAAAATCACTTAAGATGCTTATAATTTCAGTCCAATCATAATACTTGGAAGACAAGCCTTTTTTGATAGCAGATTGAACTAAAACAGCACCTATGAATGTTTTGCCACTACCATTCTTGCCATCAAAAATAATTGAAGTAAGTGGTGTCCTGATGTTTCCGGTATGACGAATATTTGGAGGATCATTATTGACAATATCAATCAAAAACTTCTCAAAATACTTTAGTAAAAGTAATACTCGTTCACTAGTTTTAGATTCTTGGCCAAGATCTCTTCCATGAGCGTCTGCACGAATGTTCCAATCATCCAAGCTTTTACCAATATAAACTCTTGGAACATTGGCCTTGACATATAATTCTCGGAGAAATTTTTCTTTCTCACAAGAACACATTACAGATTTACCCTTGTAATTTGTAGTGTAACCAAAATAATCACAAAGAGCACAGCCAATACCTTTATTCATTCTAAGGTTTCTAGCGCTATTTTGTAAGTTTTCTTTTAAATCATTTAGACCCAATATATCTTCAAAATTAGGTTCAGCCATTACAAATCATCCTCGTTCCCATTGTATCTCTTAATTTCAGAATTGCTACTGGATGCATTTCGTGCTCTTTCACTAGCCCAAGATCTCAAGTATTGTATCTCTTCTTTCATCAATTTAGAAATGGGAACGGAATCTTTAATTGCGTCTGCTATATCGGATGTAATAATTTCTCTTTTGTTATCACTAAATGCTTCATATAATGCTGCTTCTATGGCTGCTTCGATTTCAGCTCCAGTAAAACTTTCAGATAAATCTGCTAATAATTCCAAATTAAAATTCTTAGGATTTCTGTTTCTTTTTTCAAGGTGGATTTTAAATATAGTTTTTCTTTCCAGTAATTTAGGAAGATCTACAAAGAAAATCTCATCAAATCTACCTTTTCTTAATAATTCTGGCGGTAAGGAAGAAACATCATTGGCAGTAGCAACAACAAATACTGGAGATTTTCTATCCTGCATCCATGTGAGCCAAGAACCCAAAACTCTTGAAGTTGTACCGCCATCAGTTGTGCTAGATGCTTTTGATCCAGACATACCCTTATCAATTTCATCACACCAAAGAATACAGGGGGCAACAGATTCAGCCACTTTGAAAACCTGTCGCATATTTTGTTCAGAACTTCCAACAAGACCAGAAAATACTTTGCCCATATCAAGTCTTAATAAGGGGAAATTCCAGAATGATGATATTGCTTTGGCGAATAATGATTTGCCAGCACCTTGAATACCTACAAGTAATATGCCTTTAGGATTTGCTGGCAATCCATAGTCCAATGCTTCTAATGAAAAAGCATCTTTACGTTTTTCAAGCCAAGATTTTAAACCTGACAAACCACCAATACTATTCATATCAGTGGGATCATCAATCCAATCTAATAAACCTGACTTACGGATAATATCTTTCTTTTGTTGGATAATTGATTCTGGTAATAAAGAAGTGTGCTTGATCATACAATATGTACAAACTTGCTCACATTCAGATATGGTCAAACCTCTGAAACAATTGACTACATTGTCTAATTCTTCTTTGATGTATGATGTTTGAAATTTAGCAGCAAGGTCAGGTCTTTTAGATGCTTTTTCTAAAAGATATGTAATTTTTTCTGTTATTTCATCTTTACTAGGAAGTGGGAAATCAATTACAGGAACAGACTTTTCTAGATCTGTTGGTAATTCTAGTATTGAAGAAAGAATAATTATTGCTTTGTTCTCTGTGGAAAAATCAAAGCTTAAGTTTTTCAATTGGCGGACAACTTTTATTTCAACTTGTCCACGATAGTTTCCAGAACCAAAAAATTTGTTGTAATCTTTAAGTACCAGTATACAAAATTTATTCTTTGGTACTATAAGTTTTTTGAACCAGCCCAATACTTCTTCTTGATCTAGTACACAATCAGAAGCTTTTGCGGGTAAAAATTCTGGGAAAGTTGAATGAAGTCCAGAAACAATATCCCATTTTACGAGATCCCAAGAAGTATCAGCTTTGGAACATAAATTTTCCAAAGCTGATATTACTCTATTTTCTTCTTGAGATACTAAATATAAGACAGTTCTTTTAGATCTTATTAGCAGCTCAATTTCATCTATTGTTTGATTGCTGTCCATTTATAAACTTATCGAATTGAAATCTTGGATTACCTGGATAATCTTCATCTCTCCACCAGGTTTCTTCCTTGTATTTAGCAGTGTATTTAATAAAAATTTCACGCCAATCAAGCATTTCAAATTCAGGAAGATATGGTGATCTAGAAACAGATTTTTGGAAAGTATCAGCAATCAGTTTCTTTTCTTCAGCATTACCTTTAGAGAGTGTCAAGAAAAGTTGATTCAAGCCAGAGGTAAAATCTTCTTTGCTAATATTTTGTGTATTAGCGTAGTAAGAGCAAACAATAGGAATTCCAAACTTTGAAAACAATTCTTTGGACCTACCAAGCTTTGCCAAATTCTTTACTTCATCATAGATATCAATAAGAGGAGTGGTACTACTTGTGTTGATTATGTCTTGATAATAACGATTCAAATAGTGAGGAAATTCCATAAGTAAGAAATGTCCTGACCTTTGCATAATCACAGTCTTGTTTGTGAAGCACCAATCAATAAATTTCTTGGTCCATTCATTCTTGTCTAACTTATTGTCTTCCATAAAATCAGCAATTATGTTGATGATTTTATTGTCAGATGTGTAAGTGACTCGATAGACCCCATCAAATGCTTTCTTGTATTCATTTAAAAAATAGTCAGTGAAGTGCTTGGCAGTCCAATCCTTAAGATCTTCAGGTGCTTCTTTGAGTGTCTTAACTACAGGCTTTTTACGCTGACGTTTATTAGCTTGAAATGGGTTGACCAATTCAGATTGTAGAGGAACGTGTTGCATATAAATACCTTTTACGAAATCATAAGTGGGATCTTTTACTGTTTTCATTTTTTTGCGCTTATAGCCAAACTTTGCATTTCAAGGATATCATCTCTAGATGCAAGTTTGATCTTAGCAATACCATCCTCTTTATAAACAAGATAATTCTGTGCAGAAATTTGAGAAAAACTTTCAGCAGAATGGGTAATTAATATCACTTGCAATCCTAATTCGGCAATATATCTGTCTAAAAATATGAGCAATTGTCCCATTATTCCATCTTTAGAAACAGCAGAGAATGCTTCATCAAGTACGTAAACACTATCATAGTTGTTGTAGGTTCCAAATGCAAAACGCAAGAGGACACTAACAATCTCCATCAAGCCTCCACCATTAGAACCCTTGATTGGGCGCTTAGATCTTTTGCCATCATGCAATTTCTCAACACAAGGTAAGATAGTAAATAGACCAGTGTTTTCGCCTTCTTTGCTACTTACTTCTTTCAATTCCAAAGAGAATACATAGTCTTCACCATACATTTCTTTTAATGCTGCGGTGACGATTTCTTCAATAGATGCAAGGGCTTGAACTCTAGTGTCAGCAGCTTTCATACGTAAAAATATCTGCCCCTTTTTATTATGATCTTTTTTAGTTTCAAGTTCTAGCAATTTAAGTTCTTGTTCTTCTAAAAGGGCTGCAAGGGCGTTTCTTTCAATTTCGAGTGCAATCAAGTTTCTTTCAATTTTGTTGCACTCTTTCTTGATTTCTAATAAGTCCAAGATTATTCTCCTGTGAGCTCTTGGAGTTTCTCTTCAATTTCTTGAAGTTTAGCTTCTAATTCAGATTGTTTCGTAGCCATAAGTTTTTTAAGATCTTTTGGCTTACAACCAAACTTCTCTTCACAGGTATCTACAAGTGTTTGAAAGTCAACTTCTAAAGCATCAAGTTGTTCAGTCAAGGTTTGAACTCTGCCTTCTGCTTTACCTTTCTTGTTCTTGTATGATTCGATTTGATCTAAAATTTCTTGAGCGGTCATTTTTCATTTACCTTTTTAACAGCATCTACAACAATGTTAGTAATTTCTTCACCAATTTCTGATTGTTCTGCCATTACCTTTAAAGCAGCTAGTTTATCATCCAAAGATGTAAATTGCCAAGTGTGAGTTCTCATTTGGGCAACTTTTATCTTAAATTCTAAAGTATCTTTTTTCAAATCTTTAGCAGCCTTTATTTCATCTAACTTGAAAACTTCACTAGCTGGCTTTGCAGATTTAAGCTTGAGATATTCTTCATTGAGAATTTCACCATCAAGAGTGTAATCTAGGATAAGAATTTCAATATCTTTCTCTAAATTGTCTCTTGATGCAGAATAACGACTAATTGCACCTGGGTTGATAAAACGCTTACCATCACTTCTAGTTTGCTTCATTTCGTGGTGAATATGCCCTGAAATAACCAAAGAAGTATTAGGATGCAATGGAGTGTCTTCAAAAAGAAAAGTATATTCTCCAAAGCGATCAAGTTTATTTGAAATAGAAGCGTGACAAACCCAGATAATTGCTGGTGAAGTAGTTAAGTGTCCAGCCTTAATATCTCTATCTAATGAAGGATGATAATGAGCGAATGAAATTCCTAATGTTGGTTCGTAGTCTGTTTTGATCAAATAACCAGCAGAAATAAGAGTTCCAAGGGCTGTTTTTTCAAGATTAGATGAACTATCAAGATCGTGGTTTCCTACACAAACATAGATAGGAAATGACCAAGGTTTGTTGCCATTAGGACCACCTTTAAGAATATCTAAAGTTTGATTACGAAGAAGTGGGCCAACTTCATAAACTTCGAATAAATCACCAAGAAGGACTACAGCGTCAACTTTCTTTTCTTCAGCAACTGTAAAGCATTCAATGAGTTTGGTTCTAATTGCCAAACTATAATCATCAAGTCTGTTTTTAGGTTGCTTATCCATCAAGTGGATATCACCTACAAACATCACTTTATTTTGTTTGATAAGGTTATTCATTTTACGTTTCCACAAACATCACAAACTTCAAAATTATCTTTCAAGTATTGCTCAAGTTCTTTGATATTTGTATCGCAATCTTCAATGATATTATTTTGACTTTGAATTGCATTGTTTTTTGTATCAATATCCAAAGAAATTTCATTAAAATCATCATCAAGATTGATTATTTCATCTAGGATTGTATGTTCATTTACACATCCTGAAATTAGAGTGCCTATTACACCTTCAGCAATTTCATAAAAGACGTTGTATTTTTCTTTTGTGATTTTGAATTGTTCCCGTGTTTTAAGGATGTTCTCATTTAAAATAAGACCATCAGAAATTTCATTAAATTGCTTTTCTAATACAGGAATATTATCAGAAAGAAATTGGAATAATTTTTCAGATTTTTCTTTTTCAGCCTTGCAATCAGCATATTGCTTGCCAATCTTTTGATACTCAGCACAAAGATCGTTTATGTCTTTAATTTCTTTTTCAAGTGCTTCGTATTCCGCAATCATTTCCTTGAATTCATTTAAGTTTTTAATCTTTTGATCAAGATTTTCATACGGTTCAAGTTTTTCTTTAGTGCTTTCAATTTCACAAACTACTTTCTTGATATCTCCTGAAATCTTATTGACATCAGATCCAAGTAATGAAGCAGCTTCTTCTAAGTCATCAATTCCAAGCAAACGTGATATTTCTTTAGGTAATGCTTCGTCGGTTAAGGTTACAAGAAAAAACTTTTCTTCTTGGTTAGCTAAAGGAAGTGCGCCAGATAAAGTCTTAGGGATATGACCAAGAAATTCTGTAACATCAGTTGGAATATTTTTTGAAAATCTAGAGTGCTTTACTTTTTCTTGGCCTTCTCTTTGATATTCTATTTCATTCGTATCGCCTTTTGTACGAGAATACCAATCACCATTATTGTATGTAATTGACACTTTTGCATTTTTCTGACCTTCTCTAACATCGTATTTTCTGAAAGAGTCTAAAAAAGCAAGGTGTAAACTTCTTGAAATTGCTGACTTACCATTATCAGAACTGCCTGTGATTATATTCAGACCAGGTTTTAATTCAAAGAAAGTATCTTGGTGATTTTGAAAGTCTTGAATTCGAATTGATTTTATTTGTCTATTCATCTCACTAGCATTGTAGACAATATATCTGGAAAATGCAAGTCTATAAATTCAGCTCTGGATCTAACAATAGAATGAGGAATATCGAACACATTAGGAATCTCAATTTTATACAATTCCGCTTTGATTAACTTTACAGGATTATTAGTCATTGGACAACATTTGTTTGTCTTACCATTATGTAATTTATTGCAGCTCATACAAAGAAATTCTGTAGATTTAAAATATGGAATGAAAAAATCAACTGTAATGTCAAGTTCTATTTTTCTAAATTTTAAATATGTTTGATTATTGAAGTCTTTATAGTTATCACATATTTTTCTAAATGTCGTTCCCTTGTTGTCTACAAATAATGTACTGGGTATTTTTATCTCATAATCATTCGTAAAAACAAATTTTGTTTCTGATAAAATGCCAGGACTAGCCAAACAGCATAGGAGCTCATTGTTAATTTGTGAAAATCTATATTGTGCTGGCTTCTTCATTGGAGGGGAATGTGAAAATAAGTATTGATCGGGATATGCTACTTACTGAATTATACGATTTACGAGCAATATTGACTGAAGCAGCTTTAGAATCAGACGAAGCAAGAAAAGGCAAATTGAAACTTGATGAAATTCTCACTATGATTATGAACTCGCCACAATCAGATAATAATTCATCATATCCAAAGCCGAAATTAAGGAGAGGATAATGACTCAAGTAAGATTAGAAGAAATATTGTCTAAAGAAAGTGTTTCTAATGAAGAATTAGGTGAAATTCTCGGAGATTTGTTTCTTTCATTCAGCAAACATTTTAAAGATATCAAAAATCAAATGAACAATCTTAGTGAAGAGATTGGTGATTTAAAAAAAGAAATCCAAGTATTAGAAGATAAATCTAAACTTGGATTTGGAATTATTTTAGAGGATGAGGAAGATTAGTCTTCCTCATCGTTCATTTGCACTCTGACTAAAAATGGTTGATCTGTTTCGTAGCTAGCCCAAGTGGAAGAATTAACTTGGTAAACATCTGTGCTTCCGGTATACGGGCAGACAATATTTGGTTGGTCTTCCTTGGTATTCATTACAACATCAACTACAGCCATACGATCACGATTTTTCTTTGATGCAGATTCATTGGTTGTTGTATCAAAACCAGCATCAATAATTCCTAATGACCTCTCACCTTCTTCAGTCAGATCATCATCATCCATATCATCAAGAAGATCAATGTCATCTACTGGAACTTCAATTTCGATTGTTTCTCCATCTCTGACAACATACATCTTCTCAAACTTCATATTATGGGAATCACTATCCACTCCCATAAGTTCATCCATAGCAGCTCTTGTTTGTGCTTCAGCTGTCATTTCATCAACAATTACGCCAGCAACTTTTCGTTCTTCCATCTTGTTTCCTATGCTATATTTTTGTCAGTAAAATCATAAAGATTGAAATTTATCTTTATTGGGTAATTCAATCCACCAATAGGAATGAATGTAAATACTTCAGGTACATTCTTTTCTACCTTAAGATGAAATACATCTGATTCTTTTTTGACAGATACAAATTCAGTCATTGTAATTTTACCCTTATGTGAAAATACAAGCAATCCGTCACCACCACGAGGAGAGAAAGACATCTTCATAATTCCTGATTTGTGAGGAATTACAGTGAGCTTTATATCAGAACCATACTGACCTAAAACTGTGCCTTCAATCTTTTCTCCAATAACAACTGATGATGGAATTTTCATATAAACATCAAGAGATTTTTCTAGTTTATAATCTAACTGCAAAACATCAAGGTAATTTATTGGGTTGTTCTCTACACCTAATCTACATATGACCCGGTCATTTTGTTGAAATTCGCCCTCAATGATGCCAGATATAGTTTCTTCTGGATCTAATTTGCAGTAGACATTAAGAGGAGCAGTATTTTGTTTGGCTGTAAAGAAATTTTTAATCGAATATGCTCCCGCTCTGTCAGGCAAATAGTGAGCATTAAAAGATTTTTTCAATGACTTCACTTTAAGATCAGAATTCATATAAAACTTTTGTGGCTTATCTGTTCCATTCTTATAATGAACAAAATATCTCACTCTTGTATTTTGTGTATATTTTTTATCGTGCAGTACTCCTGACTTATTAATTGTTTCTGGGTTGTTCAAGTATAACAAATAAGATGTTTGTTGAGAATTTAAAATAAATAAAGCCGCAATCAAACATTTGATCACAGCAAATAACTTAAGAGAGAACGCCATTGTTAAACCCTCCAAGGACTAACGTTAAACTAGCTTTAATATTCTAGATATAAAGGGCTGAAAACTCCTAAAAAAGAAAAGTAATCATATCTCTAATTTGGATTTTATTTATGTTCAATTTAAACAAACACGTATTAGCTGCAGATTTATCCACTAAAGTATCTCCTGAAGACATTCCAGGAAGAACAGTTGAAGAAAAAGCTGCCTATATTTCTGAATACCTTGATAGAGAAATTGGTGAAAAATTAGCAGCTGGAGAAATTGGCATTGAGGCTGCATACAAATTATTAGCAGAAACAAAAGTATCAGGTGTACCACAACAATTTGAGTTCCTTGAAAAATACAGAAGTAACATCACTACTTTAATTCAATCAGCTTGTACTATCAAAGAACAATTAGAGCAAACAGGTTTAGATCAAAATCAAGTTTCAGAGATTATCATCAAGAAATTATTAGAGCGTGTCAATCAAGTATTTATTCCAGAATTGATTGAGTTAAGTAGAACATCAAAAAGAAATACTCCTGAAGCCACTGAAATTTTAGGAAGACTACCAGATTATCAAGATCCAGATCAAATCGCTTCTATAAAAACCTGGATTTCAAAAGAAGTTCAAAAAGAAATCAATGAAATTATTGATGAATTTAAAGAAATCAAGAGTCGTGCCTTACAGATACCTAATTTTGATGAAAATGATTTATTAGTGATGGTTACTAACACACCTGTTGAAGCACTTAAGATTTTATTCCCAGACAGAAGAAAGACATCTAAAAGCCCACTGCCATCAAAGTTTACTGATCCAACAGTTATTCAAAACGTAGAAGCAATAAACGAAGAAGTGCAGAAGCTAGTTAAAAAAACCAATGTCAAAGGTGAAAGTGGTTGGACAAAAATTCTTGCATTATCTGGAAAAATGAATGAAGAAGAAATTGCTAGATGGAAGAAATTGATAGACCATCCAGTGAATTTTAACTTATATGAAATGATTAAGAACGCTGGATTAATAGAAGAGATAAAAGTTGAAAAACCAGAAGTCATAAAACAAACTGGTTTTAGAAGTACAGAATTGAGAAATACATATTATAGAATTTTCAGACCAGAATTTGATCCAAGTACAGGTTTACCCTTTTTATCACCATCAGAAATGAAATACCTTGAAGAAAATTTTCCTGGGCAAGATGTCAGAAATATTCCATTTGAAGTAGACAAAAGAGTTAACTTCATTAAACGCTCTCAAATGACATTAAGAGACAACTACGCAAAAGATAGACTTTACGAATTTATTCAAGAAGGTTATGATGGTCCGGGATTAGCAAAAATAGTCCATTCTGATTCTTTACCATTAGACCCAGCAGGTTTAGCTATTAGATTTTATTTTGTAAGTATTTGTAAGGGTAATCTTACTCAATTTAGGAGTGATTTGAGAGATATAGGTTTGACAGAGTTGAGTGATTCTTTAGAATCTTCTAATCATTTTCCTGATCCAAATTATGATGCTTTAGGACTTACAACTAGGTCCAAACAAGAAGCAAAAATTATTCAAATTTTAAGAGAGCAATTTGGTATTGATGCTATTCCTTACCAAGTTTTAGTTCCTATTCCTACTGACTGTCCAACTAATGCCAATAATTTTGATATAGATTTTATGATATATGTAGATGTTTTAGAATATATCGATCCAATTAATTTTCAGCCAGTTATAAAGTCAAAAGTAATGTTTGTTGGAGAATATTTTGGCTATGATAGTGATGATATTAAAACAATTATAGACCAGGGTAAACCTTGGTTAGATCCTGATGGCAATGTGTTTACTCCTCCACCAAAAATTAGTACTCAAACTGGTGAAGTGATGAAAGAATATGAGCCTCTTGTACCTGGTGTCAAAACAAGAATAGGAAACATATATAAACTTAAAACATTATGGAAAAAAAGAACTTACTCTACACTTGCTCATATTGTGGGTACTGAAGCTTTGAGTTTTGAAAAAGAAGACTTAAAAATTCCATTCAATTCAATTGCCCAGAAATTAGACGAAAAAAATATTATCTATTCTTATCCAGGCTGTAGCAATACAAACAATTTTTGTAAAGCTAAAAAGATGATTGAAAATAGTGTAGATTTTGAATTGCAAGCAAATCTTGATAACCCAGAATTTCGCAAGATGATTGTAAATGATGATAAAAGAAAATGTATTCGTGCAATTGATTCTGCAATTTTACATTACAAATTACAAAATGCAGTAAAGCAAGCAAAAAAAGAATTTGTTGGCAAAGCTGGGTTTGACAGAAAAACCATAAAAGAACACCATGACTATGTTGAAAGCATCAAAAACAATATAGACAATGCTTCAAGAATAATTTTAAGTCCTAACTCATCAACAGAACAAAAGATTTCTGCTCAAAAAATGATAGAAGCTAATCAAAGAGATTTGGCTACATTAGAAAATTCTCCATTGAAACTTTTCAAATCAAGAGTTGATGAAATTTTATCTGAAAAAGAACATTTCGAAAAAATACAACAATTTGAAAGACTCAAAAATGCTATAGAAAGCGGAAATATGCCTGCTGATTTGAAAGAGTTGAGAAAATTATTGATGGGAATTGACGAGGGTATTTTTGGATTTGTTCCAGATCCAGAAAAATTATAATATGGCAATTTACACATCTAATCACATAGGTAAATGGCACTGGCTAAAATATGACAATAATATAGTTTTAGTTGAAGAATTTACATCTAATTCTGCTAGAGCCGTTCAAGCTAAAAGTTTGATTCAAGGTGATGCTGGTGTTAATGTGATGTCTTACAATGGAGTAACTCAAACGTGTACTTTGTCTTCAGATGTTTTATTACAAATTCCACAAGCAAGATTTAGCCTTAATAGTAGCGTCCCAACTGTCGTGACTCCGCCATTTAATCCTGGTTATCGTGATATTTTTGATTTATTAATTTCTGATTTTGGAATTGTAAAATCAAACTTATTTAACCAAACATTTATACAACCAAGAAATTTGCTAACATCTGCATCTATACAAATTGGCAACTCGATACGATGTACATTAAATTACAATTGTTATTTTGATCAATTATTTCAGCAAATTGAGTTTGCAGAATATTTTCCACAAAATTTTGATTTTTTAGCTAGAACAGCCAAAAACTATGATTGTAGATTTTATGCAACTGAAGGAAACGATCAAATGTTGAAAGTTTTATCTGGTAGCATAAATATAAATGTAACATATGCCAAGGTGTTTCTTTTAAATTTAGAGTCTGATTATCCATTATATTCTCCTCAAGCTTATGAAGTATCAGGAACTATCACTGTACCAACAAAAAACTGGTATGAAATGAGAGATTTATTTGATTCTAAAATTGTTTCTAATATCAACATATCTTTATTAGTTGGCAATAGATACTTAAGATTGGGACAAACAGTAATAGAAGATAGTTTAAATCTTACAATGAACGACAACTTAATGACTGCAGAAATTTCATTCAAAGGATATGCAAGAATATAATGCCAATTTTATCTGCAGAATTATTATCCAGCTTCTATGCTATATCACTAAATGGTAAAACATATATACTTGATTCTTGGAATGAAAATTTACAACAAGATGTAAACAGCAAATCTTTCATTCAAGGTGACATTGCTAACAGAGTTGTTGAAGTAAGCAACCCAGTACATCAAGCAACTATGTCTGGTCCCATATTACTATTAAAAGACCTTGATTCTGAATTAAAAGTTGTTGATAATGCTTACATCAATGTCACAGATGCAAATAAGAATCTTCCTCCATATGGCATTTATGATATTTTTGATTTAATTTTAGAAAATTTATCTCTTGTATCTAGGCCAGTCAATGAACTAACAGATTTACCTTATTTCATAGACAATGCATCTCTTTCGCTTAATTTTTCGGAAGTTATGTCTACAGTTACTTTAAATAGTATATACCCACAAGGTTTTGAAAGAACTCAAACTTTAGGTTTCAGTAAATCTACTGCTGGAAAAAGTTTTCAAGAAGCAAGAATTTTAGGAAGAACAGTAAAATTTTGGGATTTCAGATTTAGAATTTTTGGTGATTTTTACGCTCTTACTCAAGCCAATATCAATATAAGTGTTGTAAGTGATAGAAAAACTTATGTTGGAAATAATTATTACAATGGAAATACAAATCCAGACTATGTAATTACTGGTTATTCTATTTCTGGAGATGCTGTCATTTCAATACCTCCATTTCAATTTGAGAATTTCAGATTGTATCAAGCACCAGGCAGTTTCAATGTGTTTCAAAATTCTATAGGAATGGGATTGATTGATTCATATAGAGGGCATAGATTTATTGATTTTGGAAATTATCTTATTTTGCCAAGAATTGAATTAGATATGAAATCAAGTCAAATGATAACGGCCAGAATTAGTTTCAATACATTTGTAAGAAGAACTTTCTAGCAACCTGTACAAATTTGGTATGCAAGATTTTTTAAAATTTCATCTAGTTTGTGAAGACGAAAAAAATTATGAAGACCTACCAGATAATACATTAATTTTATCATTTACAATTCCAGGTAGACCATCGACAAAGAAAACTTCCCAAAGAGTAGTTAGAAGGGGTAAATTCACCAAAATTTTACCTTCTGCTCTTTACGAGAGATATGAATTACACTGTAAAGAATATTGTGAATATTTCTGGCAAAGATTTAAATTAAGTCCAATCGATTTTGGAATAGGTATCAAACTCAAAGTTTATCTAGACTCTTGGATTGTGGGTGATGAATGTGGATATCAGCAAGCTAACGGAGATATTATTCAAAAACACGGAATCATTGCTAACGATATGTGGATTCATTGGTTAGATAGAGATTCACATATGATTCACTATGATAAGGAAAATCCAAGAATTGAAGTAGAAATTTTCCGCTACAGACACCCAAAAGAACAATTCAGAAATGAACAATTAGCAAAGGAAGCAATAAAGGAAGCAAAGAAGAAGAATAAAACAATCAAGGAATAGTGTATGAGTAATATTATAATTGTGGATTTCAGAGACAATGAAGACTTTGAAAATCATCCTTATATATCATATTTAAAACAAACTTTAAATATGATTTCTTATCTTGAAGAAGCTGCCGAATTGTGGAAATTGAATGATTTCTTTGTTGAATGTGTTTCAGATTATTTGCAAATTAAAAGAGAAAGAGTTTTTATTACTAGGTTATGGGATATACCTATAGATTTATCTTCTAGTAGAGTGGGATTGATTACAAGTCAATCATTCTTTCCAATTATAAAGACATAAAAAAAGCAGGCTTTGCAGCCTGCTTTTTATTGCTTTGAAAGATTACGAATTAGCTACGATGTAGTGTGGCTCTGTATCAGTGATTGTAAACTCACCAGAAACACCAAGAGGCTCAACAATTTCCTTCATTCGCTCTTGAAGCGCCGAGGTGTTCTCGGTGAGTGCTTCATTAATAGCTGTCAATTGTTGCTGTGCTTGCTGAAGTTGTGCTGCATACTGTTGAGCAACGTTCACAAATTCAAGAACATCAGACTTTTGTGCCTTGAGCTCGAGTAATGACTGGCGCATAGAAACTAACTCAAGATACTCATCGTGAGAGATTGCTGGCTGCTCCTCACTAACAACTGCTGTAACGTCTGTAGACTCGTCCATTGATATATATCCTTTTGATCCCTTGATCTGTATTATGATACCTGATTAATTACTTTTGTCAACCCTTGATATCTGAAAATTGACAAGGTATCATCCATACATCTTTATACAATAAAGGCAAGAAATGAAAACAATTTTTTTAAGCCCATCGGATCTAGCTTTCTTACTAGATGATAGTCCTTGGGGATTTTATCAGAAGTACAATCTAGGTATCAAACGTCCACCAGTAATCATTCCTCGTATTTTTACAGTTATTGATGTGTTAACAAAAGTTTGCTGTGAAAATAAAAATATGAAAGAGTTTGATCCATCTTTTCCTGATGCTGTTATTACTGGAGCAGATCAATGGGTAAAGAGCAAACCTATCATAAACCCTGATTTTCCTGATGTTGAAGTTATTTTACGTGGAAAAATCGATGGTGTTTTGAAATTTTCTGATGGATCTCATTCTGTAATTGATTTCAAAACTTGTGAAATTCAAGAGAAAACTTTACAGAAATATGTTCGTCAATTATCTTGCTATAGTTATGCTATGACAAATCCAAATTCTGCATCAGATTATTCTGTAAAGATAAATGACAAAATTGGTTTATTTGTATATGAACCGAATAAATTTTCTATTTCTGAAGATGGATCTGCTAATCTTGGTGGAAAGTTAAAGTATATTCAATATGATCTTGACTTGGATGGATTTGAAGAATTTATCAAAAAAGAAGTGATTTCTCTTATCGCTGGAAAAGAACCACCTCCAACTGATGACGATCCTTGTTGGGTTTATCTGAAGCAATTTGGATTTGAATACGAGGAAGATTAAAAACTGTATCAGAATACTAAATAAGAAATTTAGTGTTCTGATTTTTTAACTATGAGAAAAAGTATATCAATTTATAACCACAAAAAGTTTGCGCAAAAGGTAGATGATGTTAATGCAGATTATATCAATAAATTGCTAGCAAAACCTGGCGACGTAACTCAAGAATTTGTTTACTACATTGTAAGAGTTTATTTTGGCGATGATCAGTTAGCAACAATCAAAAAAAGTGGTATGAATTATGATAAAACTGTATACAATTCACGTTCAGCAGCGGGTATGATAAATAAAATATATGCAATTGATAAAGATCCAAGAATAACTGTCAAAAATAAATACAAAGACGTTAGCACAAAAGCAGTTGACTTTATTAAGAACAAATTAAAACAAAATGAGGGAACCAGTGCTCCTGCAGGTGGTACTCAACAACCAGCTGGACCTCCTATGGCTAGTCCTGGTGCTGGTACTGCAGTTACTCCTTCTGCTCAAGTACCTGTTTCATCCCCTAATCAAGTGGCGCAACAAGCACAAGTCACCCCTGAACAAGCTGATGCATACTTGACACAAATTATTCCTGTGCTTAAAACGCTTTCCGAAGATAAATCTAAACCCGGAGCTTTCACACAAAGATATTCTAATGAATATAATGATGTCATATATGCTATGAATATATTGAAATCAGATTCAAAGTTTTTCGAAAAATTAGAAAAATTCAATACTACATTCAAAACATTAGCTCCTATTTACAATAATGCTATGCACCCAACAGGCTGGACTGCTGCTGGAAATAGTGTATTTGTGACTGATTGGTATACATTGGGTGACCAAATCATTAATGAAATCCAGTCTTCAATGATTAAAGAATTAAAAGAAGATGAAAAGAAGCTAAAAATACAAAACACACCAACAAAAATTTCTACATTTCAGACTGAATTTCTAAATAAAAATCCTAAAAATACAGATATATCGGGAGTTGCTAATAAAGTCAATCAAGTTATTGATCAATTTAACATTGGAAAATCAACTGGTGACAAGCTTACAAGATTAAAATAAAGGGCAATTTTAAGAAGTTGTTAAAATAAAAATTATGTTTACAAAAGAATTTATTAAAATAAGTCAAATACTTGATCAACATGGCATGCATAGACAGGCTGATGATTTGCTCAAAATTGCCCAAGCTAAACCTGCTCCTAAACCCCCAGTCAAACCAGCTGTCAAAACTCCAGTCAAACCTGCTACTAAACAACCAGTCAAACCTTCTACTACCCCTGCTCCGGTTACCAACGTACTGCCAACCAGCCAAAATGCAATCATCAAATATTTTCAGGATCAATTGAAGAGAACCAACCCTCCGAAGTTTGAAGATATGATTTCTGCAGTTGAAAAACAATACAGAAATAATCTTATAGATTACAAATCTTACACAGACTTGATTAAAGAATTTAACACATATTTCAATCAAAATGCTATTCCAATTAAGCCAAATGATCCAACAGCTTTCCCATCTATGGTCAATGATACACCTATACAGGGACTTGGAGTAGGGAGTGAAGGCAATAGAGTTAATATTGAATTAGCTTCTCCTCTTGAAGGTTTGACAGCTGCTGGTGAAAAAGCTCTTCCAAACAGAGAAGATAGAAACTTACCAGGTTTAGTTAAAGAGTGGAACTCATACTTGAAAACTGATAGTTTTAAAGATAGTTTAGAAGCAAGAATTCAAGAAATGAAAAAATACAACCAAGATACTACAAAACTAGAAGAGTTATTGAGTAAAACAAAAACAGAAAAAGGTCTTCAAGTTGGTGATTTCGGAAATGTAGATTCTGAAGGCAAGCAGCAAGCGTCACAAATTTATGGTGTAGAAGCCAAGCCATTAACCTCAATAACTGGAACACCTAAAACTCCAGCAGCACCAGCAGCACCAATTACTCCACCAACACAAGCCCCGAATCGATCCTAAAATGCCAAAGCCAGTAGATGATTTAGTAGATACTTTATTAGATGATTCTGATTTTTATCCTGAAAAATCCAAGGATGATAGAGAATCTACAGCATGGGCAATAGCTTATTCAAATTACAATAAAAATAAGAAAAGAAAAAAGAAATCTTTTAATATGAAAGAATATCGTACAGCACAAAAACCAGATCAATAGATCTGGTTTTTTATTTATAATAGTTTTATGACAAAACTTTCGCTTATTATGCTTACTAACACTGTAAACAATGATATTTACAAAATGACACAAAATGCATTAGATTCTCTTCATAATTCAATTGGATCTGAAAATTTTAACGTAGTGTTAGTGGAATCAAACAAAGATAGAGAATGGAATTTTCAACACGTAAACTTTTATCTTAAACCACCAATTGATTTTAATTACAACACTTATTTAAATATCGCAATTGAAAACTGTGATTCTGAATATATTGCGATTGTAAATAATGATGTCAATTTCCATAAAGATTGGTGGGTTAAAATGGAAGCAGCTATGATCAATCACGAACTTGATACAGCTTCTCCAAGATCGCCAACAGAGCAAGTAGGAATTGTTCCAAGAGCTGAAATTAAGCACAGATATACACCAGAAACAATGGTAAGAGTTGGCTTTGAATTAATCATTAATTTCTGTGGTTGGTGTTGGATTATGAAGAAAGAAGTCAAAGATTGGCTTTTTCCATTAGATGAACAATTTGCTTTCTTTTTCCAAGATAACGATATCATTATGAGATTACAAGAAAAAGGCTGCAAACATGGAATGGTTGCAGCTTCTAAAGTGGATCATTATGGACAAAGATCTCATGGAACGTTTAAAAATCAAGAAGAATATATGAAGAATACATTTGCTCTTGAGAAGAATTTTATAGAAAAATGGAGGCATCGAATGTGATGCCTCCATTTTAGTTTTACTTATTGAGTAATGATAATTCTTTCATTACGTGTTCAGCAAGAGCTTTAGTGGTGTTGTATTTCTTCATATGATCCATCACTTCAGCTTGGAAATATTCATAATTCTGATCAAGCCACTTTGGATCATTCTTGTCAAAGAATGCAACCTTGGTCAACAATGCCTTCGGAAAACGCATCATTGAATATCTAGGGCAATTCATAATATCAGGGAATAAAGGAATACAACCATTACCCATGATTTCATAATGTCTCAAACAATCCCATCCAGCCTTTGGCATTGTAAAAGCATACTTTGAGAACATATAATCCTGATAGTATTCTGCTTCTGTATTGAATACATAAGTCTTACGATCACGAGGATCACTGTGAGCAATACGACGCTCTTTCTTTTGACCAGCATTTACCTTATTTGTTGGGAAAGCAAAGCTAATTGGAAGTACGTGTTGCATGTATTCTTGAAGATGAACTTGCTTTTGATCAGGATACAATTCACGCTTAAAGTAAACTACACCATCCTTCAAACGATCTTCATGAAAAGCATTGGTATCTTCGCCATCAACAAATACAATCTTCTTCTTGTCATAATTTTCAAGAACAAGTTGAAGATGATCTTGACTTCGCCAAATACTTCCATAAATTACATAATCAAAGTACTTATTTCGAATCTTCTTTGTGATGTCTTCACGATCAGCATCATCAGAAGTGATATTTCGACAAACAGTAAAACCACGTCCATATTCGGTAGCTAATTGCTCATCAGAATAGTCTGAATAAAGATGAAATCTCTTATTACAATCAACTACATCACTGCCAAAAAGCTCCTTAAGTCCAAGAAGCAAACAGTCATCTTGATAATCAGTTAGCCAAGGAAATTGCTCTGATCTTTGGTTTCCAGAAATATATAGAATTTTCATAAAACTATTGTACACTCCGAAGCAAAATTACGCTCTTACTTCAATTGTACATTTTACATCAACTTCATAATCTATGCAAACATCTGCAAGTTTATCTAATAAATTTAGCTGCCCTTTTATCATAAGATTTAGAGGTTTAGGTTCAGAAATTGATATTAATTCCAAAGCTGATTCTATTTTTTTCTTTAAAGCTACTGGATTGTAAGATTTATTTTTAGAAATATTTAACGAAAACAGAATTGGAAGTATGTTTTCATCAGCAACTTCTAATCTATTAGTGCCATCTTGGAGATCACACATAAATAATTGAAAATTATAAGCAACAAGAGGTTTATCTTGAATGATATATTCACGGCAAAATTCGTGATCATAATTAAGCTCATATTTGAAACTATTATTAATTAAAATTTTTTCCCATTCACTCATTGTTCTTCTGTTATTCAATTCTAGAATATCTTGCAATAAAATGATCATAATTGAGCTGTAGTTTGATGGTGGAATTACTTGCCCTTTCCACAAAACATTTTCAGTGCTAGGATGATGTTTGATATCAGGTTCAAAAACTAGAAGTGTGTAGCCCATAATCTTATTTTACATTAAGATTATTCTGGATCAATTAGTTTTTGGTAAGTTTCAAAAAATTCTTGAGAAGCGATTCTATATACTTCACTGTAATAAGGAGATGGAGAAACAATATAATCTCCAGTTTTCAAGGACATCAATCTGCCCCATTTAGCAACAAATTCCAAGTCTGACCCATAATATCTACAAGCGATAATTTTACCGCTTGGAATGTAAACTGCCCCTTTGTCATAGTAATAGAAAAATATATATCTACTAAAAAGCATATCACAAGGAACTATATATTGTTCTTGACATTCAGTTTGCAGATTTTGAACTATAAAATCGCCTTCTTTTGCGTAATTTGTAGTTTCTAATCCATCTGCAGTCCAAGTCTCTATGTATTCATTTAAGTGGGCAGGATAAGCATAAATTAAACAAGTTTTAAAATACTCTTGTCCATTGTCTCTTATTTCAGGAAAGAAATAAGAATATGCTTCTTCTTGTGTCATAGTAAATATATACTGGATGCAAGAAAAAAGACCCTGATTATTCAGGGTCTTCGAATTTAAGAACTTGCTGTTTAGAAAATATGTGATTTATTTGTTCACTATTGTCAAAACCTTGATTAAAATAATTCCTTGCTGAAATCATTTGCTCTTTTGTCAAATCAAGATCTAAAAACTTCATCAGCTTTTGAAATCTTTCTTCATTTTCATCAGGTGTAGAAATTGAATTGTGAAGAGTAAACATTCCACTATCCATTCCTAAACTGTAAGCTTCAGGCCCAAATTTAAATTTATCGTAAAGTAAGCCTCTATAAGAACCATTATCTTTAAAATAGTTTTTAAAAATTGTGTTAGTAATATGAAAGAATAACAATAATTGATCGTCTGTTTCCAAAGAATCAAAATACTCTTTAGCCTTTTGTTCATATTGCCCCAAAGCTTCTTCTTCAATTTTCAATAATTCTTTATGTTCATCTGAATTTGAATATTCAGTGTATGAATTATAAGTTTTACCGTTTATTACAAATGGATTAGGTTTTTTTACCATAGGATTACCTGTGCTTTCTCGAATTGAATCTTCTTTACGCTGTCTAATTTCTTCCCAAGTCATATTACTCTTTTACAGGAGTAATATGAATACACTGGGCTTCTTCTTTTCTTAATGCAATCTGGCTTTCTCTGCAGTTTACAACCATCATATCCATATGCTGTTTGTTGAGAACTTTTATTTCACAACCAGGGTTGAAACCTAATTCAGAAAGTCTTGTTCTGACAGTTCCGCAAATTGATTCAATCCTATAAGTTTCACCAGCAGAACCATCAAATAAGGTCATAGTCTTTCCTAGAAAAAGAGCCTTCCGAAGAAGGCTCATAAAATTTAGTTGGATGTCTTCTTCTTTGGTTTTGCAACTACGTACTCAATATCTTCTGATGGATAAAAAGTCTTCATAGCTTTGCTTCTAATCTCATAAGAATTTACTGTAAATTCTGGCTCTCCATTAAATTCGCCCATAAAACCACGAACAATAACATTGGAATCCAATGGTATGTCATACATTAAGGTTTCGGCATCATGGGTGTCATTAAATTTGACTCTAATTATTTTGTTTGATCCCAATTCAAGAACAAAGGCACAGGCCATACTTTTGGTGACAAACCACTTTCTCTTGACTAAAACATTATGAGTTTCAGTACGACGAATACGATTCATATCTAACTTTCTCCTGCGAATATTCTAACACGATAATAAGCAAAACACAAGCCCTACCACCACAATTCAAACCAAAGTTTAGAAAGATTTTCCACTGCTTTCCTAACATCATCAGTGAGTTTTTTTCTTTCTTCAATATCTACTGAATTATAATATTGGTCTGAAACATAATAATTTTCAAAAGCACTAATGATAAATCTTATTTTCTCATCATAAGATTCAATTGTTTCACCATTAGGAATACCATTATTTACTTCAATAAATCTTTTCAATCTAGGAATTACAAATAATGCCATAGTGCGATCCATATGCCAAGTTTCAGTATCATCAAATCCTCTTTCGAATCTTTGCTGACGATACTGCTCTTTTTTCACTAGATCTTTTTCATAAATTTCATCAGCTACACTAAAGGAAATATTATTTAATCCCTCTGGCTTTATAGATAATTGCAAGTAGTCTTTTGATTTCTTCTGGGTCGATTTTGATTCTTTTTGGCTCATTTTCGTCGCTCATTTTCTTCTTCTTTGACTATATCATAATAGACCATTCCATTTCGCAAGCACCATACAGAAAGAGCTCCTAAAAGAAAATCTGATGGTAATGTTCCAGTAGTTCGCCAAACGTGAGTTAAAGCAATCAATCCAATAACATACCAAACAAGACCTGCAGCTTTATTGTTGTCAATTTTATCTTCCATAATAGTTATTATATCATAAAAAAGAAGGCTGTAAGGCCTTCTTTTTTATCTAGTGGAATTCTTGGAAATAAGGGCATTTTTGAAAGCCAGATCCATCTCTGACCCATCCGTTACCTTTACATTTGTTTTTGCCTTTTCCCAGGCATTCACAAATTCCAATTGGTTTACCGTTTCTTATGATAATATTATCGATTTTTGCTTTTTCTTCTAGTGTAAGATTAAGAAATTCTTCTATTGATCCGACCTTGAATCCAGCATTTTCTAATCGATTTTTCTTATCTTCATCCATTATTGAATCTTTTGAACCGATTTTCAATATCAAACTTTCCATCGACAGGTAAAACAAGCAAATCAGAAACTTGCCAATCATTTTCTAATTCATTAGCAACAATTGTTTTTACTTCCAAATTTCCATTAACAACTCGCCAATATTTCACAACATTCTCGTTTGTATTTGAAACTACAGAACCTTGTTTCAACTCATAAAATAAATCAAAATTAATATTTAACATAATCGTCCTAATCCTCATCTTCTTCGTCATCAGAATCATCTAACGCTACAGCCAAATCTCCTGGAATAGTATCCCACATAAAACCCTTATCTTCAAGAGTATCTGTGTTCCAAGGTTCCAATTCTTCAAGCCATTCTCGATAATCTTCATATTTTTCGTTGTAAGCATCTTGAAGAGTGTCAAAGTCCAATTGATATTCTTTCTTGTAGAATTTCATTGCTTTATCAAAATATCGACAATCACTATCAATTTCAAGATAAGCATAGCCTTCTTCATTTAAAGGATCTCTACTGGTGCCAAGATAAGAACAATCACTGATAATGTCAATGATATTTAAATCACTAATAAGTTCGAGATCAACTTTCCAATAATCGTGTCTACCACAATCTATAGTTTGAATTATAATTTTTTCCATAATTATTTATTTTCCTTTTTGGTCATTTTGATGAGCTTGCTTATAATCTTAACTAGCAAGGCTAAAATTACTCCGGGTATTGCAACTAAAATAACTAAAATAAAAGGCCCGAAAGGAATCAAAAGCATAGCAGCTGTGTTAAGAAAATCTTCCATATTAATCGTCACTAGATATTTTCTGTGGCTCTATTGTTACATGATAAGCCACTTTCTCTTCTTCAAAACAATATCTTAATGAATCCAAAAATTCTTTTCTGTCATTGTAATAAAGCTTTTGAAGCATCTTGACCATTTCTTCTTCTGCCACTTCTGAATCTTCATCAGCAGTTATATCAATATCAAAAGATAAATTCAATCTGTATTTAGCCATCAGACTTCTTCCTTGCTATCTTCTGTATCCCAATAATCAATGTCCCAATCATCAGCAATAACATCACCAGGTTCTAAATCAAGACCCATTGATGCCAATTCATATTTACTTCCAATTTCATCTGGTTCATCTAGATTATATACAGACACAAAATAATTGTCACGATATACATACACAAAACAATTGTCATCTTTGTCGTAATACATATATTTTTGTTCCCAGGCAGCTCTTGTGATTGGTTTGCCTTCCATTAAAGCATCTAATACTTCAGATAATTTCATTCCACTATTTCCCAGTCATCTTCTAATAAATCGCCACTATCAATAATATCATAGTAGCATATATAATTGGAAAACTCAGGCTTTTCAGGAACCCATTGTGGAACTAAATGAGTGTCTAAAGCTCCTAAAATTGGATCATTGATATCAATCTTAACAGTCCACATATCATCACTAAAATAAGCCTTACATTTTTTATGAGGTTCCCATTCTTTTCGCCTAAGAGTGTAGCCAGCGTGTAGATATTTTATTGCTTCTTTGCCTGTCATTCTTCAGCAACTTTCTTGAAAGTGTATTTTGCTTCCATAGGTAATATGAGAAATTTTATATCCATCCAGTCAGTCTCACCAGATTTATGCTTAACTTTATTCTGAAGCTTGTTATCCTGAAATCTCCAATATGTGGTATTCTTCTCATCTTTAATACATAAAATATGACCAGAACTCAAAATTTCAATAACTTGTGTTGGTACAGGTAGCATCAATCAACCTCAAAGTTTTTCTTGAAAGTTTCTCTTATATGTTGATCCCACAACAACTCAGATGCAAAACCAATAGTACCAGAATCAAAATGAATCCAAACTGTCTTACCATCATCAGAAAGACTTACTTCGATAATATCATCTTTGTCGTATTGAAATTCTTCACAAAAAATATAGGCAATTTCTTGTAAATATTTCCTGAATTTAACAAAACTATAAATACGCCCTCTTATATATTGTTCACTTAATATCTTTGGATCAGCTTCCATTTAACACTCGCAATAATAAGAAAAACAAAGTACTTAACATTCCACTAATAATAAGAAGAGAGGAAGTAAATTGTAAAAAAGATCGATCTCTAACAATCACTGTCTTGTAAGCTCCTACGAGAAAGTAAACCCAACTCATAAGAGCAAATAAGAAAACAATGGAAAGAATTACAATCTTAATATTTTCCATCTTTGATATCCTGTTGATTTTTATCCACTTCAGCTACGACATCAACAACTTCCCAATCATCAGCAATTAAATCTAGATAAATAATTTTACCATATCTAGAATATTTACCAACACCCCAATCAGGATGCCAGCTTTTACGTCTGATTGTTTTTCCAGAATTTAAATCATCCAAAACATCTTTGAATAATTTAGTAGGAACAACCACCCAATCCTCAGCAAAAAGGTCTGCGGTTGTTATTGTAGATTCAGCGTGGTCATATTTTTTTGGAAATAGAGTAAGACTAGGATTACCTTCTCTAGACATCATCTTTCCAGCATTGAGCATTTTTACAGCCCAGTTTATATCTCTCTTAAGTTCAATATTATTTGTCTTCAAGAAATCATCAAAATTAGAACCAATATGCTTGTTCTCAATTGCATAAGGTAAATAATCTTCACCTGGATCTAAAGTATATGGGAAATTAGTCTTATCTAACTTTGCTGCTTTCCAAGTTTTGTCTTTATTTTGGTGATGTGTAAAATCTTTAACTTCTGCACCCCACTGTTTCGTTTCATAATAATATTTGTATGTCTTACCATTTACATGAGCAAAACCATACATTTGCCAGTTTGTACCATTAGAACGAGGATCTTCTTCTGCTAATAAACCGTGATAAATATAGCATCCATGTTTTTGCATCATATCCATAGCGGCTGGAGTATTATATTCACAATTCTCAATATTGTAATCGTAAATTTTACTTACACCTTTGACGTTCATACTTTTTCCTGTGCGCTTCTCAAACTCACGAACTTTGTTATGATAATACTCTTTTTGATTTTTAGGTAAGTTTTCCACGAGCTTCCTCCAATACAGCAATTAATTTATCAAGTTCTTCTTTATCTAAAACAACTAAATCAGAGTAAGCAAAACCATCAAAAAGAATTTTCAATCTTTTTTTCCAATTCAACTTACCATCATTAAAACCATAATTCCAAAGTGAAATATCTACAGTTTTTAATTCTACATCCGGACGTACATGTAAAGAATGACACATACAGTCACAATTGATTATAGTTGTTTCCATTTTAATATCATACCATAAATAATTAAATTGAAAAACATTTACAACAATAATATAACACATAGCTTTACGGCTTAAAGGAGTGTATATGTTTAATTTTTTTAACAAGAAACTACCTACTGATTTTGACCAGGTAAAAGACAAAGGCAGAGAAATTGGTGAAATTTTTTTCAAGCCAACACAAGAATTGCAACAAGATTTCAACCTAATTGACAAAGTAAATAAGAGCAAATTCGAAGATTTTCAAGTATCTTCATTTGCATCATTTTTTGAAAAACTTGAATTGATTCCAACTGTAGATCTTGGAGATGTAAATTTAAAGATCAGAACTACAAATCCATCAGCTCCAATTGATGCAGATTTATGCCAAGTTTGGATGAGAAGAACTTACACAAATCCAACAACTGGACAAACTACTGAACAATGGATTAACTGGGTTCCTAATGATGATGCAGCTAAAAAATATTTCAAATTTAGTTTATTCTCTGGAGAAACTCAAACTTTCAACTTTGATATAAGCACATTTGATGTTGGAAAATATGACAGTTTTAGATTTATTTTCTTTACTTACCATTGGGCAGTGCTTGCAGATCAAATGGCTGAAAATGTTTCATTTGAGATTACTACTAAGCAAAAGAGAGTCAAGACTCCATTTGTAGAAATTTTATCTAATAAAATTCAAGATCCGGCTCCTGATGGTAAATTACACATTCCATATATTATCAAGATGCCAGCTAAGACATTTACTACTTGGGGTGGTTGGTTCTTATTAGCTAAAGGTGCTTCAATGTTTCAACAACCTTGGATTGCATATGCTAGAAGAGATGGAGCAAATGTTCTTCCAGATGGTGCAACAAAGGTAGCTGATGGACCTGACCCATATTGGTATTCAGAAGGCGAAATAGTCTTTGATTATCCAAAAGAAGGTGGTATTCATAATCTACAGTTTGGATTATTTGATTATAACTGGAAACTGCAAAACTGGATTTGGCCAGGTATCAACGTTCAAGTTGGCGGAGACTCCTGGGTCACTAAATGCCCAGAATCTAAATTGCCACCAAGACTTAGAGTTGTTGATGGAAAGTTAGTAAAGCTTGATGGTACGCCATACAATATTTATGAAGGCACAACTGGAGCTAGTGCAATTACAGCTATTAGAGGTGGCAATTATGGCAACCAATATTTATGGTCAGAATCACCTGATTATAATAGAATTGGATATTTTGGTTCATTGAAGTATCTTGGACATAAGTTCTTAAGACTTTTGTTCAATCCAGATAAATATATTTCTGATCACATTTATAGAAATAGAATCCAAGACACTATTGGTAAAATGCTTACTGCTGGATGCCATGTAATTGCAGGACCTCAACATATTCCAACAGGCAACGATTTGTATGAAAAGTCTGAAGCTTTCTATAAACTTGTTGAACTTATGGCAAACAATTGGAAGGGAATGCCAGTCTGGGTCAGTATTACAAATGAGCCTAACGATATTGGTGACTGGAGTTTGTGTAAGCCTATTCTTGAAAAAGCTTCAGCAATCTATAGATCTATTGATGTAGATGCATTTATTATCTGTCCAACTTCAAAGTGGTCAAAAGAAAATACAACACCAGAAGCAAATGACTTAATTGATCCTGTTTTAGTTGATGCATATGCTTATCATGCATACAACAATGCTGCTGATGTAATTCCAAATCTTAAGCCTCTTTTGGATAAGGGCGTAGCAGTAATTGTTGAAGAATATGGATGTGGAGATGTTGAATGGCAAAAATCCATTAACATAGAAATGCAAAAGCTTTCAAAATTATATCCAAACCTTATAGCATTTGCCTCTTGGGCCTGGACAAGAATGGGAGAAGATGCTTGTCCAATGGTTGAAGATGGTAATCTAGCAAATGTTAAATTAACCGCTACAGGCCAAATGCAAGCAAAGGATTTACAAACTTGGGACAGTGGTAATTTTATTGGTGATGGTAATGTCGTTCAACCAACTCCACAACCAACGCCTCAACCTCAACCAGCCCCTGCACCACAACCTGTTCCAAAACTCGTTGACACCTATACAAAATTAGAAGTTGATGATTTACTGAGCGTTAAGCTTGTTGAAGGATTTACCTCCTTAAATGAAGATTTTAAATTGTATGTTAAAACTTCTTTGGATAGCTATGACGCTCTTCAAGATCAAGAAACGAAACAATTTTTCGAATCTGCGGTAGGTAATTTAGAGCTTGTTGATATTGCTGAAATTGATGCTAAATATACAGATGTGAGTGAAGTGTCAGCGTTGTCAGGCAAAGAAATAGCTAAGTTTAGAGCTGAATTATATAATAAGGCTTTGAATGACTATAGAATTATGCTCAAAGCACCAACTGTAGCAAAATTGTCTGCTTATTTAGCTAAGTTTATTGAATATATTAAACCTGTCTAATTAAACAAAAAATGAACTTGTAAGTAATCCTTACAAGTTCATTTTCAAAAAGATTGATAACTACAATAATTTTACATTAGGAAAACTTGTAAGTACTTCAAATCCCATATTGTCCCAATGCCTTTCATCAGCAAAAGGTCTGAAGTTTATCCAGTATGCATTGTCTGGCAACCAAGTTCTGATTTCACCAATTTCATTCCAAGTATGATAAATCAAGTGAGTAAAATTGACATTTATATCTTCAAATGGGAAATCAACTGGTAACGGAGAATCAGCTACTAAATAACCATCTTCAATTGCCACCACTCTATTTTTAGATATATATAAATCAAACTGTGCTCTTCTATCCAATCCTTGCCAAGTTCTATTCAATGGCTCTTTTTGTCTTTCAACACTAGGTCTGAAGAAAATATCACCCTCAAATAATCCTGTAGTTGGATTTTTTGTAGCCTTATAGATTATTGCACCAGAACGAGAAGTACAATAAGCATCCATTAGCTTTGTTAATTTATTTTTTGAATCTTGACTAATCCACCAATAGTCGGGATCAAAATTAATATTATCTAAAACTTTTAATGTTTCAGAAGTAAGTACATATTCATCTGCGCCACCAAAGTCAGAAAATCTAATCCATCCAGATTTTGGTCTAGCTCCAGTATTCATAGTAAAGGCTGGAAACTTACCATTATCATTGAAATTAGCAGTCCACTTAATATCTACTTCGCTAGATGTTTCAGTTATAGAATTAACTTTGAATGTTCCAACTTTATATTCAGTAAGATCATTTACTTTTCTATAAGGTGCCGGTAAATTCCAAGGCATATGGTCTCTGCCCGAATACTTTACTGGAATATTATAAGATTTTCTAGAACCATCAAGATTATATCCAGTGTCCACATTCATAGTGTGTCCACCAGCATTAATTGCCCATCTAAATAATTTGCCAGATTTTGTATTCTGTTCAATTTTGTCTGCTGCTTTTCCGGAATATACAACTTCTCCCGCAGGTAATAAAAGGATGTCACACCATCTTCTTCCTGAAAAGTGCGGGTCAACTTCAAATGTTAAGTGAAGAACTTTGTCTCCAGCTATATTTGCAGTTTTCTTTGGGCTCATCAACATTACACCATTACTAACGTGAGAAGGTGTAGAAGACTGACCTAAAGTTCCACCATCATAAATAGTGTCCATAAAGTGAGAACCCATCAAAAAGACAGTTGAAGCAGATGTGTCAAGATCATCTAAAAAGAATGACCATTTATCATTTTCATACCATCTTAAAATGACATCACTTTTATTCCAATATTGCCAATTAGGTCCAAATCTTTGAGCAACAACATCCATTTTTTGTGGCATTTGAACAATTGGTTGGAAGTTTCTAAAATTGTCAAAGAAAACTTGCTCACCATTTAGAGTTTTTTGTATAGTGGTTACTTTATATGGCGCTGATTTTGTAAGCACTATCGGGTTATTAGATGGATCGCCGTGTCCATTAATGCCAGCATGAACTTCACCACTTGGACCACTAGCACCAGGGCCTATGACACCATCAATTTGTTGATATGGCCCAAACTTATCTAAGGCTTCGACAATAAGATTATATGATTGATTACTTACTAAACCATTCATCTCGACCATATTGTAGCCAGAAGAATATTTGACTGTATTTGGATTGTTTTCTACATAAACTTTGTAGTCAACAGCACCAGGAACTAAATCAAATTTTACAACAACACTGTCATCATTTGAAGTAAATCCAGTAATATTTACAGGAGTTGATAATGGATCTGGAGGACCAAATCTTGTAGTGATATCTGTTGCCGGACCAAATGTTTCTTGTGTTGTAAAATGATTCTTATTTAAAGAAGCAACAACATATCTGTAAGTTTTGCCAGACATTACATCTTTGTCTATATAATATTGAGACCATAAATTAGATGCAATTAGTTTTCCATCTCTATAAATGTTATATGCACCAGGAGCATCTTGACCATATACTTGTTGATCTTGCCACTTAATGAAATTTCTTGGTTTCGCATTATTCCATTCAGCCACAGAAACATATTTTCCAGGAGTTGATGGTGGTCTAGTGGTCCATCCAAAATTATAATTTGGAGCAAACTCACCTCTAGCTAAACTCAAAGCAGATGGAAAGGATTCTAATCCATTTTTATCAACTGCTGTAACTGTATATGTCCAGCCTTCACCAAATATAAGTTGACTGACAGTAAATGAGTTAGTATTAGAAGAACCAATTTTTTGACTATATCTATAAATATTGTAAGATACAGCATCAGAATTAGCATCCCAAACCAATTGATCGTAAGCACCATTATTCCATAAACCAAATGATCTTAAGTTTGTGGGAGCTTCGGGATTCTTAAGATCTAATAATGGAATGATTGCAGTAGATTTATTTGAAAATTGTAAGTATCCACTAGGCACTACACCGCAAACATAATAGTCCCATTTTTGCTGATACTTGACATTTCTATCAATGAAAATATTTTCATTATTTGTAAGTTTAGCATAAGGTTTATTGTAATCAGGCTTTAAACCTTGGCCAACTCTATATACAAAATAGCGAGTACATTTGGGTATCAAATCCCAACGCATTTTGACGTGATAATTGCTAGGTGTCCCCACGCAATAGCATAATTCTACTTGTGATGAAAAATTTTTCACTTGTGGCGGTTTTTGAGCCCACGCACACGAAATAATTATGTATAAAACACACGATAAAACAATAGCTTTCTTCATTTAAAATCCCTCCCCAGGTTTATTTTTTAGAACGAGAGCTATTGTTTTATTCTGTTTTTAAGACACCTCTACTTATAGATTGTCGAATTCCACTTCTTCATAAATTTCCCAAACAGGCCCAGCATTATTTAAGACGTGTTGATGTAGCCTAATAAAATCTTCCCAGGAATAATAAAACAGATTTCCTAAACTGTCCATAAGTTTTTCTTCATCCCTGTAAATGTAATAAGCTTCAGGCCATCTTTTATATCTAACTTTTAAATTAAGCGAAATTAATGGGCGGGTGATTTGACTAAACAGCTTCACGACATTTCTCCACAATATGCTTTAAGACGATTGCAGCATTATAAGCATCCCAAAAAGGATCGTGCTTTTCGCCAACAAACTTTATTCCCAATTCAGCAAGAGATCGTTCCAGCCCATTATTGTAAGGCTTTCCCATCACCAAACTGTAAAGCAAAGATATATTTAAATACTCATTAGAGAAAGGATATCTGCACTGCTTTTCTCGACATTCAGAATACATCTTCTCATCATCATTACCCCAAGCTGCACAAGGTATAGATTTTGTGTTTAATTCTTTCATCACCATCTTGCACATCTCACCAAAGTCTTCGCCATTTTCAGCTTGTTCTTTAGTAATGCCAGTGATTTTTGTGCAGTATTCAGAAATTTCACTTCTTATAGGCTTACAAACAACATTAAATTTGTTGCTAATTGTTAAAGTTTTCAAATCTAAAATACAAGCTCCAAGGGCGATAACTTCACGATACTTATGAAAATGTTCTCGCCCTTCCCAACAAGTAGCCTCAAGATCAAATATTACAATCTGATCACAATTGAAAGTCATTAAGTAAATTTCCCATCTTCAAATCTGACAATATCTTATCATAATCTAAAGAATTATCTGCCCAATAACTATCACGGAAATATTGAATTGATTCATAATATTCTGAACGAGCATCAAAACTAATGATGACAGGATCTTCTCCCAAATCATTAAGAATTTTCTGCATCAACAATCTACCAGTACGACCATTTCCATCAATAAAAGGATGCACCACTTGAAAGAAATGATGAATGTACAAAGCAGCGTCAAGAGGATTAATTGAACTACTTTCAACCTCTTTCATTATGTCTGTGGCAAACTGATACCAACGCTCCATAAGAGAAGGTATTAGTAAGGAATTTGGACATAATTCGTGCCCAATCCATACATCCACAAGACGATATTGACCAGAACTATTCCTCTCTTCAAAATAAGGAATACCACGAGTAAGAAACCTATGAATGTCTAATGGGGTATTCTTACTTAATTCCCAACCATCAGACAAAGCAAAATTGAGAGCTTTAAGATGATTATCATACATATGGCAACCAGGATAATTACCCATATAACCTGGCTGCGGATCAATCATATTACTCTCACAAACTAATATATGTTTCCAAGATTTAGCAAACATTTTTCACACCTCAAATTCTTAATATCACACAGAAGCAAACACCACAATATAACAGAATATATTAATGTGATACAAATTTTAAATCACAATACAAAAAAGGAGAAAAAATTATGTCAATCTTTTCAAAATTATTGAAGAAAACTGTAGGCATTCCAGAAGTTAATATCAACAAACTTCCTTTCGCAAACAAAATTGTCGGGGATTGGGAAAGCAAAAGTATGGAAGATCTTGTTAAACAACTTCCAAAAGAATCAATCAAAAGACTTATAGATGTCTGCAATAATGAATTAGAAAAAAGAAGTTGAACAAAGCTCGTAGACTGTTTGTTTTTATTGTAATCGGTTTCATCACTTATCTTTTATTAACAATGAAATAAAAGATTAATCTGGAGGGAAAGTATGAACGATAGAGACAGAAAACGTGATGCTTTATTTGTTATAGGATACAGCGTCATAGGATACTTGATAATTCTAATAGCGACAAGATAAATAATTTGTAAAAGGTTATAAATTAGAAAATTATAAATTAATTAATTATGTTAAAAATTTCCTCATCTGCTTGTTTGTCATACGCTAAACTTTGTGACTCGTATGGATTTTACGAACAAGCAGATTTTTATGAAAATTTAGTTAATACAAGGTTGTCTCAAGTAAATTATAATTACAATAAACAACCGGCTTGGATCAGAGAACAATCATTCCCGGAGAAAGCTTTTTATAAAACACTCCAATATCCAGTTACTAAATTAGAAAAATCCAATCTTTCCACCAAACAAAAAGATCTTACTACGGATGCAATATTTGGTTCATTAGACGCAGCAGACATTGCATTTTCAACTCCACAAGCAATTCAAGCTGCTAAAAAAGCTCAAGAATTATCAACATTATTAAAAAATAATCCAGCTGCAGCAGAATCTACTAAAAAAGCAGCTCAACAAATTTCTACTAAAGTGCCAGTATTAGGCAAACTTATGTCTATAGCACCTTTTATAGGTGTTCTTATCAATTTGTATTTAACAAGGCAAGAGATAGCAAAATATTTTGACTTAATTAATAATGGAAAATTTAATGAAATTTGGAATGATCCTGAAGAAAGATCCAAATTTATCGAAATTGTATTAATGACAATTGCAGGTGCCTTAACACTACCTGTTATTGCAGCTATTCCTGTATATGGACAAATTATGTTTGCAACTGGAACTGCTTTATATGCAGCTTCAAGTGCATTGAGTTTGGGACGTACAGCTATTGATGCTTATTTAGTTGGCACAGGGGAAAAGAATTCTGTAATTGAACAAATAAGCAAAGATGATTATTCTTTAGAAAATGAATTTAGCACAATTTTACAAGGCGTTAGCCAAGATGTTAAAAGTGCTGCCAAAATTGTATCGAAACATCTTGTGAATAACCCATCAGCAAAATTCCCTGAAATTTTTGCATTAGAAGAATTGAAACAATACCCTTGGGTAAACTCTCATGTTGCCCCTGAAGATAACTTGAAATACAATAAGCTTATGCAAATAGTGGTGATTTTAAGAAAGTTAGCTGGAAAAAAGAAATCAAATAAATAAACCCCCTTACAGGGGGGGTTATTTATTTGAAAAGATTTACAACAAAATCTTTTTCAGTTGAATCTTTTGGAATTGTAAAGCCATATTTGTCCATAACATATTGAATTAAATTGTTTGCAACATGTTCACCTAAATCAATTAATGCCATATTATAAAGTTCTTTTTTTGTTATGCCTGGTTTGATAGATCCATTGTCTTTCTTTCTTTTGATATATTTTTCCATAGTTTCGATAGGAGTGTCAAATAACTTTGCTTTTTTTCTATCAGCGAGAAGTTCATTTGTTAATACACCTACAAACGGCGATGCGGCTAATCCCTTTGGAGCTTGAGGTTGAGATTTTCCTTTGCCAACAGATCCTACACCAACTCCAGCACCAAATAAAAGTAAACCAGTAACCGCAGGACTCATAGATGCTTTCCAAGGTCCCATATTATTTAAGTAACTTCTCATAGGAATTGTGCTATTTTGAAGTACTTGCTCAATCATACTATCTGTAGTAAAAGAATTATCATATAACATTCCTCTCAATTGTCTATCAGAAGCAATACGAGCTTTTATTCGATTTAAATTTTCCATATTTCTTGGAATCTGATAAGCACTACATACTTGATCTATGGCATTTTCTATGAGTGCAGCATGAGCATCTCTCATCCTCACGAGCTGACTTTCTAAAGGACTTACTAAATTTTCTCTTTCTTGTGGATGATTATCTAACCAATCATTAATTTCATCATCGCTTAGGCCATTCTTTTTTTTCAATTCTGCTATTTTTGCATCATAAATAGCTTCCCACTTTTTATATAATTCAGGAAATTCTTTTTGCTTGGTTTGTACTTGTCTGTAAGCTGGTTGTAGAGCATTGATTATGCGATCAGTAAGTGTTGCATTACTTCTCAACTTCATAGGATTATGACCACTTATATTTTTACCATCTTCAAGTAATCCTAAAGCTTCATCATAAGATGGTTGAGATCTCATTCGATCTACAGTATTTGGACCTCTTCTTAGATCACGTACCTGTCTTCTAGCTCTTCCTGTTTCGTCACCCATTCCACGCATTCTATTGACAAAACTTCTCCAACCAGTTTGAAGAGGATTTTGAGCATGTTTGATAAAATTGTCAATTTCATCAGCTGATTTATAGTCTCCATCAATGTCAGCTTCCATTGCTAATTTAATATATTTATGTAATTGAGTTTCTTTCATACTGTGATCCTGTAAAATAAACACTTCTAATTTTATATTACAGAATATTTTCAACTCACCTTTTTAAGTATAAGATAAGAATGCACGAATACCTCAATTTAGATTGTATTGAATACCTTGAAACACTTAAAGACAATTCTATTGATCTTATCCTCACCGATCCACCATACTTTATTGGATTTGATGGAGGAAAAGGATGGGACAAACAATGGAATTCAGATCAAGATTATTTAGATTGGTGCGAAAAATGGACCAAAGAATGCGCTAGAATCTTAAAACCCAATAAGATGATGTGTGTATTTGGAACTTTAAAATACAATACTTTTTTGCGCTATAGATTAGAAATATTAGACAAACTACCAAACTTCTTCCAACAGCCAGAAATTATATGGTCTTACAATTGGGGAGGAAGAAGCAAAACAAACTTTGCTAGAAAACACGAATTTATTTGGTGCTACTCTAAAGAAAAAACTTTTACTTTTAATGCTGATAAAGTAAGAACTGAAAGAAAACAAAAAGTAAACATTAGAACGGGAAAAGAATACGAACAAGGAACTATCCCAACCTGTGTATGGGAAAAGAATAACCACACAACTAGCAAAGAATATTGTAATTGGCATCCTACACAAAAACCAATCAGCATACTAGAAAGATTTATAGAAGCTTACACAAACCCAGGAGAAACAGTATTAGATATCTTTAATGGCGCTGGATCCACAATGATAGCTTGCGAAAATACTGGAAGAAATTTTAAAGGATGCGAAATAGATCCTGATTACTATGAACAATCAATAACAAGATATACCGAGCTCACTGGACAACAATATAACAATAACTTAATAAAACTACCAGGCAATCAAACCTAAAACACTGTATACTATTTACAGTGCATTGAAGCCCTATTCTTTTTCGAATAGGGCTTTTTTATTTGAAGGAGGGTATTATGAAAACTAACATTGAAAAAATATTTTTTTACTTTATGCTCATCGTGGTAAGTGGCAGTATTGGATATGCAATTAAACCAGAACCAGTGAAAGAAAATTCAAATTCATCTCAAATTCGAGAATGTGTTCAAGCTATGCATATGATGTCTAACGCATCAAAGAAAAATTATTACACTTCAACAGCCAAATCAAAAAAACAAGTAGCAATAGAAAGGATGATGAGCAACTAATGAACACTCAATTACTATCATTTATTCTTTTTTCTTTTATATCAGATGAAAAAAAGAAAGAAGAAAAAGATGTACATATTTGGCAAGTTATAGATAATCTAATTAAATTTAAGATTAACTAAATTTATAACATCATAGAGAATTGATAGGTGTCAGATGGAAAATTCAATTCTTCAATTCTTTCATTGATTATAGACAAAACTTGTTCAAATCTTTCTCTTATCACTTTCTTCGTAGATTTGTCTTCCGAAACATCAATAACTATAAGTTTGATGTTTCTTTTTTTACATTCCGCTACTTTTTCTCTATCAATTTGCTGAACTCTCAAGAGTTTTTCAATTCCATAAATAGGTTTGTAATGAAAAATACCATTAAACTCAAATGCTAAACTTAACGAAGGAATATTAATATCTAACTCATAACCTATATGAGTCTTGTTATAAATGATTTCAAAAGAAAAAATATTGTAAAGATTTTTTTCAATAGCGCATTCCAACTTACTACGATTACTACCCCAATCTTTGTGATATTTTTGAAGAATTTTATAACAATCTTGAGAACAACAATTTCTAGGACTACGATTCACCTCAAATAAATCTTTAAGAAATAGTTTTTTACAAACTAAACACTCAACCTCTACTTTCTTATTCTTATATTTATTATGACACTCACTACTGCAGAAAAGTTTTTTACTTCTCACAAATTGATATAAACTCTTTAAAGTGTTCTTCCCACAACCATTACAAAAAATTTCAATCTTTTTGGTACTATACTTGATAGAACAGTCTTTAGAACAAAAATTATTATTGTTCCTCTTCATTTTTGCAGGAGAGTTATAACCAGGAGCTCCACAATAATTACAATCAAAATTAGGTTCAGGCATACATAACTTATACAAATATGGTAGAGTAAATTATGAAAGAACTTAATATTATTTTCTCAATTTGTAAGGTATGATAAAGATATGAACACAAATCAATTCAAACAATTAAGTCTTGTATGTTTAGTACTTGGCTTTGCATCAATCGTAGGGTCAATCGCAATCTGGTATCTCACTGGCGGAAAATCAATGGAAGCACAAGCACACGGAGAAAGATTTGGAATCTTTGTCGGACTCTGGGCTCCTACATTTATGATCCTCTCAAACAGATTTGATAGATATTCTGATAGCAAGAATGATACAACAGCGTAAACTCGTAGATTTTATATTCGGACTAATCGTAGTAGTATCAACAATTATTATCCTAAAAGTTGCTTGCTATTAATTTTAAGGTATAATTGTTTTGATGGTCCTTAATAGCTCAGCGGTAGAGCATTCGGCTGTTAACCGAACGGTCATAGGTTCGAATCCTATTTAAGGAGTGTATAATCCCTATACAAATCGTATAGGGATTAATTTTGATAAGGCCTGTTAGTCGAGTGGTTAAGATGCCTCCCTTTCACGGAGGAGACCAGGGGTTCGATACCCCTACAGGCTATTCTTGTGGTATAATATATTTGTTGTTCTCTGGTGGTGTAACGGTAGCACAGAGGTTTTTGGTGCCTTTAGTTGAAGTTCGAATCTTTACCGGAGAATTTACCAGCACTATTAGTTTAGGGGTAAAACATCACACTTGTAATGTGATTTCAGGCGTTCGATTCGTCTATAGTGCTCCTTTCCCTTTTCTGTGATATAATAAAGATATGAACTTAACAATTTTACTATCAATTTTATTTGCTTTAGTGGCAATAATTTTCGTCTTGATATTTGTCGTAATTTTTCAGGTTAAAAAAATCTTGAAGTCTTATGATAATAATTTTGAAGCATTGAATAAGAAGACAGCGAAAATGGTGGAGTAGATATGAATATTTACACTGCAACTTGGATTAACTGTTTTGTTATTTTTGTATCTGTTATGGCATTTTCTCTTTATTTCAATTATCGTTTAAATAGATTGATAAAGATACTCGATAGTATGATTACAGATCGACCAGAATAATTTTTAAACCCATCGAAATCGATGGGTTTAAAAATTTAAGGTAAAATAAATTATGACTGAACGTGAGTGGGTTGAGAAGATTAAAAAAGAATGTGTCTTGAATGTTGGTAATTTTGACACTAGATATGCGATTCAATTAGTTGGGAGAAGTGGAAGTAGGATTGGTATTGTTTCTCTTAATAAGCGTTTTATGAGTGTTGACATTATTGATAAGTTGAAATATGAGCGTTTCTATGATAATTTTTATTCTAGAAATAATAAAGAATCTCGAGCCCCTTTAGTTATTGATTATCATATAGAGCACAACATTGGTAAAAATGGCTTTAAAGAGCTTTGGGATTTTTATTATAAGAAAGTAAAGAGATGACATATAAATACACTATAGAGGGTAAAAATGGCAAAGTTGGGGGCTCAAATAGTGATTATAATTGGATACTAACAGAAAGAGATGCAATTATGAAAGCTATTTTTCCTAATTTTGTTTTGAGTGAAAAATTAAATGATCTTGTAAATAGTCCAGATTATTTAGTTTATGAGTATGGTGAGGAAAAAGTTTATTTTAAGATAGAAAAGGAAGATGATAAAAATCAATAAAAAAGGGGAGCAAAGCTCCCCTTTTTTATTGATTTCTGTAGTAGTCTAAAAGTAACTTTACGCTATCTTCCAAAGTATATTTAGGTTTCCACTTTGTTTTTTCATAAAATTTATCTACACTTGGAATTTGAAGGGTAACGTCTACAGGTCTTAATAAATTAGGATCTTCTTTTGAAACAATCTTGCATTTAGCTTGTTTTTTGAGTTCTTCAAGAAAATCTCCAACTCTTACTGGAACTGTACTACCAATATTGTATGCTTCTCCAAGATCGCATTTTTCAGCAGACACCCAATAAGCTTCAACAATATCTCTTACATCAAGTAAAGTTCTGACTGAATCTAAATTTCCATGATAGAGAATATCTTGTTTGCCATTTTCAATATCAACAATTTGTTTTGCAAATGCGCTAGAAAAGATATCTGGTCTTCTTGGATTAATGTAGCCAAAAGATCGAGTAATAACACAAGGAATATTGTAAGATTTAAAATATGATTTTACCAATTTCTCTTGTGTCAGTTTGCTGATAGCATAAACATTTACAGGGTCTATGCTTTGAGTTTCTTTGATTGGAATTTCATCTGGTCTTACTTGTCCATAAACTTCAGAAGTACCACAAAATTGAAGCATTGGTTTTTGATTTAAAATTCTTAAAGCTTCTAATAAATTAAGTGTTCCATTTACATTATTATTGAAGACTGAGATTGGAGTTGTAAATGATAATTTCACATTAGCGTTTGATGCTAGGTGAAATATAAAGTCTGGTTTTGCAATTTCAAGAGTTCTAATTACACTTCCAAGATCTGTCAAATCGCATTCAAACATTTGGATCTTTGAAAACCCAGATTTAATTTTTCTGTCTGTATGCCATCTAGAAATACCTTGAATTTGTATGTCAGGAATATTAGAAAGATGTTCTGCTAAATAAGTTGCTCCGCTTCCATTTATTCCAGTGATGAGTGCTTTTTTCATTATTGTATTATACATTTCAAAATTTCAATCTTCAAATTGTTGATCATATCCATCTTCATCAGGTAAAAGAATATTCAAATCTTTGTCTGCAGCAAAATGACAATATGATAAATCAGAATGAGCGATCAGTAGTTTCATAAAAGTTTGATATAGAGATGGATCTGTGGAATATGGTGTGAAATACTGTAAAACTTTATCATAATTAACAAGAATGAACGGTTTGTCATTCAAACTAACAATATAAAATTTATTTAAATTTGTTTCTATAAAATGTCCTTGTAAACCAGGGACATTTTTCTTTAACATTTCCCAATCAGCTCCAATATTGTTATGTATTAAAAAGATTTTTCTGCCATAATCTTTTAAATTAAATATATCTTCAATTGGGAATGAGGTTTTTCTGGATAAATTATAGATATCAATTATTTTCATCTTACTTGCATTATACCTAAATCGTGGTATGCTATCCTTATGAAACACAAGATCACAATTATTGATGAAAATTTTGAGGAGAAGACTCTTGAAATGACTTATGCTCAATTAAAAGAATTAAATCGTTGGTTAAATATATATTTAAACACCGGCAAAACAATTGAATATAAACTTGAAAAATCAAAGAAAAAAGTTGAAGTTGTTAGTGCGCAGATGTAAAGTTGTGGTATAATTAGTTTGTAAGTTTGATACGGCTCTATAGTTAAACGGATATAACAAGACTCTTCTAAAGTTTAATTTTAAGTTCGATTCTTAATGGAGCTACTAAAAATATCCCCTATAATATAGGGGATATTTCTATTTAAGAATTATTTTTTTAGAAGCATCCAAAGCAATTAAATAGAATAAGAATATAACTTTTGGAGGGTATTCTTATGAGGTTTAAATTATCACCGATGGAGTTGATAATTTGTTTAATGGTGGTCTTAACACTATTGGCAATTTTCATTCCAATATTTATTTTAGCTTGGTCAATTTATTAATTATCAACAATAGAATAAGAAATGCAAGTGGTGGGAGAACCGAATCCTTGCAAATATCTTACTTTGACTGATTCAACAAATCGGCTTGTATCATCGGGTATTATTTCTGCTCTTACAAGTAGATCAACAATAGGTTTTATAATATTATCTGGATCGCTTCTCATTTTCCATTGAGTGTTAGCAAGAATAAGAATTTCTATTTCTATTGGATAATTTGTTGCTGGTAATAAATTATCTTTAATGATTGAGACATTCTTTTCTATCCAATCATTATATTTTTTGCTTTTCACCATTTTTCCACGAGCAACAGGAGCATACATCTTATTTGCGGAAAATGGTTCTTGGATAGTACAAGATTTTTTAAGCATAGATAATTTGTACAGAGATAGTATAGGTAATAAGAAAAAATTATGTGGTATAAATTAGCACAACAATTACAACTTCCTGGTTTAGATGTAGAACAATCCCAGCCTAAAAGTAAAGAAAAATCAGAACAGAAAGCGAAATCTCCAGAGCTTTTAGAAACACAAAAAGAACCTCAAAGTTTATTCTTCAATGATTGGGCTAAAGATCATTACGTGCCAGAGCAAACTGTCTATCATGGAACTACACACGAATTTGACAGATTTGACATAAATAAAGGTGTCTCATCTAATGCTTTTGGTCAAGGATTTTATTTCACAAGTGATGAGCAAGATGCCACACAGAATTACACTGGTTCTGGAAAAGATCAAAAATTAAAAATTACAGATTTGCAATATGAATTGATTGATGAAGATAATGAAGACTCTTATTATCTATGGAACTTATATGGTGATGATCCAAGATATCGCCCTTATTTTAACGAAGATGGTACTGTTGCAAGCCTACAATACTTAGTAGAAAAAATTGCAAAAGATACTGTTTTAGGCTCAAATAAACCAAGAGTAATTCCCGCTCACATAAGAATGAAAAATCCAATTCATTTAACTTCTGAAAATGATACAGAACATCCAGAAAAAACTTTTGTTGATGATACAAACGAAACATTAGAATTTTTGAATGAAAATGACGTTGATGAGTCTGATAATAATTCATACAAGACAGTTATTCTAAAACTTTACAATATTTTGATGGATTATATGAACTCAAGTGATGCATATCAAATGTGTGAAGATTTGATTCAAACGACGACTGGATCTGTTGACGGCAAAGTTTCAGCTGTAATGATGATGGATTATTTAAAAGGATTTCTTGCAGCTTTTGATGATGACAGCAAAGATTTCAAGGGTGAGATTATTCAAAGATTCTTAAATTCATTAGGGTATGACAGTATTATTATGGATCCTAATGAATTTTTCAGGTCGTATTCAGAGGATAAACCAATAAAACATTACATTACTTGGGATCCGGAAAACATAAAACACGCCAGAGAAAATCTTGAATTTGATCCTCGTAATCCTGTCATCACTGCAAAGAGTGGTAGAATTAATTTATGGAAGAATTCTTTGCTGTAGTTTTCATCGAGTGTATGATGGAAAATAATAGATGTTTTTCAGAAAAAGATTTTTATAATTTACTTAAAACACAAAGATTAGATTCTTCAAAAATAAATTTCAATGAAATAATGAAAGAATTTCTTATCGAATTTGAATTAAATTCATATGAAAAAATAGATAATATTTGGCAGCCTAAAGGATCATTCGTTTCTCACAAAGCGATATCCAATATAATAGATGAATTAGATTTACATTTAGAAGTGGAAAATTCTTTAGGTGGATTTTACGAAACAAGTTGTGATGTAGTCCAAAAAATAAATAATTATCTTTGGTTATGTGAAAAAGAAGCCTCCCAATAAAGGGGGGCTTCTTTTTTTGTAAGAAACTTATTAATATGTGGTATCGAAAAGCTCAAGATATGTCTGTTCCATTTTATAGATATCCAACACAACAGAAAGATGATTATAAAAATAGATTACCCATGAATAAAAATTTCAAAGGTGATTCTCAACCAGAAATTGACAATAAATTTGGTCAGGATGCAAATATATATTTACAACAAATGGTAATAGATCCATTATTATTTGACCACGCACAATCAAAAATAATGTTGGACACTATATTAAATGATCCTGATTATAAAATGGATCAATCTTCTTTCGCAAATATGATTAATGTGTATAGAGATCATTATGACCAAATTAATAACAATAGGAATGATATAAAAGCTCTTTCTGAAATAGAACCAGAATTACATAAGCATTTAAATAATATATTGAGTAAAACATAATGTGGTATAACAGAACAATTTTAGCAGCGATAGAAGATGCAATCAATGCCTTGCAATCAAAAGGCGTGAGTGATCAGATTATTCAGTTTGTGCATAGTTTACCTAATGACAAAAAAGGTAAAGCTATTGGTGCATTGAATCAGAATCCTTCTATGATGATAGATGATTTAAAAAGTTTATTTGAATCTGGATATAAGCCATCTGGAACTGAAAAACAACTTGTTCAAGATTATGATCCAAGATTTCAAAGTTGGGCATTATATCAATATAAACTTCAAAGAGCTAATAAACTTTCAGATGATCCAAGAGATGATAGGTGGGATTACAATAAACCATTACGTGATATAAAAGACAACCTGGATGAGATTCAAGACTTCTTTAGAGCACATACTTTAGATAATCCTAACTATAACATTGGGACAAAATCACTTGAAGAAGCATACGAAGATTCTAATGAATGGCACAGAGCTATGACAGAAAGAGGATCTGGAAAATTCTATTTACCATTTAAGAGAGATGAATCTGGGCAATTAGTTGATGAAAAGATTGTTCACAGATTTGAAGACGGTTCTATGATAGTAAGAGTGGAAGATCCGAATGATTTAGATGTTGAAGGCAATTTTATGCATCACTGTGTTGGTTCATATGCTAAATCTGTTGAATATGGAGATTGCACAATTTACTCTTTGCGTAATAAGTTTAACAATCCAGAAGCTACAATTGAAGTTGGCAGAGATGGAAAAGTAAAGCAAATTAAAGGCCCAAACAATTCTGAAATTCACGATGAAGATAAAGTAGAAAAAATTGCAGAATTCTTTGAAGGCAGAGATGATATTAACAAAAAAGCTGGTGAAGGTTGGGTTCATCAAAGAGCTAGTGAATGGGATCCGAGTGAAGTAGATTGGTCTACTTATCCTGATGATTTAAGATATTCTATAACTGAATCTGCTTATGGGCCATATCTTGAAGACTATGGCGATGATGATGACAATGGAGATTTTGCTAGATTTGGAATTACTTCTGAAGATTTTAACCAAGATGAATTTACTGAGCAAAATATAAGAAATGCTAATATGGTTGATCTTGTCAAAGAAGCTACAAGTGCTATAGAAGAAGGATTAAAAAGCAAACCCTATGGAAGAACTTTTTCTTTAGAAGATTATGACATCAATGAATTAGCAGACACTGTTGTAAGTGTTGCTTTTGATAAATTAAAAAGAGAAGTTGATGATATTTATTTACCTGATCTAGCACAAGAACAAGAATTTTATGAGCTTCGTGGTGGTGTAGATGCATACAAGCTCAAGACAGCAGAAAATCTATTAAGAAATAATCCATTGACAGATTTGCTTTATCATTTCGCTGATCAATATGATGAGCATGCAAGATATATGAATGATAATTTTGGTTTCAGCTTAGATGAAAATGAATTTGATTTAGATCAATCTACCTATGGGGCTATGGATACTTCTTCAGATAAATTAAGTTTAGAAATAGCTAAAAAGATTTTTGCAACATATGAGAATAATGAATCAGTGCAAAAGTTTGAAGAATTATTAGGTGTCCAATTCACTTTGCCTAATTTACAAGATTATGATGTTGAATACAAACCAAAAATGAGTTATATCACTGGCTCTCAAATGTATACTGAAGATCCAGCTCAATTAAGATTCCAGGACCTTCCAGAAGGTGAATCTTTTAATTTAGCTAGACATAGAAAGAAACAACTGGAAGATGGTGAGGAAGAACTCGTACTTCCAGATGATTTTGAATAAGAATTATATCTTTTTTGTCAATATATAGGTTAGTTTATCTGCTAACCTATATTCTTTTTTAATATCAAGTTTTTGAGCGATTTTCAGCATAGATTTAACAGAAGCTAATACATCTTCATCATTAGGTAAAGCAGACATATTCTTGAAAACATTATTTAAGCTTTCTTGCATCTGTTCATCAGTTTCTTGAATTGGTTGAGGTTTTTGTGTACCGATAATATTTCTTTCTTTTAATTCATTTATCCAAACAGGAAATAAATCTATTTCTTGCCAATGATTTCTAAAAAATTCTGGTCTTGTATTAATTAAAGAATTAAACACTTCAAATTGTTCAGTATTATTAATACCTACAGATTTCATATTTTTCCATTGTCTTAATAACATCTGGTCTGAAATTTGATCACTAATAAAAGGATAAAAATTTAATAATCTTGCATAGTCTCTTATATCTAATTGACTACGATTCTTTTTCATATAATTATTATATTCATCTAAACTTGACGTTTTTAATATTTTTTCTGTTATAGGATTTTTATTATATGTTAAGTACATTGTTATTGAAATTGGAAGATCTTCGATACTGTTTATATATTCTGCAGCTAAATTGGCCCCATTTTCAGAACTTGGAGATTCTAAAAGTTTATGGACAAGAAGCTTTGGACTAAATCTACTTAAGAATTTTTCTCTTAAATCAGGCTCATTTATCAATGCATATTTTGGAATTTTAGATAAACTTGCATTAATTATCCATTTTTGTTCACCAGGGTCATCATAAGTTGGATATTCTTCCTCATCAAAGTCTTCATCTTCCTGATCAACATCGTCTGGAATTTCTCTCTTTTCTAATCCAACTCTACTAAATCTACCACTATAATATCTTTCAAAATTATCATATAAATAATTCCAGAATTTTCCAGAATTTTCTAATGCAGTATATTGAACACCTTGCCCAGTTACTAAAACTAATGCAACACCAGTTTCTAAATCATCTTGAGTTAGTTCAGATTCATCTTTACTTCTAATTTTTTGAATAAAGTCAAGTCTTGTTTTGTAAGAAGCTACTGCAATTTTAGATATTTCATAAAATTCAGGAAGATTCTTAAATTCATCAGGAATTAATGTAAATCTTCCAGCAAATGAAGCAAAATTACTTGGAGAATTAAGAACTTCAGCATTATATCCATCTGCTTCTGCTTGTGCTCTTAAAGGTTCAATAGCTTCTGGAGTATGTAGATAAATTCTTGTATTTTCTAAAGTTGGATTTTTTTGATAAACTTTAAACAAACCTTTAGCAATAGCTAATTTTTCAGCTAAAGGATCATTGAAATTAAAATCATCGCCAGCGGTAGCAACAGATACTCCAATTTGAGGTACATTCTCTTTCCAATTTTGAGGAATTCCACTAAAATTTTTGGTTTTAGAAAATGCTTTTAAAACTTTTTCTTTATCACTAGGGTTGTTAGGGTCGAGATATTCTAATATCTCACCATTATTATGTCCCAGTTCCCAAGCAGATAATTGTTGCTTGACATATGAATTAAATAATTGATTATTGGTTTTTATTTTTTCTCTTTGAGTGCGAGGTAATTCTAATCCAGTATTTACATATTGAATTAAATAATCTTTGCCACCAGGAACATCAAATAAATATTCAAAAATATCATTGGGTAATATCCAACCCATACCGATGAATTTGGAAAGATATGTTTTGACGCTATCAGATTCAATGGTTATAGATTCTAATAAATGAGCCGTTGAATCTGAAGGCAACATTCCTGCACTTTTGCCTAAATGCGTTTTTTCAGCAATCATTTCTTCAGGGATTTCAATTGGTTTTACTACATACCTTTGATTAGAAAGTAAATAAGTATTATCTCCATTGTCTTTGATAAATCCATCTTTTGTAGTACTTCTTAAAACAAATTTTCCAGTAGACCAACTTTTTACATCATCAACATTTATATCTTGGCGTTTAACGTAATTACCTAAACCAGTTTCTAATTTTTCTTCTGGTGTAAGAGGTTTATTTATTAATATTTTTTCTTCTTCGCCAGTTTCAGGATTAGTTGTTGTAGCATCTATATCCACTCCTTTACTTTTTAAATAAGTAAGATATGTGGGAATATCTCTTCCGGTAATCATTTTTCCTTCATATTGGAAAGAAATGTCATCAGATAAATTAAAACCTGTTCTATTGGGAATATCAGTAATTTGAACGTTGTTATTATTAAATTGCAGAGCCACTTTTCTTTGATTAGGAGTGGGTGGATTTTCGTCCCATACAATATAAAATGTAGCAGCTTGATTGCTTCTATAACTTTGCCACATATTATTTTCGCCTGGATAAGCAATACACCAAGAAGTATCTGCAGCTAATTGTTTGCTGTCTTGAGCTTTTTCTACTTTAAAAACCTTAATTCCGTCGCCAGTGAGGATAGGAGTATGACTAGTTTCAGATTGTTCTACTCTTTCTTCTTGTTTTTTTGCTATAGGGAAATTACCGTGAACAAAATCAATAAGTGCCATCAAGTCATCAAATTGCTCGTCATTTATAACAACAAAACTTTTAGATACTTTGATATTGGCCGGATTTAATTTTTTACGATTTATATATTGGGTTAAATGACTAACAATATCGTTAATAGCATTTTCATCAGAATCTCTTGCCAACATCCAAGCAGCAAGAGGCTTAAATACTGAATTATATTTATTTACAATTTCTTTATAGCTGTTATAATCTTTTCCAACAGACTTGAAAATTGAAATAAATAATTCTTTATTTGCTATTACTATACGATTATTAAACATTGTATTTTCTCAATATATGTGTAAACTTATCTGCTAACTTGTATTGATAATTAAAATCTAATTTCTGAGCTATTTTCACCATAGATTTTACAAAAGCAGTGATAGGTTCTTCTTCTTCATCTTCTTCAGGTTCTTCTGACGCAAATGGATCAGGTAATTCTTCTTGTGTCCCAGGCGGTGTTGGTCTTTTTCCTTTCATCACTTGGCCAGCTTCTTCATCAAAATATCCAGGGCCATATTTTGATTGTCTTTCATATGCAAGAATTTTCGGAGCAAGGTTAGGATACATATGAACTAATGCTGCCCTTATTTCTGGCAATATATCCACATAAACATCTCTCTCTAAAATTCTCGTTTCAAAATATTTAGGATAATTTCTCAATAAATGTAATTGATGATTTAAATTTGGACGATTTCTAAAATAACTAAATATTCCTAAATTATAAAAATTTGGATCTTCTTTTACTTCTGGATAATGATGTGTATATATATCCAAAAATTCTAACATAATATCTGGTGTAAAGTTGTTAAATGAATCAATTTCTTCATCACTAAATTTTCTTTTTTCAAGTATTTTTGAAAGGAATTCAAATGCATAACTTCTACCACGATATAATACTCTGTAAAATTCAGATCTTACATTTCTTTCACCATCTACAAATTGATTTATATAGTCTTCATATAGCCAAGGTGTTTTTTCAATGTCTATATTATTCATAAAATTCTTAGTAGAAATGCTGTTCATATTTCTCTGCAAAAATTCTTTAATTTCTGGATCTTCTAAAAATTCTTGTGGAATAAACTTTAAAATGTTTGCAAAATCATTTTCATTAAAATTAAGTTCACTACCTATCCAATCAGCAAAATGATCTATATTCTTAAAGAAATTTTTCCAAAAATTTATATCTTGTATTGCATTTTGAAATTCTTGGATTGCATCTCTGAAATTTTCTTTTGCTTCATCACTCATCTCTAATTCTTCAAATTTCTTAAATAATTTGCCATCATTATAAATAGCCCATAATAAAGTTTGATTTGCATTATTAGGAACAATTTCTTCTGGTCTATCTTTGTATGCATAATGAGCATCTTTTTTGATTGTTTGTTCGTGTTCTTTAAGATCAAATGCAAAATTTATGGTTGGATTATTACTCCAATCATTATGATAAGTTTCACTATATTCATCAAAGTTATTAAGAGAAAATTCACGTAAAACATCTACATCTTTAATTTGGGCAATTAACGAAAGATCAAATGGATCGTTAGGATTGTAATATTTAGCAATTTTTTCGGAAGGTTTTGGACATAATATTGAATACTTTACTTCTTCCAATACCCCAAGTTCTTTTGCTTTTTCAAAATCTTCTTCATTGAAACCAGTTGCCATAGCCACTTCTTTGATAAGTGATTTATCCCCTGATTGCAATACGACATTTTTTAAATCTTGTTTGTCAAAAGCCGAAGTGTAATCTACTAAATTATCATCTGTCAATCTATTTTTTGCATATAATAAATATAATTCAGGAAATTTAGGATCTTCGAAAATAAAATTTCGTACACCATTTGGAACAAAAGTTTTTACAGTGCTAATATATTTTATCAATAAATCTCTGTCGTTTAACTTTAATAATAAATCTGCATCAGAAAGGTCAGCTCGCATACCAGTTTGTAAATTGTTATTTTCAATCAAAGTTTCAAGATAAATTCTCAAAAAATCTGGTTTTTCTTCTAAGGTTGGTTTAGCAAATTCAGAAATACCACCCTGTTTTTCAATTAATTGTTTAAATAAATCTTTTCTATTTAAGTTCATTAAATCAATTTGCATAGCAGGACTAAAATTTCTACCGCCTATAATTAGACTTCTCAAGTATGAAGTAAGTAAATTTTTGTTTTTTCTAATAAATTGATATTGCGTTTCAGGAATTCCCAACCCAGTGTTGACATATTTCATCAACAAATCTTCACCACCAACACTTCTAGATAAATATTCTAAAACTTCATCTTTTACACGTTTGCCTAATCCCATCCATCTTGAAGTATAGAATTTAGCATCAGGGTTATTAAGGATGTACGCAATACCAGATCTACTTGAAATCTCTTCTATAATATCTAAACTATTTTTATCTATTCTTTCTATGTCTCTATCTTCACCATTGACTTTAGATTTTCCAGATTGCCATAAAAGAATATCTTCCACACCCAAAGCAGCTATATAATTGAATGTGCCATTTTGTAATCTTTCTTCTGTAGTTTTGGGTTTGTTCTTGAGAATTAATTCTTCTTGACCAGTTTCAGGATTTGGCCTTGTTGCTTGTAAATTTATTCCCTTGCTAGATAAATATTCAGAATACTTATCCCAATCCCATCCATTTGAAAGTTGATGTCCTGTAACATTTGGAATGTCTGTTAATAAAACATTACTTGAAGCAAAATCAATTGCAACTTTTCTTTGATTTTCTGTAGGAGGATTATTATCAACAACAACAAAAAAAGAAGCATCATGACTATCTCTATAAGATTGCCACATATTATTTGGGCCTTTATAGCCGATACACCAGCTTGTATCATCACCAACTAATCTTCTACCATCGTTGGCATCATTTATCTCAAATATCTTAATGGAATTATCTTTATTTGCTACAACAGGAACATCTTCAATTTCAGTATTTTCAGCCTGTTTTTCAGCTTGCAAAATAGGAAATTGAGCGTGGATATATTCTGTTAGTTTAATTGCATCATCAAAAACTTCATCGTTTATTTTGACAGCTTTTGCGCCAACTGAAAATTTAGTAATTCTTCTTGAGTCAATATATTTTTGTATAGCTTCAATATATTCATTTGGTTCAATATTACGGGCCAATAACCAAGCAGCAAATACTTGATACTTTTGATCATATTGCTTTACTGTTTCTCTTAAGTCTTGATAATATTCTGCATCTTTATTCAGAAAATTACAAATTCCCAAAATATCTTCTTTTATGCCAGCTGTGATGATCCTAAAACTATACCTTTTCATATCTTTTTTATTCCATTATTTAGTATACAGTTTCCTATTTCGCATCCCAAAACACAAAAACAGGGGCTGCTTTTTCAAAGCCCCTGTTTTTGTGTTTGTTGGTCTGCTTCTATTACTTTTGAACACCATCAGGACGACCTTGCCCACGACCACCCTGACCACGATCTGAAAGTGGAAGAGTAGTCTTTGCCACAAGCTTCAAACCATCAACACTAAATTGATAAAGAGTGTTGCCAGAAAGAACATAAACAAAATTGCCAGAAGCAGCAACACTTCCACCACCTGTTTTCATTCCACCAACCTGTCCAAGAGGAAATGGAACTTGCCCTGGACGTGGAGCTTCCTGAAAACCACCTGGAACCTGTGCGAAAACAACACCAAGGACAGCCAAAGAAGCTGCAAGAGAAACGAGTACTTTATTCATAATTTTTACCTCTGTTGATTAGACGAACAATAGTATTATATGTTCAATAAATGAAAGAAAGATTAAGATAGATCTATAAGAAAAAAAAGATCTACTTTCGTAGATCTTTTTTTAAGATTATCGGACTGGATTTCCAAGTTGATCAAGAATTGCCTGACCTGTTGGATAATAAGTTTTCCCCCAGAGGAAATTGTTTGGATTGATTGTGGTTTCAAATCTAAAGAACTTTGCGTGGCCATCAGCGAAGACATAATTGCTTCCACCTGTATGACGACCTGGTTCCATAAATCTAATATGTAATCCACCGTCTGCAGCAACTGATCGACAGCCAGTACCATTCGTAACGCCGGAATCAGATGGACCACCCCAACCTTCAGCACTTTCAGCAGCAGCCTTGGTAATTGCAAAAATTGGTCCTGTAGCGTCTGCCACGTTTTGCCCTGCCCACTGTCCGCCACTAATTGTTCTCATCATAGCGTTTGTTGGTCTATGAGATTTATTTCTTCTCTCAACATTAAGCTGTCCAGAACTACCTAAGAAAATACAGCTCAAGTGATTAGTAGATTCAGCAATTGCAATAACGTCAGCTGGGAAATCTACAGCAGCAATTGATACAACGCTTGGCGCATCTTGTGGGCCTCTTTTTCGTGGCAGAACAGCTGAATTAGGAATGTAAGACAAGCGTGGTACTTGAGCTTCACATCCCATAGTGTTTGTATCAGTCCAAGGTAAGCAAGGAGCATTGTCTGGAGCTATTCCACCTAACTTATCAGATGGACATACCCAAACCTTATCGTTCTTGATATAAGGATGTATCATAGCTGAATAGTGAACATATCCACCTGTACTTCCACCATTAGTAGTAGCAGTGTTGTTCTTGTACATATATGCAGTTGGATAAGTCTCATCATAGTCTTGTGTATACATCATAAGACCAAGACCAATTTGTTTCTCATTAGATAAGCAGGAAGAAGAACGAGCCTTATCACGAGCCTGGGCAAAAACAGGGAAGAGGATTGCAGCTAAAATAGCGATGATTGCAATGACAACGAGTAATTCAATAAGAGTAAACGCTTTTTTCATATTAGTTTCCTTTTAGAAATCTTGTTTATATTATTCCACTAAATAGGTGAGGAAATATTAAGTAATAAATAATGTTTCTTAATAAGTAGGAACACAAGCAATGAAAACTTTATAATAGTAATATGAAAAAGAAATTATCTCCTGAACAAGAAGCGCTATTGAATAAATTCCAAAATACAGATAAAAGTGGCGCAAAAACATCCATAGATAATAAGAATGAAAAAGCTCAGTCAAATGCGCTGAAACCATCTATTAGAAGAAGTGGAAGTAGGGGAAAATAATTAGATCTTTCAATATATATAATATTACAATCTATGATGAAGACAAATGAATAAAACAGTATTAGAATCAATCAACACAATTTGCGAAGAATTAGAAGCTATAGGTATGCACAAAGAAGCTAGTAATTTAACCGATGTAATGAAAAAGATTGCTGCTAGAGGCGATAGAGCAACAGTAGAAGTCCAATTTGATGGAAAACCAGTTGTAATTATAACTCGTGCTAATGGTAATTTCGAAAGAAGACTCGGTTATAAAATAAATGGTGAATTTCAGTATTTCAATAACCTACAACATGCAATCAATTATGCAAAAAGAATAGACCCAAATGCAGAGGTTCCAGTAATTAGACCAAGAAGAGTGGGTCCAACAGGTAAATCTTGGACTAGAGACGACCAAGAAATGTTTGATTTTGAAGCATCTAGAGAGGAAAAATTAAAATGAGTAAATTTATAAAAACAGCGCTTCTCCAACAAAAAGAAAGATTGGAACAACAAGAAGTACAATTGGAAGAAGTGAGAAAAGGCGAACTTTATAAATCATTACAAGATGGCCTTTCAAAACATCACAAAACAATCGATCCTAAGAATTTTGAAGATCTTTTCTCATCAGTGAGAAAAGGCAACCCAAGCGATCCAATAGAGGTCCAACTAGCTAAAAAAGGCTTATATTCACATAAAAATATTGAACAAGATAAAACATTCACAGAAATTTTAGAAGAAATTGAAAAAGGTTTTCCTGAAGATATTATAGAGACTCAATTAGAACCAAGAAGATATGAATAAATTAGTAAGAATAGCCCAAAAATTAGACAAAAATGGCCAATATAAAGCTGCAGATAAAGTAGCATCCATTTTACTTATGGCCATACAATATAAACAAGATCTAGAAGATGGCATTAGGGCTTTATATAATTATTTTGATGAAAGAACACTAACAAGATTACTCAAACAAACAAATATATTAGAAAACGATGGTGATGTATCTTCTCGCCCATTTGACTACAACCAATTGATGCAAGAACTTAATAACATAGAATCAACATCACCAATAGATTTACCAACAAAATCTGGAAATAATAATTATCAAAATTTAGAAGATGTAAAAGCTTCTATTATGAAAACAATAGAATTTATAGACAAATTTCAAATATCAATAGCAAATGCACATGACGCTCAAAGAGAACAACAAAAGAAAATACAAAACTTAGAAAGCGATATTATTCCCGACGAGTGAAACGAATCTACACAAAAATATAAAACAATAAATCATCGTACTGTAAAGAGCTATAGCCATTCTATAGCTCTTTCTTTTTTCCCAGTTATATCTATGCAAATAATATGTAGAAGTCCACATCAATAAAGCATAAAGAAACCATTCAATTATATCTTCACTACCTAAAGCCCATACGAAATAAAAATATAATTGAATTGCAAAGACTAATCTCATTCGGAAACTATTTTCTCCGCACTAATTGTAAAATAACGACCAGAAACCTTGCCATTCTTTACACCACGAACAACTACAAAATGCTTCTTATCAGAAAAGAAATCATCACAAACAATACCAAATTCTTCTTCTCCACTTCTATCCAACCATTTCACTTTACTGCCAACTTTAAAATTATGCACTTCAATTTCAGATAATAATCTTTTGATCTCTTCTTTATTATCTTCTGACACACTAGTTAATTTACTAATCTTAACCAACATATTACTTTGAGCACTCTTGTAACTTGTAATTTCATCATCAAGACTTTTATTCAATCTCATCAAAGATTTATTATTATCTAAAGAAGACATATAAAGCCAAATAAAAACCATTGAAATAACCACTGGAACAACTAAAAGATAAATCATATTATTCTCCATTCCATTCTTTAATCAACACACTTATATTTGTACCGAAACATCCTTTCCATATCGGCGCAGGAAAACCAAATTCGTCTAAATCCACTTCATATATCTTCAAGTAATAATTTGAGCCTAAAATATAGTAAAATTCCATATTTCCAAAAAAGATTTCTTCTCCCAGATTATCTAAAATATAATCTTTGAATTCTGTCAGTGATTCCATAGCTTTGAAATAATACATAAGGCTCGTAAAAAGGAAAAAAACATTAGGAGTTGTAAAAATATGATATCACCCTGCAAAAGGAAAAAATATGAATAAAAGACAAATCGTAGCATCCCTAAACAAGATTGCAAATGAACTCGACAACAATGGCCTCTACAACGAAGCGAACACAGTAACCAAAGTTATGTCCAAGATTGCTATGGACGAAAACGATGAATACAATATGGAAGACTATTTCCCATATGGCGATCCAGATGGTGATGATGACGAATATGAAACTAAACGTGAACCTTCCATGCGTGAAGAATTAGATAGTGATATGATGCAAGTAAGCGATATGCTTGATCCAATGGGTACAAGCAATAGAGCTGATGATATTTTAAGTCATCACGCTAAAGATTATAATAAGCCAAGAGTAAGTGATTTAGAAAATGTCTTTGACGAATTAGATACCATGATTGAAGATTCTATGCTTAGTCCAAGAGATCAAAAAAGATATGATGAAATAAAAAGACGAATTATGAGATCATATACACCAATTAACTAAAACAAATAAGACTTGTTTGAATAAGTGGCAAAAACATAATTTTGCCACTTATTTTTTTAAGGAAAAACAGATGAATAAAAAATATATTATTGCATCATTAAATAATATTGCAAACGAACTTGATAATTCAAATTTTTACCTTGAAGCTAGTACTATAACCAAAATTATGGTAAAATTAGCCGAAGAGGAAAAAATGAAAACCAAACATTCAGAAGAAGAACTCCAAGAAGCAATGTCTGAACAAGGCATAGAAAAAGCATTCGAAGCATATAAAGAAAAAGGTGGAAGCGCAAGCAAAGAATCATATTCATCACAATGGAAATCACTCATAGGAAGAATGATTGATGGATTCTCAAACAATATGGGCGTGGCTATTGCAGAAGAAAAATATAAAAGAAAAAATCCATTCTGGGATCCAAGAGACTAATAAAAAGAGGGAGATTTTATTCTCCCTCTTTTTTATTTAAAGTTTATTATAATTTGCACGGAAATTATCCAAATCTTCTTTAACCCTCTTTATATTTGAAATTCTTAAAAGAGGGATGTTATGTTTTAAAGCATACTCATTTTTTCTTATATCTCTTTTTTTTCTAACTTCAAAATCTTTATTTGCCTTATCAATATCACCATTATAATTGACAGGCTTACGATGATGATCACCATCAAATTCTACTAATATATTTTCATCTATAAAATAAAAATCATAATTTAACTGCTTCTTATATACTAAGCCATCAAATTTCTTATATTTTTCAAATCTTATATTGTTTTCAACACAATAAGCTATAACAGCCCTTTCACCCTTAGATTCATTGCAAAAAGGGCAACCACAGCCAAATAAATGATCTGAAGGTCTTTGCCAAAATACTCTTTTACAGCGATTGCAAAAAATTTTGACTTTATCTTTACTACAACTATACTTTACATCATCGTAAGAATATTTATTGCCGTGAGCTTTAATTGCTTTTTTTTCAAATTGTTCAAATGAATCACGAGATTTTAAAATACTGCAATTTTTACATCTTTTAAATGCAGAAATATGTTGAACAGTTTCAAATTCACAAATATTACACTTGACTAACCAAAAATTCTGCTTGTACTTATTACCCATAAACCCTAAAATTGTTTTATTGTTTTTATCAGCTTGATTACACAATTTGTAAAGATTTGATTTAGTATTTGTAAATCCAATAAATAATTCTATATTATTTACACCCAAATTGTGATTTCCTATAATATATTGATAAGAAAATTCAACAACTTTTTTCTCTCCATCTTCAACCCATAAAGGAGTGTAAATTATGTTGCCAGATTTGTCATACTCAACTCTCGTGTAAAAATTATTTAAATCATTTCTACCCAACAACTCACCAACACTGAAATCTATAGCTCTTGACATTTAAATCTTATACAATCAAGATTAACAAACTGTCTCCCCTAAAATCTGATAAAACTCTGACAAAAAAATAACAAAGATTATAAAATCTTTGTCAGAATATTTATCAGAAAATATTGGCCCAAAAAATATATACCAATACCAAAACAAAAAGGATGGTGATAATTTTAGGACAAGCCAAAAATTATAAGCCCCCCAACAATCCTGGGCCAAAATGTAGGGGAGAAAATTTAATATATATAACAGGGCAAAAAAGATACCTAATCCCTGGGCAAAACTGTTTTTTCTTCCTACCCCCTACCCTTCACCCACAAATTACCGGGCAAGAATATTCCTACAAAAATTTATATATATACTAGGGCAAAAAGGATGGTTATATCTAGGGGAAAACAGAAAAACCTAAAGCCCCCCTACCCTTGCCCCAAAATATAGCTCACGATTTCTTCACATATGGCCTTTTTTAAGACGGGGGGTAGCGGGAACCCAACGATTATTCTAATATACCCCCCTACCAGTCTCTAGAAAAAAACAATAGATAAATCTTACAAACAATAACGTACTAATGCTTCACTCATACATACTAAGCTCAAAGCAGCAAGACTAGTATACTTATCATCTCTAACAATAGGGTGATCTAAATAACAGACATCTTCTCTACAACTACTCTTCCATAAGAACAAGGCTACTTCTTTCTCTACAATGATAATAGTACCCTTAGCTCTATCTGGTAATTGTACTACACGATCATAACGTATAGGATTAAATTGTATACCATCCTTCACTATAGGTTCTAGCTTATCACCTACTAACTTACAAGATAAACCTTGGGGCATAATTGTCTGCCAAGATCCATCTATCATCAATGCTATAACGTGATCCGTCTTATTTATTATCTTTGCCATTCTTCCATACCATATACGTAAATATACACAACCACATCAACATACATAAACATAAGAAATTAGTTATTATGAGTAGTAAATAGTTCATATTGTCCCCCTGTCTGCTTAGTAGAAATTTCTATCATTTCATCCCAAGTAGCTTTATATCCTACCATACCTTTTAACGCTGTAGAAATTGTTTCCCAGCTCCTACCTATGTCTTCATTTAGGAATACAGCAAGTTTACCATCCTTTGTAGTTTTTGCGTGTTTTCCAGTAAGCGGGTTAACATATATCCACACGTCAAATATCATATTTAAAAAATCAACAGGGTATAGTTCTGGTTCTGCATTATTCATAATATATTTATAAAATATCTTGACAGGTATACACAATATGATATACTGACGGTATGGAAACAACATACCTTATTAAAAAAGTAGAAGTCAGCGCACGTCATATTCAGGGCGAGACAAGTTCTGAAACCCCTAATAGCTGGGTAGGTAAGCCATTTTCTTGGGAAGATTTGAATGATATTGCTCATAGAACCCTTGAAATGATTAAGAATAATTACGCCCAAGGGTTTTTCAAGAAACTAGTAGTGTCAATCACCTATACTATTACTGGTGGTGATGATGTCCAGTATGCTATTGACTGTGGATTTGACGAAGAAGGCGAAATCTACTGTTCATAACTTACATAGATATATCCCAAGAAAAATTCTTGGGATATATCTATAGGTATGGTAAAACCATACCTAAAAAATTTTGTCAAATAAAAAAAGGGGGTTTTTCAACCCCCTTTTTGATTATGCTTCTTCTTTTACTTCAAGCGCACGGATGATGTACTTGATTTGGTCTACTTCAGCTTTGATTCGTGATTCATTAGCACGAGCAGTTTCCAAGAGAAATTCTGCTTCACGCTTTGCATAAATCAAATCTTGTGTCTTTTCAGAAACCTTAGCATTACGGGATTCTGCATTGCTACCCAGTTCTTTTGGGTCTACTTCACGATAGATAAGGTTTACAGCATCTTCAAGAGCATAAACACTCTTCCTGTAATTGATATTAGAATCTGCGGTCTTGTCAATTGCAGTGGTGTATTGTCCTACTGCATTCATAAACATCGTGATAACTTCTTTTTTTGTCATTTCCAAACTCCTTGGTTCGATGTCTAATTATATCACCTACACTATGTCTCGCAAGTAATTTTTTAAATTTGACAAGTATATCTTTTGTGATATACTACTGTTATGAACGAAGAGATATTACACAGAGTGATGCAGGTAGTAATTTACACTGGTGGCATCGTGGCTTTTTGGCAGATTACAAAGCATATGCCAAAAGCATTATATACATTGCTTGAATGCATTTCTGTTATGGCTTGTAGTGTTTTGTTGCTCACTCCAATTGCTATGATAATTGAATACATCTTGGGTGGCAACATTCACACTACTATGATGTTTGTAGGATGTCTTGCTGGTGTAGGTTTATTGTGTGGTATTTGGATGGTTATGGTACAATCATCTAGAGAGTTACAAGGAAAGAAGCAATACAAATATGTTGTTCTCTAAGCAAGGTTTCAAGACAGTTGACACGACCGAAGAATTCGTAAAGCAAGTCATGGAATTTGGTCAAAAAGACATAGTCTTAAGCGTAACACATAGCAATGGTGTTATTGATATAGTTGTAAGTCCAACTATGGATGCTATTGAAGCAGACGTATATCATTTTCTCAATGATGAAACAGAATTGAAATATACTATGCCAATCAAATCCCTCACTGCTAGCTACATTTCATCTTTGTCATTAACTAGCGCAATTCATACATATTTGTCTGAAGCGTTCAAAGTTGCTGATATATTTGCAAGAACTACCAGACAAAGCACTGACTACGCAAAGTAAAAAAGTTCCCCAGAAATGGGGAATTTTTTATTGTCAATTATCTTAAGGTACGGTAAATACCGTACCTATAAAATTTTGTCAAACAAATTCTTTGGCCTGGATCACTACCATAGATCCGATCCGTTGTCAAGAAAATAATTGTTTTTAGTTAATAACTAAATAAGTATTGCAATGTGCTATATTATGCTGTAATATGTAGTCATGGAAAACACTACTATGCAACTCTGGGAAGTCAAGGGCTTCCAGTCATCGTCGGTCAAGGTTCTGTTCTTCGGTAAGACCGCCAACGGTCAGGACTGTGTTGGATGCGCTTGGGACGCAAACACCCTCTACGTTTACGCCTATGAAGGTATCGTAGACACCTTCATGTACTACATGGAAAGATTCAATTCTGTAGGCAAGGCTATGGCATTCACCAAGTTGAAGGATGGTATGGAAGAAGGTTTATACTTTTCCCCTTACGCTTCCGGTAGAAAACAGCAAAACCATAACCAACTGTATGTCTTGCGCCGTTATGAGATGAAAAGTGCTATGACGGCTCACATTGTAGTACATCAAAACGTGTGCTTTGATACACCTGAGAATGCTATCAAAAACCTCATCTCATCTGGTGACCTTGAAGCAGAGCGTAGCTACTTTGTAGACTGTATGGCAAAACGGTTTGCCTAGCCTCTACCATATCCCTTGATGAAAGTTTAGGGATAATTATATTTATTTTTAGTATTGCAAAGTGATATAAAACAGGATAATATACAGGTATGGAAAACACTACAATCTCCCAATTCGTAAGCGACAACGTCGAAGGCGATCCAGCATTCAAAGGATACGTTGTCAGTGAGTTGAAGGATCTGGTAAAACAGAATCCTACAATGTCCCTTGCAGATCTGCTACAAGATGCAACAGAATCTGCCCTTGAAGAATGGGACAGGGATCAATCCTACCAAGAGTGGTAGGCTGATCATATACCTTGACATTTGTCAAGGTATATTTATTTAAATATTTTTTTGCAATCTATCTTTAGGTACGGTAAATACCGTACCTAAAAAATCTTGTCAAATAATTTTTTTACTTGACAAAATTTAGGAAGTATGGTAGAGTCTACATCTCCATCGCTTTGGCTTTTGCACGGTCATAGGCAGTGTTTGACATTTCAAGTATATTGTCTGCCTCAGCAAGAACAAATTTATTCTTGATGCTATTCTTGATGATTCTGTGGAGAATCATCACATATGCTTTTTGCATACCGGCTTCGATGTTATAGGCTGTGGCTGTTTGCATTTCGTTCATACCAATAATATACCATCTGGTATATAGTATTGCAAGGATTATTTAATAAATTTATTTTCTTGCACAGTATATAATTGATGATATACTATTCTTGTAAGTGAGGTAAGAGAATGATTGGACTTCCATTGTTGGCTTTGAATGTAATGAACGAGCAGATTAATTCTGGCAAGTCATTTGTTATCAATACTAATTCAGACGTTTATGAATACAAGGGTGAGTTTACGCTTGATTCGCTATATGAGGCATTAGACTGCGAAATGATTGAGGTGGTGAACCTTAAGGATGATATGATTCTCATTTGTGATGAAGAGGCTTTGTACAAGGCACATCCTGTAGTAAATATGATTGCCACAAATATGTATCAAGAGGCATACGGTACTAATGAAGTAGGCATTATTGGTAAGTGCATCATTTGCCAATCATCTAAACTTTCATAATATAAATAAGATAAATCTCAAGAAAAAAACTTGAGATTTATCTTTAGGTCTGGTTTTTACCAGACCTTTGAAATTTTGTCAAATAAATTTATTTTTCTTGCATAGTATATACAATATGATATACTAACCCTATGAGCAAAGTATACAGAATGATTCTTGGTCAAGACCCTAACAGCACTAGACCTATTGGCACTGAGAAGACCCTTAAGGAAGCCAAAGAATATATCCTATCAAGGGCTTACAACAATGACTATTGTGCTATTTATGTAGCAGACAATGAGAATCCGGCTGGTGAATTAGTAGGACGTTGGATTATTAAGAATAAGAAACTTACATCGTTTGAAAAAAAATCAAAGCCAATTGATTATAAAA